ATCCGCAACGGCATTCTTGGCGGTCTGGGTGGCGCGCTATCGAACTACAATCCTGAGTGGCTTGATAAGTTGCGTCAGAACAACGACTGGATGCCATGATTACCAAGCTGATTCTGACTGACTCGTATCGTTTCGATGACCTCCCGGTCAGCCTGGTTCCGTTGCACCGACGTGGTGTCGACGATGGGTTTATTCGTAAGGTGGCGGGCACCAACGGAGTCTTCCACAAAGAACTCTCCGAGATGAAGCCAATCGATGGCCATACGGTCTTCCACATCCTGGCGGTTGGTGACTCTGAGGCCTATGGTGGCAACCGAAACTGTGATGAGTTCAGTGGTAGCGATAACGTCAGCAACCACCACTACTTCAAAACCGCTGGTCATGTTTTCACTCATCATCGGAATCAATCGCCGCATCTGAAGACAGGTCAGGTGTTGGCAACCGCGCATAACGACCAGATGAGTCGTATCGAGCTATTGATCGCGCTGGAAAATGCCAAGCACGCCGAAGCGATCGAAGACGCCAGTAAGGGGAAAGACATCCCCTTCAGTATGGGTTCACAGCAAGCGTATGACGTTTGTAAGTGGTGCGGGCATAAAGCTCCGACGGCCAAAGAACATTGTGAGCACATTAAAGAGCACCTTGGCGAAGTCCGTGAGGATGGCGTTCCCTGCAATATGGAGAACCCGGACCCGCATTACTTCGATATCTCACGCGTTCACAAACCTGCCGATCGTATCGCCTACTCGCTTCGTAAGGTTGCGGGGGCTAGCGATATAGTGGGCGGACACGAGTTGGCTGAAGCCTATGGGGTTATCGCGCCGGGTTCGACCAAGCACGCCATGCTGGTTCGTCTGGCCGAGATGGAGAAGCGGATCCAGGCGATGGGTAAACCGGTTGGTGGCCCCAAGCAGCTGCACCGCGAAACATCTTGCGAGCTTAAGAAGATGGCTGCCCTCCATGGGATGGACCACCTGCTGAGCTATCTGCATCAGAACGCCATCCTGCTCAGCTTCCCTGACTTCTGCGACATCGTGGTGGGGCAGTCGAAGCTAGCCAGGTCCTCAGATGAGCCAGACCTTACCGATGGGTTTAACCGCTTACTAGCTGACCAGACTGAGGTTACGAGTCTTGACGGTAGCACGCGTCATACCGGTATCGGTTTCTCAATGACCGAATCCTCGCTCAACGATCTGACGAAGTCGGCCAGCCTGGCACCACGCCCGGTACAGGATCGTGTACTGGCTGCCTCAATCATGCGGCCTGAGCCCAAAACGGCTCAGGCGATCGACTCGGTTGAGCAACGAGGGCTTGAAGAGTTCTATCTCCATTACAAGCTCGCATTCGCGTGTCACGACCAGAACGCCCAGTCAGAGCAGGTTCTCCAGAACCTAGTCTTGACCAACATCTTGCGTGCCTGATCACTCAATCTAATTTCACCTCTAGATCCTCTAGGAATTATCCCAATGGCTAATCGTATGCTTTCTGACCTTGATGCTGTCCTGAAGCGACAGAAGGAGATCAAGGTTGCCCAAGTCAAGAAGCTCGCCAGTCCTGGCGATGGAGTTGACGACGGCACCAAGAAGCCCGAGACGGGCGAGCAGATGGCCGCCAACAAGTCAAACGCTGCCGTCTATACGACCGCTGCGGTTGATGCGAGTGCGAAGACCAATCCTGAGGGTGCCAGTGTCACCAACTCGACTGAGGGTGCGACTTCGGCCGCCTCGAACGGTCAGAGTGGTAGCCAGGGTGCTGACCTGTCCGTGAAGGGCAACGCTCCGAATGGTCCCGATGACAGCAAGACTGAGGCCGAGAAGGGCCGCGACGGCATGAAGGCCGCTTCGGTCGGTACCAAGCTGGCGGAAGAGCTACGCAAGGCTGCGGCTGCGCTCAAGGCGGCTGAGAAGCCAGCCGAGCCGGTTGCCAAGCCCGTCGCTGACACCAAGACTGCTTCGGCCGTCGCTGCTACTAAGGGAAGTGAGGTCAATGTGGATAAGAGCAATCTTTCCGCGTTGGATTGCTTTCTTGTCAAAGCGGCACGCTCCAACCAGCACTTCAAAGTAGCCGCTGCCGGCATGGACGACCAGCAGGCTGCTGGTGACGTTGGTGCCCAACTCATGCAGGCAATCGAATCGGGTCAGCTCGGCGAAGAGGATGCCGAGAAGATTCTGATGGAGATGATGCAGCAGGGTGCGATCTCGAAGGAAGATGTGGCTCAGGCGATGCAGGAGATACACGCCGGCCAAGGCGCTGGACCCACTGGTCCCGGTGCGATGGGTGGGGCTCCTGATGCGGGTGCTGCCGGCCCTGGTGCTGCCGGCCCTGGCGCTGACGCAGGTGCGGCTGGCACCGCGGTTCCTGGCCCAGCTGCTGGTCCGGGCCCCGATGCGGGTGCTGGCCCTGACGCTGGTGCGGATCCGCTCGCGCAGGCCAAGATGGCTGCCGCGCACGTCGACCGCGCTCATCCTCAGTACCTAGAGAAGCTCGCTACGTTCCACGAAGCCGACATGGTGGCTGGCTATAACGCCGGTATCAAGCTGGCCGAAGCACTCGCTAAGCGTGCCGACGAGATGGGTGGCGACGATAAGGGTGACGGTAAGGCCCCGGACGCAGCTGCGCCCGCGCCCGCGCCTGCACCGGCCGCACCGGCTGCTGACCCAATGGCCGGTGGTGACGACGCCTCTGTGCTCAACCCGAGCGATCCTGAGTGCCAGAAGGCGCTCCTGAAGCTTCTGGCCGACATGGGGATCACCCCTGAGGATCTGCAGAAGCTGATGGCTGCCAAGCATCAGGCTCCCGCTGGTATGGACCCCAAGACTGCTGCGTACCGTGAGCAAGCCATGACGGCTATCTGCCGCAAGACCGCTCAGCTCACCCTGACGATGCAAAATCAAGGCAAGTAATATGGAACCCCAAGAACTACTGATCAAGTCCGCTGAGACGATTGAGGCCCACGAGGCTGAGATCGCGCAGCTGAAGAAGGACCTACAGGCTAAGACCGCCGAGTGCGTGACTCTCAGCCAGTCGATCCAACAGACCAAGACGGCGTCTGACACTGCTTCGGCCGATGCGGAAGCCGTCAAGGCCAAGCTGGCTGGTTTTGCCAAGACAGCTGCCGACGAGACGTTCAAGGCCGGCCTCCTGGATTCTGAAGAGCGGCGCGACCAGTTCGCTGCCAAGCTTCTGGACCATGAGACTGCCCTGAAGGCTCTCTCCAAGGTTGCTGCCAAGGTTCCGACCGCTCCCAAGCATTCAACGGTTGTTAAGCGTGAGAGCGCTACTGTGGAGACCGCTGATGACCTCTGGCAGCGCAAGCTAGCTGAGGCCAATCAGACCCTTGGTGTTCATAAGTAACACCGCTAATACCTTTCGGGTATCGCATACCAGCGGAACCCCCCTAACCTTTCCATTAAGGCATTGACATGACTTACCTCCAAAGCTCGATGGGCCAGTACAAGCTCGACCTCGTTAAGGGAAACCGAAACGATGTGGTCGACTATGTCGGCATCATCGACTCTTCCATTACTATCGCCAACGGCGTGGCCCAGGGCTTCGTCACCGGCGCGGTTGCCAGCCTCTCTGGCAGCAACACCATCCTTCCTGGCCTCGTGGCTGCGTCCTCGATGCCGTTCTGGATTTGGGCCGGCTTCGACCCGAACTCCAGCCCGGACGTTGAGCGCGATCCCGGCATGCCGTACTCGGGTCAGGCCCGCGTCACGCTGTGGACCTGGAAGATCGCGGGCGAGATGTCCTCGACGTTCTTCGACACCACTCAGACCTACACCCCCGGTGAGGCTCTGACGGCGAATCGGAACGCTGCGACGACTCCTGCCAAGCAGGGTCTGATCATCCCGGCCTCGACCAACAATCCGGTCATCGGTTATGTCAGCCCTCGTGGCGTGCAGACCTCGGCCGACGGTTGGCTCACCATCTTCTTCTACCCCGCGTGGGTTCCTGGCACCGTCCTGGCGAACGAGTAATCCTCGAACCAGCTGCCAACCCAACTACGAAAGATTACTGACATGACTCAAGAGAAGATTTCGGCCAAGCAGTCCAATGCGACCTTCTATGGTCTTCTGGACGCCGGCCACATCAAGCAGGCCGCCGACATGGTGACCGACTTTACCCGCGTCAAGATTCGCGAGTCGAGCTTCTTCGAGAAGCTTCTTCCCGCGGTCAAGATCGGGAACGACGAGCTGACCCCTCAGCTCTACAACGATAAGAATGTGAAGCTGGTGGAACGTGAGCCTGGCTCGCCCGCCGCGATCACGATTCCGCTCGGCGCGCAGCCGGTCCAGTACTACATCAAGGGCGACCGTTACCCGGTCTTCTTCGACCGTATTGTGACCCCCAAGTTCACCAAGGACATCTCGGAGCTTCGTACCTACGGTATGGACATCCGCCAGGTCCTCAGTGACAACGCCATCCTCGACATGGACTACGAGTTCGACTCCAAGATGCTGACCTGCGTGCAGGTCCTCATCGGTTCCGAGAACTCGACCGTCCCCGAGACTGGTGTGATCCAGAACCTCGTGATCGCCGACCCGGCTGGCGTTAGCCGTTCGAGCCTCCTGGAGATGCAGAAGATCCTGCCGGCGACGTTCGCCCACCTGGAGACTGCTACCATCCTGATCAACAGCCTGACGATCCGCGACATCGCGAAGTTCGGCCGTGATGAGGTTGGTGGTGACCTGTCCGAGACGATGTTCGTGGATGGGTTCCAGCAGAAGAAGCTGCTGGGCGTCAACTGGGTGGTCACAAATAAAGTAGAGTTGGTATCATACTTAGAGTTCTACGGCTTCGCAAGCCCCGAGTTTATCGGCAAGTCGTTTGTTCTCGAAGAGACCACTATGTATGTTGACAAACAGGCTTATAATCTTTGCTTCTTCGCCTACTGTGAGCGCGGTGCAACGATCGGTAACGTCGCCTCGGTCTTCCGGGCACGTATTACCTCGACGGTTTGATTTGTAACTCTAACTTATAAAACGAGTTAGATCGAAGATCCCTCAGAGCATTTCTCTGAGGGATTTTTGTTGCCTTCTATTATTGGATCATATAGTGGGCAATAACAAAAGGATATATCTATGCCGCGAGTCACTCCAGAAATTGCAGCCAAGATCGTTACTATCTACCAAAGTGGGCAGTCCACCGTTGCCACAGCTGAACAGACTGGGGTATCAAGAAATACCGTTGATACCATTCTGAGAAAAAACGGTGTGCAGGCCCGTAAACCACATGACGCTCGGCTATCACCGCTATGGAAAGAAGTCATACAGTCGAATCCTGCCCACGTCATCGAGCGTTATAAGACCGGTGAAACGCTCGAAACTATTTCAGACGACTACGGAGTTTCTGTATGGACGGCACGTGAGTTCTTAATGAAGAACGGTGTGGTAATGCGTTCACGTGGCCAACTACCACCGCCTACAAACGATAAAGGTGAAGCTCAGTGTACCCATTGCGCTGAGTGGAAACCAATAGCTGATTTTTATGTAAATAATCAGTTAAAGTCTGGGCGTGATTCGATTTGTAAGGTCTGTATCAGTCATAAGCATCGCCAAATTACATATAAAATCGACGCTGCTCAGTATGACAAAATCTGTCAATTACAGGATAATAAATGTGCTATCTGCGGAGCAACGCCCGAGTCTGATCGTAATTATGGCAACGTACATCTATGTGTCGACCATGACCATAAGACTGGTGCTATCCGCAAGCTGGCATGCTTTTCGTGTAACCAAGGACTGGGGCACTATGCAGACTCCCCGGCCCTGCTTCGTAAGGCCGCAGCCTATCTAGAAGCTCACCAGCCTGTCCAAGCCGCTACGGAGGCTTAACCTACACGTATGAAGCACACTCGGGTTCTCTACCAGCTCCTCAAGACGGCAGCCGCCAAACGCCCAGTGTTGGCCTGTGATTCGGTCCTAGACAAGCTGGCTCGCCTTCATAAACCTAAAAAGGTCTAACAGCATTGCGGGATAGATTAATCTGGTAGATCACGGCCCTCATAAGGCCACTGTTCCGGTTCAAATCCGGATCCCGCGACCATTTGGAAGCCATGGCCACACTACCACCGCTTCGTCCCGGCCAGACCTGGCAGCTTCGTATTCAAGGCCAGCGATTGCGTATCACGAGTGCTACCAGTACGCATCCCTGGCATAGGGGTCTCATACAGGCCAAAGGTATCGTCTCGATGGCATCGGCGGATTGGTTCAGGGAGACACCGGCTGGTACGATCCGTACGTGCCAACACGCACTTATCGGCTATTGGTACACCCCCGATCTGACCGATTCCTACTACCGTTGGTGTGCCTCACGTTCCTACAATGAACTGTGTCCATACGACCTGATGAAGTTTCTGGATGGCCCGACATGACGGCCCGGATCGTATCTCACAAACACCCATTCAGCATCGTAACGGTCCACCACGCCTGCAAGCTTCCGTGGATGCCCGGTCGGGTCGGCCCACAGGTGCTTGAGGTACAGGGCGACGCGAGAGCGTATTTCCGCACCAACTCGGCGCGTGCCCTACTGGCTCACCGGTACGTCTCGATCGTTTACATTGATCCGTGTGACCCACAGGTGAGCGAACCAAACGCTCCCAACCAGACCGGTCCCCTCTCCCCCTATACCAATCCAGACCCGAGTGACGAAACTGACCCTAGAGAGTAACGTATGGGTACCCCCGCTGGTAAGGCCTTTAACGCTCGTTTGCCAGAGCAACTCCATCGACTGATCAAACTGGTGGCGGCTGAGGCTGCGTCCCAACAGGGTGGTCAAACCAATATGAATAAAATCATCGTATTGGATCTCTACCACACATATCAAGAGCGCCTCTCTCCAGAAGATCGCCAGGCCATCGAATTCTTTATCAGCCGGCTCTAGTCGTGGCACTCGACCAGACCAAGCAGTTGCTGAACGACCTCTTCCATGGTCTTCAGGCATCGTACCAGCAAATCGATGCCGCAGCGATTGAGGTGAAAGAAGCCAGGCGGCTACTGAGCCAACTCGATCACACCACCACCGTACAGGTCCAGGATCCCACCCCAACCGATCACGACACCACGCTTCGCCTACTGGGTGAATCACTCGCCGCGTTGGTCTGTCTGATTGGTGAGATGCGCGAGAAAGGCGCACTCACCGCCGTGACATCTGAAACCGCATCACTCATCCTGGCGGCTCGTGAGCACTTGCGGGCCCATCACCATGAGGCCGAAACACTTGGCAGGTACGAACGGGTGTCGTTTCGCCCACTTGAGCCAAAACGTGTTCAAACCGACCCATACCCACCATCCGACGAACCTGAGAGCCACTAAGGCCTCACAGGGTTACCAGGTCTCCCAAGAGCCGTAAGATCCAGTATGGGCATAGGGGTCGGATTGCTGTCACAGCTCGTCTACTATAGTCAAAAGATCCTGCAGGTCTTTTGGGTCAAAGTCATCATTGGTATCCTGTTGGCCGCACTAGCGCCTCAGGCGGCAGCGCTGAGTGGGTTGATCACGTTATTCTGTATCGATCTCGGGTGTGGCGTCTGGGTCGCCTGTAAGACCAAAACGCTATCCAGCTATGGGATGCGACGTGGTTTCGCCAAACTGATTCTGTATGTGGTGTTCATCTGTACGGTCGCGGTATGTGAGCACAATGTCCTTCATACGGATTTCGTAACCTTCGCCGCCATAGGGCTGCTCTCAGCGACTGAAGTCCTCTCCATCATGGAGAACCTTGTCCTACTAGGGCTTCCGATCCCCTATGCGGCCCAAATCCTGAAGATCGTTGGATCTAGTGCCAAGGCCTGGGGCATCAATGTGGCGGAGGATCCTGGGGCCGCGGCTGCGATCCGTGACATGGTAACGATCCTAGAAGCTACGGTTCCCGAACTGACCGATCCTGTACTCCGTACCTGTCTGGATGAGTTTACCAAACGCTGGTACCAACACATGCGCGGCCTGGCGACTGGCGACATGATTGGTGACCTCGCATTGGTGCGGGTTCGCTCACTGAGCCAGCTTGATCGTGTGCTTAACGACATCCGGTCCGACCTTTCACGTCACGATATCGATGCACCCTCCCAGCGCATCTTTCTGGACAGCTGGTGCCGACAAGTGCTGAGCCGGCTCTACAGCGAGGTGGGTCGTATTTCGGGCGACGGGGTACTGACGGACAACCAGAAGATCGACCAGATGCGCGACCAAATCGTCCTGATGTGCCTTCGCGTGGCTGCAGAGGCCGAACGCCTCGACAAGGCTGGCAGCAGTGCGTTGGCCACCAATCCGGCCCTTGTGGTGACGTCAGCCAGCTAGGCTGATTGTCCCATCGACCGCGCCGCCTAGGATACTAGGTATGACAGTCCCCGTGCTTCAGGCTGCGGTGTGTGCGCTCACCCAGACCATTCCCCAGAACATCACGCTGATCTTTCAGGTACCGGTTAGTTCGGCCAGCTACACGACCGGTGTGTCGTTAACCGCGAACTCCGCACCCCTGGCGATCGTATCGGCTGCCGCGTCTGGCAACTTTGTCGTCCTCACGGTCGCTGGTGGACCTGCCTACAACACTGCCATTACCGTATCCTACGATGCCTCGGTTGGTGACTGGAACAACGCCAGCAACCCGGTGGCTACCTTTACCAACGTTGTGGTAACCAACGCTTCGCAGGTCGGCACCCCCAGCTCAGCCTACCCACTCAGCTGCGTCCGGTCGCTCATGCTGACTGGTGCGGGTGGCGTTATTACGGCCCAGCTCCAGGTGTTCCTGAACCCAGTGGACCAGAACCTCGTATCAGAGTATCAGCCACAGATGATCGACTTCGGTGGTACCTACGGTATCACGATGGCCAACCCGAGTGGTGTGATGGTTCTCCAAAACCTGCAGCAACTGGTTGATGGTCTCCAGGTTTCTCAGGCTTTCTATGTAGCCAATCAGACCGCTTGGGCAGTCGCCGCGGCTGCGGACTGGGAAGTCAAAAATCTCGCGAAGATAGCCGCCGCACTCGCCTATCTGAGAACGCTCGACCAGACCATCGATTACGGCACCACCACCATCAACCCGGTGTAACGTGCAGGCAACCCAGCTTCTCTATCGGCTCCTCAGTAAGAGTGCGGCCACCCAGTTACAGCTGGATACGCTGCCTGATAAAAATGGCGTCACCCGGACCAAGACCGCTCCGGTGGTGCCTCGCCAGCAAACCCATCTGACGACCCTGCGGAAGCTCACATGATCGACCCGATCGAACTCCAGCCGCCGTCTCGAACCGATAAGGTCAAGTCGACCCGCATCTCAATGGGTGGGCGGAAACAGCTCGTGTTCCGTCTGGTGGACGACAAAGATCGTCCGGTCAACCTTCAGCAGGAGCCGGTGAATCCACCAGCCCCAAAGCCGGATTTCCAACCACAGCCACTGATTAACCCGAATATCGTATCGGTACGTTTGCGGGCTGTGGATGAGTTTTATGACGGTTGTCCGCAATTCGACGTCGAGGGAACCATCCTGGCCGATGACTGCAAGGGGTTGGTGAGCTTCCAACTCGACCAATCGGATACCCGTCACCCCGGCATCTACAAGGCTGAGGTCGGTCGATTCATCGGTAGCGGGGTGAATCGCATCCTCATCGACACCTGGCAGGTTTTCATCGCCGTCGAACCGACCGCGTTCATTCGTCTCAATGAGAATGGGCCTCTCACGATTCCGGAAATCAGGTTGAGTCTTGGCGACCTCAACATCGAAGAGGTCAGTCTGTTGGATGCCCTGGAGTTTACCGACGCAGAAATTATGTTCTGTATCCGCCAGGTCATCGACATCTGGAACGAAACACCGCCTCCGATTTATCGATTCACGGTACATAACTTTCCCTACCGGTACCATTGGATCCGAGGAACTGGTGCGCTGCTCTATAAGATCGCGGCAAAGAAGTATGCCCGTAACCAGCTGAACTATCAGGCGGGTGGTATCACGATCGACGATCAGAACAAGCAACAGCAATACACGGCGATTGCTCAGGAACTCGATCAAGAGTTCCGCCAGTGGATGATCCACAAGAAGGTTCAGCTCAACATGGATCTCGCGTGGTCGGATCAGATCTAACATGCCAGCCGACAGTAGGCCATTTAAGCGCCTTCGGGTAGAGTCGCATTTCAATATGCTGACGACCCAGTCGATTCTCGTCTATTGGGACCTGAATGAGGACTTCGTCGCGCCTGGTCCATACACGTTCCTGCTTCAGCGCGGTCGATCTGTTACGGATGACCAATGGGTCGACATTAGCCAGACGGTCGATCAACCGTGGTTGTATGACAACAACCCCATTATGGGGCAACACGAGCGGTCTACCTTCTATCGTGTCATACTGACGGACGGACGCGGGGTCCAGCATACCAGCCAACCAGTGAATCTGTTCCAGGACTGGAACCACTACGATTGGCGGCTCATGCGCGAGATCGTGCGCAAAGAGCTGCTGATCCAGACCCGCAAGGCAGGTACGACAGGATACCTGCTGAAACGTCGCTGGTGGGGTACCCCGTGTACGGAATGCGTGAACCCCAATACTGATGCGATCCAGGATTCACACTGTTTGAGTTGCTACGGGACCGGCATCGTGGGTGGCTACTACGATCCGCTTCTCTTCTACATGACGATGAATCCAGCCCAGCGGATGAAGCGCCTCACACCCGACCAGGGTGTTATCGCAGCTGTGGTGGAGACGGGCCGGTGCCTCGCATGGCCGGCCCCAGAGGGTGATGACATCTGGGTTCAGGCTGACCCGAATCGCCGGTTCCGCATCAACTCCGATATCGAGGCTACGGCCCGTCATCGCGGAATCGACCTCGTGCTTAACGTGCGGCTTACCGAACTAGCACTGGAGAACATCGTCTACCAGATCCCCACACCGCTGCCGGTCAACCAGACCAATCCGTATAGGATCCGATGAAACGACGACCAGTCTTCCGGCAGACCGATACGCCTCGGATTGAGACCAAGCCCTCCATAGAGGTGAAACCGGTTCATTCGGCACCGCTGTGTCTGAAGATGCTTCCCAAGCATCGGGTCAGGCCCAAAGTGGTATCATAATGGGAAACGAAACCTGTCCTCCCGGCCCGGTTGGGGTCAACGGTACCCAGACCGATCTGAATGCTCCGGTGACGGCGCCAACCGGTCCGGTTGGTCCGGGTAGCCCAGGCTACACTCAGTACCATAATCTCAACGATCTCCATACGCTGTGTCAGTATGGGATGAGCCCATCACTCACCAGTGCGGTCCTGATGACGATTGTGTCGAATCACTTCGCCAATCCGAATCTCATCATGACTGAGAATCTTCAGCAATACGTGTACCGGACTGATAGCACCACAAAGATTCGTATCGTCCAGAATACGCATTTCGACCCCACCCAAGCTGGCCTTTACCCGGCGATTGTTTTTACTCGTGGGGAGCAGGTTCCGTCTCGCATCACGATCGGAGATGACCTTGGGGCCATCGATAAGCGGGCTCAGCAGCTAGGGATATCGTCGTACGTTCGGATGATCACGGGTTCGCACACCATCATGTGTACCACGGAGGCCGATGGGGAAGCTGAGGATCTTGCGCTTGAAGTGTTCGATTGCTTGAATTTCTTATCCCCAGCGTTGCGGCTTCGTAATCCGTTCCATGACTTCCAAGTCACCAAATTAGGTGTCCTAGGGGTTCTGGAGGACCAGGGTAATATCATTGCGGTGCCGATCACGGTGACGTACGTCTACGAGTACGCATGGGCGCTTCAACCTCTAGCACCTGCCCTAAAGACCTTTAACCTCAGTGTAAGCTGATTTTTCAGAGAGATAAACCCGATGGTCACTCAGGTCATTCCGCAGTTCGAAATCCAGCAGACGTATGCCCAGGTTGCGAGCGCTGCCGTTCCGAACCTGTTGGCCATCATCATTGGACCCGACTACGTCGTTAACTCCTACACCATCAATAAGTCGGCTATCGGTATCGGCGCTTATGTTGCCGGCACTACGTTTGAAGCCAGCTGGCCTGGCCTTGCGGTTGGTGAGATTGTCGATCCGGCGAGCGTTGTGGTCAATATGGACCAAGCGGCTCAGCTCTACTACACTGACCTGTCGAGTACCGAATCCGTTAGTCTGAATGAGCACCAAATCGCCAGCCCGACCACCATCTGGGCCACCGGCAATGGTTATGATTTCTCTGGTCCTCCGGGCAACGTTGCGGTGGGTGACTGGGTTCGGCTCAGCGATCCCACCCATACGGTTCCGGCCATCCAGGTGTCGTCGGTTGTTGGGCTTATCCCCAACGTCGTGGCCGCCACAATCGGCTCCGCTACTCCGGTTGGGTCTCCGACCTCGACCGCCACGGCATCGTCGGGCGGTACCTACATCGGTACCCAGAACACCACCTACATCATCACGGTCACGACCGCTGGTCTGATCAACGGATCTGCCAAGGTGAGCGTCACGACCAACAACGCAGTCGACGTTGGTGGCCCATACGCAGTCACCTCGGGCACCCCGATCTCGATCGGTACGTTGGGCGTGACGGTGACGTTCGGCTCCAGCAATACCCACACGCTCGTCCTGGGTGATCAGTGGACGATCGCCGCGACTGCGGCGACGGTTGGAGCGATTCAGACGCTCGCGCTGGCGGATGTGGTGACCTCAACCCTCCAGGGTATCGCGCTGAAAGTTGAGCTAGCGGAAGTCCAGAACATCGTCGTTCCGATCGAGAAGGCTGGTTCGCCACCCAACTACAACTACACGGTCGCCACCAGCACGATTACGCTGGCTGCCGCCATGATGGTTCCGGGTACCGATCGGTTCCCCAGTACGGTTTGTGCGATCGAGTCCGGCACCGCTTATGTCGGTTATCGTGCGCTTCGGACCCAGAATGCCAACGTTCTGCTGTCGATCACCGATGCGACTGACGTGGCTACCTTCCTCGGTAACGTCGACGTTCCGTCCGCTGGGATGACGTATGGTGTGAACCGTGCGCTATCGAATGCGAACGGTCAGACCGTCATGTGCATTCCGGTCCAGTCCGATGATCTGGCTGGCTACCAGGCGGCCCTACTGGCGCTCACCAACAAGACCGGCTTCTGGCGGTTCGTACCTCTGACTCAGGATCTGTCGATCATCTCTGCGGTTCAGGCGGCGGCTGACGAGCGGTCCACTCAGACTCGCAACCTATGGGCCACCACGATGTGCGGGCTCGCGCCTACCTACATCAACGAGATCTCCTCGGGTAGTGCGACCATCACGCTCGACCCAGCGGCTCCCGGAACCCAGTACACGCTCGTGACCGACAGCTCGGCCACGTTCGTCACCACGGGTATCCTGCCTGGTGACCTGTTCTATGCTGGTTTCACGACCGATGGCTGGGGTAACGTCACCCACGTGACCTATCAGGTGCTGGTCGTACTGTCCAACACCCAGCTCCGACTAGTTGCCGGTCCTTCCAGCCCCGTGGCGGTTGCCTCGATCTATCAGATCTGGCGTAACCTGACTCCCGCACAGACCATTGCCGCTTGGGGTACCCAGGTGCAGGCCATGTCGGATGTCCGTCTGACCAGTGTGTTCCCGTTCAATCCTGGCCGCCTTGGCGTTCAGGTTCCGAACTACTATCTGGCCTGCTCGCTCGCCGCGATTCGCTCATGGGTTCCGCCCCAGCAGGGCCTGACGAACGTTCAGGTTCTCGACTGGGATAACATGTCGGAGTCGACCGGCATCTACAACCCCTACATCAGCACGATCCTCAACTACGGTGGTTGGTGTGTTAGCCAGACGCCTGCCGGTGTGGTCTACACGGTCAAGCAGCTGACGACCGATATCGCCGATACCCTGCATGCGGAAGACAACATCATCTGCAATGCCGACTCGTGCAGCTACTATCTGTTGGCGCTCGTCGCTCCCTACATTGGTGTCACCAGTGTAGTGCCTTCGAACCTCAATCAGATCCAGGCTACCCTGAACGCTGGTATCACCTTCCTGACCACCTACAACTACACGCCAAGTGTTGGTGGTCAGATCGGCCCCGACTCGTCCGTCGTGTTCGTGCGCCCGCACGCCACACTACTCGATACGGTAGTCTGCCAGGTTGATGTCGACTTCGGTATCCCGCTCAACAACGGGCTTCTGACCCTCGTCATCGGCGCGACCGCTGGCTAACTCTGACTCTACTCTTGAGGCTTTAACATGACTGACGTCTTTGGTATCGATTCCCAACTCGGGGGCGTATTCAAGGGTACCTCGTTTGCCGTAACGCTTGGTTCGGTTAACTCAACCCTCGCAGGGGCACTGGTTCAATCGATCCAGGTCGCCTACAGCCGTAGCATCACTCGGGTGTGGGAGCTTGGCTCGCTTAACCAGTTCTACATCCAGGGCCGCACAGAGGGTCAGGGTTCACTCCAGCAGATCGTCGGACCTGCCGGTATCGTGAGTGCCCTACTGACTGGTATGTCGGATATCTGCACGGCTTCCGGGCAGACCATGAGCCTCTCGGCTGCCAACAACGCATGCGCTGGTGCCGCTGGAACGGCAGTCATGCTGGATGCGCCGGTTGCGACCAACTTCACGCTCGGATCTACGGTTCAGGGCTTCTTGGTCGACACTGGACTCTCGTTCACCTACGTGAGCATGCGGCAGTAAGTCGTTTCAGTTATCGTCCAACGCACCCGCCACGCCTCTACCCGTAAGGGCATGCGCAACCTGGCGGGTTTCTTTTTGTTCTTATATCTTTAGGATGCCTGCATGGGTGTTGCTGGATTTCCGTCAACCCTAAGTGCCATGATGGGCACGGTGGTGGCGGCCTATCAGGGTCTGCATACCTATCAGGTCGTAACTGACTTTGGTCGCTACATCTGCAGTTACGGTGGGGCCGGAACCGGTGTGGCTGGGGTCCAACACGCTGGTGGAATTCAGGCCGGAACCTATGTATTCATCCTTGCCCAGCCGGGTCTCGGTTTTGGCGCCATCGTCGGTATCGTGGATCCGGCATGGGCCATCACGACCGCGTCCCCCAATGGGCTGGTCACATCGCCGCAGGTCTCGGGGTTTCAGCTCGACACCAGGCTGGTTGGATCACTGCTTCAGCAGGGAACGATCGCCCTATCCAGCTATCCGAGTGACGTAGGGGTCGATCTCTGCAATGGTGAGGTCGGGCTATTGGCCCAACACGGCAGCGGCGGCATAGCGGTCGAGCAGTTCCGCAGCTGGCTCCGTGGTGGCCCCATGAGTGGGATCACTTGTTTCCATGATACAAATTTGACGCGAATTCAGGCGCTGGATTTCGAGTACATCAGCCTGATCCATCAGGACTACGAGCGTCGTCATGGTAATTCGATGGTGGAGTCGAAGACTCGCGTCTTCTATCCCAGTGAAGCGTTCCAAGATCTGCTGCCACGCCACCATACGATCGCCGGCCCCATCCACGGTGGGTCACATGAGTTCCGGACCATCCAGGCTGCGCGTGGTACGGCTCGGCCGGCTCTATTTCACCAACATATCGCGGATGATGGTTCATACAGCCTAACGAGCGCATCTGGCGTCTACCTCCAGCGATATGCCGGCATTGTGGTGCCCGAGGAGTCGCAAGCCGTAGAGACCACGGCTGCCCCACAGCTGGTGCCAGAACAGCCACTCGATGCCGACCCACTCCGTCAGACCGTACTGACCAATCCGCGCCCATTTGTCACCACCGCGTCAACCGATCCCTATGGGGTCACCTATGCGCAACATCTATACGACGTGACGTCTGGGATTGAGCAGATTCGAGGATTCGGTGGGTTCAACCGTCTACCCGTACAGTGGCCGTCGGCCGGTCAGCCTGCCGGCGTACCGAATGATCTCCTGCACACCAGCTATAACACCAGCATGTGGCGTAATCTGCCGAGATCGTTCAGCCTGACGATTGATCCGATCGTTGGACCCAAAACGTTCTATGTGGGGCGATCGTTCGTCGCCCTCATGCCCGACGGTTCGGTCGTGATTGAAGATGCCTATCATAGCCAAGTCACCATGAGTGGTGGCAACATCATGATGGCGGCACCACACGATATTGTGATTTCGGCTGGCCGTAACATCACCATGATCAGCGGATCCTGCACTGCCATTCGTGCGAATGATAACGTAGATGTTTGCGCAAATACCGGCGCCGTGCTGATCAAGGCCGACCAGCAACTCAGCATGATGGGTGGCAACGATGGCCAAGCCGGTGGTGTTTTGATTGAGTCCAAATCGGTCGCCACGGTGTCGGTGCCAGGGACGGGGGCGGTTCAACAGATCAATGGCATCCTGCTTAAGTCGGCATCCGGCACCTTCGTTACTGGAGCGGAAGTTGGTATCGTCTCGACCGCTGAGCCAATTCTGCTGGAATCGGCTAATGCGATTTATCTCAAGAGCCAACAGATCGAAATGCAGGTACCGAAGGGGCTCGTGATTGCTCACGATACCCAAGGCACGTCCCCCGGTCATACCTTTACCACCAATGGTATGACAACGACTGGTATTGTCTGTCAGGGTGATCTTGATGCGCTCGGCACGGCATTTATCGCCCAGTCGATCGAAGCTGGCAACCAGATCGTTGCGCCAGGCTATGTGGGGACAGCCAAGCTAACCAACGTGAACCAAACCATTGCCAGCATCACGGCCGTATTTACTAACCTGTCGGATCAGATCCGATTTGCCGAAACCGGTTACGCCGTTTACTTCAATCAAGCGACCCCGCTCAATCAGAAGACACTCGATCGGCTTGGCTTCAGCTTCTGGACATCCACCCAGTTGGGAACCAACTCAACCCGCGCGTGGTGGTTGCCCGAAGCATCCTGGCAGGCGATGTCACGTATCGGTGGGTTCGGCACTGCCTATCCGTGGGTCGAGAAACCCGTTCTGAGCGTCGCAGGTGACAACATGTCCACAAGTGCGTTCCCTGGCTATGAGGTATGGGTGTCGGGGACTCAGTCGTATCAGCTACAGACGAATGGTCTCTACGTAGACCTTACGACTGGCGCCGTGGCGTTGCCAAGTGATCCTACCCAAGCTACACTGGTGGCCGGTCAGTTTGTCGCCGCTAACCTGAATTTCCTGACCGGAGACCCTAATGGCTAACCTACCTGCTGACCAGCAGATCGACCCGCTTCTCAAGCTGGAACAACTTCTCGATACAGAAGTCGAGGATCTCCGTAAGCAGAACCGTATCACGTCGGACGGCAAGGTACTGGCCGCACCCCGCATTGAGAAGGCTCCGGCGCTGGCTAAGCCTGCCATAGGCGGTAGGCCGGACTCACCCGAAGCGGCTGCCCTGCTAGATCAGATTGTTCCTGATCATGTGCTAGAGCGTGCTAAGAAGCTAAAAGAAGTCAGCAGCTCGTTTACCGGCAAGCCTGATCTGGCGGGTGGTCAGACGTCGAGTGCTCCAGCGGCAAACCCGGCTGACGTGAACCACGACTGGAAACCAAAGCCGAAAGAAGACCCAGTCGAATACGCGGACAAGGCAGCTTATCTGGCCCACATCCTGGGTGCTCCACATTTTGAGAAGCAGTACAGCTTTTTCGGTGGTGCCCTGATCCTAACGCTGCGGACGATGACAGAGGAACAGCTCAATCAGTGTAAACGGCAGGCGTGGGCGGACGATGTCAGCGAAGGTACCAACGGGGCACCGGGTTCGCAAGAGCACCTGATGACACGGTTAGAGCGATTCAGTAAGTACAAGATGACTGGTGAGCTGGCCGAACTCAAAACGACCAATGATCTCGCCAAGTCGTTTGCACCGTTCGAGACCCCATCGGCTAGCGGCCAGGGTGTATGGCCGATCAAGGCGGCCTGGCAGGATCTCCAACGTACCACCAGTGCGGCCGTCATGAACGCCATCATGCAGGCAAACCAGAAGTTCACCGTTCTGGTTGGTCGGCTCCAGCGTGAGGCCGAAAACCCGGATTTTTGGAAAGCCGACTCCGACACCTGATGGTGGTGGCCTCGTCAGTCGGCGCGATCGATTTTACGGCCTGGCAACGTACCAAACGAGGGTGGCAACAGCTCACTCTCGTGACAAATGCGTTGGACCACCAGACCCGGGTTAAGGTCCTGGAGTTGGATGCGATTAAGGCAGTTGGGGCTCAGGCGATCGCCGGCGTCGGTGCCGAAGAGTGCCAGAACTACGCACGGGCTGCGATCGACCGTTATGAAGCCGCAGTGTTGCCTTGGTTTGGCCCCTATGAGGGTGAGAATACCGGTACGATGTCGTACGAGGATCGCATGGCCCAGTGGGTCACCATATTTGGTAACGACCTCGATGTCCTACGGACAGCTGCGAAGGTAACGAAGTAATGGGTGACTCCGGCTCAGTAGATATGCCTGACGGTTTATCCCCAAGCATGCTCATGAGCATGATGATGACCGTCCTTAACGGTGGTCAGCAGCAGGATGCGCCTGGGCTCTATTCGTACCACCCACGGTTCCTGAATCCCGATATGGGCCCCAACGCCTACATGGGGTTTGGAACCATTGGGAGTCAGTTTGGACCTATGGGGCGATCCCTAGGCATGATGGCCACGGCGGCTGGTTTTACCTTAGCCCCCGACATGATGAGTCGGCTTATGGGCAACCAGAACGCCGACATGATGGCACTCCAACAGCAACAGCTGCTGCACCACACACAGATGCACTACCTGTTCAACGAGGGCCAGCAGATCGCCAACGCACTAGGTCGCCCCGATATGGGTGGCACGCTCAACAAGATCGTACCTTGGCTACAAGGCATCCCTGGTGTCGGTGATCTTATCTCTGCCCTGAATCCCAATCAGATTACCGCGAGTGGTGCTCAGGCGATGGCCATGCAGGCCCGAATGATGGATCCGGGTGGCCAGATCCGCACGTCGAATCTGAACGCGTTGGAACGTGCCCGTAGCCTGATGACAGAGCGTAACGGGTTACGCGACGTTGCGGCCATGTCAGGGTTCAACCAAGATGAGTTTGCCGATCTGGGCTTATTCGCGATGGACCAGGGTTTTACCGCCCAGTTTGATCGTGAACAGGTCCGTCAGGCGGCCCGTAAGCAGCGTACTGAGGAGAAGTTCGCTGGCCGGAGTTACGCTTCTCTTACACCGGAACAGCGTGCCACGGTTGACTATCAGGTTGAAGCCGACGTCAAAGGTGCGGCGATCTATCAGGGTGCGATCGGTGCCGGGAAGGCGGTCCGATCACTTATGAACACGTTTGGCGTCGATCGCCAAACCGCGATGGCGTTGGGGCAGTCGTTTGGCGTAACGGCCGGCTCGGCAGATGACGTCGAGAAGATCCGGGCAGCCGCCAGGGAGATTGAAGCATTCGGTAAAGCAGCCGGCACCTCTGGTACCGAGCTGCTCAATATGGCGAAGGTGCTGCAGTCCCAGAACGGTGGTACCCTACTGTTTCAGACTCAGGTTGCCGCGATGTCGAATCTGGTTGGCCGGTATAGCCAGCAACAGGCGGTCGAATCTGGCATGCGGATGGATGTCGGGGACTCAGCCCGTCAGGGTGCGATGGATGTGATGGCCGGCTGGGCCGGTGGTGCTGATCGGTCGCAACTATTTTCGATGCTCAAGTTGGCTGATCATAAACAACGCGCTGAGATCTTGCAGTCAATCGATCGTGGCGACGTTGCGGCCCGACTCGAAACGGCACGCCGGGGTGGGGTTGGTCGTGACCTTTTGGGTGCACATCTGACGGCAGAAGAACTCAACGAGAGTGAACAGTCACTGATTCGTGAGATTGGCCCAGAGAAGTACCAGCGGATGGTTGCCAAGCTGAGCTTCGATGAGTCGGCGAGGATCGCCCGTTCGGATCCACGCATCGCTATGTATCTGAACAAAAGCCCACAAGATCGGTTTGCTATCGATCAGTTCATGACCCATCAGGTCACGGATATCGAAGAGGTTGCCCGGCGTAGCCATTCGACCATTCCCGAACTACGTGACCTAACCAGGGCGCTGGAAACGAATGTAAACCGTGGCACGTACCAGCGGAACCTTTTTGGTTCCGATATGGTTCTGCGCACACTCGATCAGACCGCTGCAACCAGACACAAGATTGAATCGAATCGTGCTTTCTTCGAGAGCGAAGCGATTCAGCGTCTGCAGGAAAACCAAGGGCTTCTACCGGCGCTTTTCACTGGGAAGATCAGCAAACCTGAAGATGTGCTGGCATCAATGGGCTACCTGCGCAGTAAGCGCGAAACTGATTTTGTTAATTACATCAATTCGGACCAGGACCAGAAAGATGCGTTCGTTGGCGCTGGTCAGCAGGTCCAAAGTTCCATGCAGGTGCTGAACGACCCCAAGGCATCCGAAGAGGATAAAACGGCTGCGTTGAATCAGCTAACAGAGGCTCAGACCACGTTGCGCGGATTCGGGATCAAAGAAAACCGTCTAAGCGTATTGGAGCGGTTGGGTACTTCGGTAGTGCGAGACAAGCAAGGTATCTTGCGTACCGACGAAGGTGTCCAGGTGGTTAACGATATGGGGGCGGGCCAGGATAGCGATGATGCCATCATGAAGGCAAAGGCGGCCACCAAAAACGCTAACCTCACCGCTGGTGGAGCTGGCGGTGGTGGTACCCAAAACGTCAACGTAGGTGGTACGCTCGATATCAACCTCAACATGGGCGGCCAGCAAATCCCAGCGACTGACTTCTCCGCACAGGCGCGTAGTGCATCCGACAACATCCACTACACGGTGAATGGGACGAAACCGATGTCAGGAAGCCACAAATGAGTGACATCTTTGCTTCGACCGCGCCCGGAACGTTAGTGGCTATTGAGGCCAACAACCCTCAGGGTGTGATTTTCGACTTCGGTCCCGTACAGACGACCGGGGTGGTGATTGGCTTCAACGCCAGCGGATCGGTTGCGGCACAGTTCCAGCCATCCCTGAACGGCTCAGTCTATGTGACACCGTTTGGTGACAACGTGGGCAAGATGTCGATCGACCTGTTGCTCAACTCGGCCTGTAGTGGGTCGAGTGACACGTTGGGGCCCGACAACGTTTCGGGGTTCCTACAGGTCTACCAGAATACCCGTCTGTCGCCCGATAACCCGATCCCTTCGACCCTTATTATAGGGCAGCAGTCGTTTACCGGATACGCCATCGGGTTTCAACTCACTGGAAGTTCCGACAACGGCAATATGCTACGTGGGCAGCTAGAATTCGTTGCCTGGATGTCCAACTAATGTTCAACCAATTCCTCGCCACCCTGGATAACAATCCGACCGCACCTGCGCAGTTCTGCTGGCCGACCTTTACCCCAAGGGTCATCAGCCCGGCAGAACTCTACGTGAGGGATGCGATCATCGGATCGGCGATCTCACGGGAAACGTTGTTTTTGCGTTGTCTCCTGCTGACCGACTTGGTTGCCGAGTCACCGCTTATCGATTACATCACTGCGACCGACACGCGTCTCACCTACACCAAGCAGACGATCCGTAATCGATTCAAGAACTCAGGTGTGGTGGTGCAGGACACCACCGTGGGTGGCTCACCCGCTACCCTCTCGTGTATCATTCCACCCACAGCCCCTGAATCGGCCTCGTGGACCCTCACGATGGTTGATTCGACTCACTTGACGATTGTCGACGATCTGGGCAATAGCGTGGAAGTCACCATCAGTTTCAGCGGTGGTATCTCCAACACCGTCACCGCTCCTGGTGGTACGATGAACTTTGTCTTCACGGTAGCGGCTCCCGTGAGCGGTAATTCGTGGGAAGTGTCATACCAGCGGGCTGGCTTCAGTTGGATCGAACAGGCACTACCACGATCCCAGACCATCAATCCGGCTGGTATCATGACGCCTGACATTCTGGCTTGGTATCAGGGTGCTCCTACCGCGTTGGACAAGTTGGCCGCTATCGTGACCGCCATTGGATCGCAGCCGTCCCCATGAGTACTCCGATTCAGGTTGAACCGGTCTCGGTGACGATGTCCCTCAGTATCGCTGGCGTCACATACCCGCTGGCGGGTTGTGAAGTCAGCTACATGCTGAACGGGCCTGCCTACGTTGAATGCAGCCTATCGACTGGCTACATCAACGATGGCTCGGGAATCGTTGCGTCTGGTTTCTTGTCGGTTGGACGCGGTACACCTGCCCAGATCATCCTGAATGCGAGTGCCGCAGTGGTGGATCCGGTCTCCGGAACCATACTCCTCAACCAGGGCGAACAGGTGGCGTTTAGTGGAGTGCTGGATGACTCGGGTCCCTCAAACCTCAATAAGGGAAATTTCAACCTTAGGGCTCGCCTGGTGAGCAAGCTCTACATCCTGATGACCGGCACCCTGCAGATGGCTGGCTTGGTCGCCAGCTCGTACATCGACACCACAGGCGTGCTGGGTGCCACCTTTCTAACTGGCCAAAATATCGCGCCAGCCTATGCGTTTAATGGCCGTGGTCTCTTACAGAATTTCTGGACTGAACTGCAACGTGGTATGGTCACAATCGCCACCCAGGGTAGCAACAATCCCGACACCCAGAGAGGTGGTGTGGTGGGTGACTATCTGGCTGCTTTTGGTACCCAGGTCAACACGGCCGCCGCAGCTGAGCTGAACTCAATCGTTGGTACCCTGACACCTGGTCCGCTTAACTATGAAAATCTCACCGACTCTATCAGCGTGTATCTCAATCTGAGCTTCACCACGGACCTGCGCATGCAGTCGTTCTACAACCGTATCTGCGATATGAGCCAGGAGTTCAAGTTCAAACTAGTCGAGTCCTTTAACGGCTACGCTGAAGTTGTCCCGTATAGCCATTTCTTTCCAGCCGCACTCGCCACGACCATCTACCCAAGTACCGTGACGGACATGAACTGGTCGAACCAGGAACCCAATTCGATTCGTGGGGTAGCGCTGACGAGATCAAACATCGCTGGCAATAGCCGACCAGCCGGCAACAGTGTGCCGTTTCTGATCGGAACCTACCAGCGTGCCACCGGTTCTGGTGCTTCGCCACTCGGTACGGTACTAGCCGTCCCATGTCCGCCATGGCTGTCAACGTTCACCGATACGTTCGGAAACGTCTACACACCCGACATCCCGGTCGGCATCGCCAGCGGGTTCGGCAACCTCTACGCCAGAGAGTGGGCGCTTGAGTACTCGTTCCGTGGCTACTCAATGCACCTGATGTGCCCGCTACGTACCGACATTGGGGTCGGCATGCCGGTTAGGGTCTTATACCCTTCGTTAGCCGGAATAGAGACACCCCCCTCGGTTTACGGTGCTGTGCAGGCGGTTAAGCTCTGTATGGACGCGGTCAAGCGACAAGCCTACACCCTGATAGAAGTCGGATACGTGCGCAGTGACACAATCCAAGCAGCCGAGCCTGGCCTCTCCGGGTATACGCACCCAATATGGGCCAGCCAGTACGCCGGACAACGCCTCGACTTCACAGGCTGATGAGGCGTACCAGGCCTGGCAGGGTAATCAGACGCCTGAAAATCTGAACCACACGGTCAACGCGCTGGGGCCTACGATCGAGCATGCGCTCAACGCGTACACCAGCCAGCCGTCCAACATCGTGCGCCACAAAGCCCGTCTGATGGCTGCCGACGCGGTAAAGGCGTATGACCCCAACCGTGGGGCTAATCTTGCGACCCACGTGTATCGCCAGCTTCAATCGCTCCAACGGGTTGGTCCATCAACAGACCAACACATGCGAATCGCCGAAGGGTTACGGCGACATCGGGCCGTGATTGGTAAAGCGATCCAGCAGGTACAGGATGACCTCGGTAGGGAGGCCTCGGACGAGGAAGTCGCCGAGATTGCCAAGCTACCAGTCAAACGGGTCACCAAGGTTCGACAGATGTTGCACGCAGGGGTTCCGCTCTCGGTAGTGGAGGAAATGGGCGACGAGGATTCAGAGTCGCCTGACATCATTGCGCACAACCAGACGGGTGAGCAGGACTGGCACGACGCAGTCTACCACGACCTTGGCGATGTTGATCGCGTCATCATGCAGTATCGGACTGGTTTCCGCGGCTACCCAGTCCTATCGACTCAAGAGATAGCCAAACGACTCCGTATTTCGCCGGCGGCGGTTTCACAGCGAGCGGTACGGATTCAGGGCCGATTGGATGAATATCATGGGTAGACAGGTTCAGACCGAAACGGTTCCCTGGTACACGCAGCGACAGCTCCTGCGGCATCAGATCCTCACGGCGGTAACGACGGCGTCGTACGATTTTGAATTCTGTCAAACTGTCCAATACACGGACCTGCCACAGGGCGCGTATGGGGCCCCCGTCACGGTCGCTATGGAAGCGGTCCTGATCGCCGGCTACGCTAGCCCGGCCTCCACCCTGCTGACGAATGACGACCAGATCTCGATCATGCAGCAGGTCAATACGTTGGAATCATTCCGGCGCTGCTACCTTAGCCAACGTCAGACCAGACGTGATTTTCTTGCCCATCTGACCCAGCAGCTTCAGCAGGAAGACGTGTACGACAATCAGATGCTCCAGCAGTTTGCCGGCACGGATAAGGTGCTGGCCACCACGAGGGCACCATCATGACGATCGATCTTCAGGTCCTCCATGGGGCCAACACGGGGCTACCCTCGGGCGTCTACTACGCGCTGCCAAATTCTGGTGGTCTGGAAGGTACGCTTAAACTAGGCCAGAAGTTTGCGGATCTGTTTCTACGCCAGTACGACGCACTACGCAACCGCGGCACGAACTTTGTCACCATCATGGGCAACGGTCGCATGCAAACCGACGCGGCTGTGATCACGAATTTCACCGCTGCGGTCAACATGATTATGGCCCAACTGGGCGACCAGTCCGCATTACCGACATCCGAACAGATCGGTACGGTGACACTGCTTGCCCATACGTTGTTCTCCGATACCCTGACTCTGACGGTTCAGATCACCACACCGGATGGCTCTACTAACTTTGTCATCCCGCTGACGCAGGTCTAACATGTCTGAAATCGTCGATCTCACCACACCCGTCCCAGCGATTTCGCAAACCCAGTACACGTCTGCCCTGCAGTTCGTGGTACAGGCGCTTCAGGCCTACAACGCCAGCTTGGATCTGTCGGTCGGTACGGCGCTAGAGGGTCTGCTGTGTGAGAACCAGGCCTACATGGTGGCGGTCGAGCAGGCTCGCATGGATCAGCTGGAGGAGACGTTCTCGCTTCAGGCTATTGTTGCGAATGAAACAACTGTTCCAAATTCATATGTTGATTCGCTGGTCTCCAATTACTTTCTCGTCCGCGGCGCCGCCGGATATGCTAGCGGACCCGTCAACATCATCGTCAGTGCACCCATTCCGTATGCGATTCCGGCTGGGTTCGGGTTCACGTTTAGCGGTCTTCAGTTCACGACTTCGCAAGCCTTCCAGGTCTACCCTCCCAATACGACTGGTGTGACGACTAACTCCAGCACCCGTATCATGAGTGCGCTGGCAAACGGAACCTACCAGTTTACCGTCAACGTAACTGCGCTTACGACTGGAACCAGCTCAGCTCTTACGGCCGGTACCTCGCTGGTGATCGTCAACCCACTGGCCGGCATGCTCTCTGCAAGCGTGGCAACCGACTTTACCGGTGGGGCGGCTGAAGAGACCAATGCGTCACTGCTGGCGCGTGCCAGCCAAGGCATCACCGCGCAGGTACTGGCTGGACCCGCACACATTCAGGCTACCCTGACGGCCGAGTTTCCAGGCACCACCGTAGCGGTCATTGGGGTTGGCAACCCACTGATGACCCGCGATCGTGGCAACCTATTCGGCATGTCGACCGGATCGAAACAAGACCTGTACTGCCGGACCAGCCAGACCATCGGCAGTCAGACCGTTACGGTCAATGGTACGGTCACCGATGGCGCCAGCATGACCGTGGTGATTCAGCTGCCCTATCAGACCGGCATCGGGGTCTACGCGGTGACGGGCATCCTACCCAGCGGGTTAACCGCGGTCGGTGGTATCACGCCCAACACGTACACGGTCAATACCTACCTGGGTACGCCGTTCGTACCCTTCATCCTGACGCCACAGGACGCAGCCTTCTCGGCCAACGCGATCTTAAGCTTCAGCTTCACCGATACGCTCAGCACGGGGCCACTGACGACCGGGCAGGTGATCTCATACGCCGTAACGCTTCTCTACATGCCGACCATCCAGAGCATCGCTGGATATGCGACTTCGGATAACATCCGAACGGGTGACTTGCTGATCAAGGCTGCGATCCCATGTTCGGTTACGGTCAGCACGACGATCCGCTATCCTGCTCTCACGCAGCCGCCTGCCGTTAGTGCGGTTCAGAATGCCATTAGCGCAGCGATCAACGCACTACCGTTTGGCACCCCATCACTGTCCCAGTATGTGGTCTATACGGCGCTGGCCCCTCTGCTGACCGGTGGTGGTGACGCCATCGGAACCACCATGCGGGGTACGATCTACTCGCCTGCCTACCAGACGATCGCATTGCCGACGTCAAACGAACTCATCATACCGACCGACTCGGGAACACTCGCGCTTGGAGTGTCGGCTGACAACACGTTCTTTACCTGCACGCCTTCTCAGGTGGTGGTGAATGCCGTTCCCATCTAACCCGCAGGTCAACAGCACGATCGAAGATCCGAATCAGCTGTTTCGGCTGATCGGCTCGTTTTGGCAAAACTACCTGAGCGATGCTAGTGTGCTACAACAGCAGGAGTGGGCAAACCTGCAACTACATGCAGATGTCTATCTACGTACCGTTGAGATGGCGGCCGGGTTGGCGATCCAGCAGATTCAGCCATTCATTGCTCAGCAATGGCAGTTGGTTCAGCTGTTGGAGTCCGAGCTAACCCAGTCGCCGAATCTGATCCAGTACGGCGGTGGGGCCGTCTACGGGGATGGATCGGTTTATGGGCAGGTATTGACGAATTCATATGCTTGGCAACTTGATCCTGCGATCAAACAGGTCGGTTACCTCATCGACCAGGTTATTAACCCTGAGGTTGTGTTTGACGCTTCGAACAGTTATTTCAACCCCAGCACCTCAATCATTAGTTTTAGCCAAAACCCATTTACCCTCCTGACCCCGATCCCGGTCTACGACGGTAGCGGTAACATCATCGATCGCCAGGTTCTCTTGTGGGCCCGAGACGTTGATACCGATGCACAGCAGCCATGGCTTCGCTACGGAAGCATCATTCGGGTTCCGGGCCAATCGAGTGACGACTACGTCACCATCCTAAACGCCGCCTGGGCTATGTTTGTGCGTGGTCCATGCCTTCACAGCCTCTCACAGGGCCTGATGGCTAGTGCGGGGTTGCGCGCGACCGTTGGTAATGAAACGATTGAAGTCATTCAGACTGATGCAGATGGTCTCTGCATCGTGACGGATCAAAACGTATACCGGTTTGCCGCGACCGCGACCCCACTGGTTACGGTTGGAGAAATGGTTAATCCCGACCAACCTCTGACCGATACGATTCAGATCATTGAGTGCGGAACCGGTCGGACACCCGACCTGACGGATGTGCCGGGCTTGGCGTGCGGGCCTGGTCTGATCAGTGGAGTGATGGACCTGGTCGTCTTCGTGAATGCCAACCAGACATGGACCTACACGGGTAGCGATGCTCGGTTTCAGCTGTATGGTAACCCAACCGACATTGAGAACTTTTGGGCCTCAGTTCACGCTCGTGGACTCGCTGCCGGTAAAACACTAGCCCAATGGTTGGGTCTGCCGGGGCCGACGATTCCGGTGAACCCCCTGAGCTTTGTGATCGATAATTTCATCGGCAACAATCTCATCATCATTACCGTGAAGCCTCAGGACTTTCTGAACTATATCACTGGTTTCTTGAATCAGATTCCACTCCTGATGCCTGCCGGGACGTTGCTGTATTTTTCGTTCCAGCTTGAAGCGACCGGAGAGCAGTACCCTATCTCGGGTACGACGTCGACGCCGGTTTTGGCCCCAGGGCTTGTAACGAGTGTCGACACACGTATAAATGGCACCAACTTCTACGACGGAACTCCACTCATACTGGCGTATTAACATGACACCCCGTACCATCTCCAGTACTCGCTCACTCTCGCGTGGTTACGTTTACATCACGGACCTCTCAAGTGGAGTCACCGTAGAGGGAATGAATAGTTGTCCCTACCAAGCGGCCGATATCCTGGCTGGGTTAGCGGCTGGGCTGCCTAACTACCAGATAGCTGGTATGTATTATGAGTATAGTAACGGGGCAGGTACTGCTACTCCATTCGCACTTACGGACACCTCCGTTAGTCGACAGGGCGTTTCATCTCCTTATGACTTAGTTCGTGCACCCTTAATAGCACGACCGGTTCTGAGTTCGACCAGTGTGAACTATGCTGACAACGCTGTTTCGTTTACTACCCTGACCAATGCTACCGAGGGACTCAATGGGTCTCCCTTTGGTGTCTCAAGTTCCAGCCAGATTTTGTCGGTGTGCCTGTGCTCGTTTCCACAGGGCTCAACCTATACCGGTGATCTACTATATGCTAGGTTTATACTTGGCTCAGCTCTACCTCTTACGGGTACCGGTGCTGTAAGCTGCTCATGGCCAACGACTTGGGTCTGATATGGCTAAGACTAGAAAACCTAAAGCAAGTAAGTATGGCATAGCGCCAAAACAACCGGGTGAGACGTTGGCAGAATACTACGCACGCTATGCACGTGAATTACATCAGTTGGACCCAGATCGTATGGTTCACTGGCGCAATAAGTACCCAGAAAAAGGTGCAGAATACCATAAAAATATGCGTGAGCAGCGGCAAGCTCGTGTTGCTGCTGGTTTATGTACAACTGCAGGCTGTAATGTGAATTCTTTGCCGGGGCAACAGCGCTGTGAACACTGTTGGTATATTACTATGGCTCGAACTCACTTAGGTTCTAGTTCAGCCAATAATGTGCAGTTCTTAAAGGACTTAATGGAATCGCAGGGCTATAAGTGTTATTACACTAATATTACTATCAAACCAGGTATCGCTTCAGTTGAACATAAAATGCCAAAAGCACGATACCCAGAGCTGAAGTATGAACGGAGCAATCTTGTCTGGGCGCACAGAGCAATCAATTTTGATAAACTTGATCGGACAGAAGACGAGTTTATTGCAGTATGTAAGCTGGTCGTGGCTTGCGCTGATTCTAAAGCTGTAGCTGTCGCTAAGCTTATGACAGAGGAGAGAGTTTAAGTGGCTACCCCCTTCGTAAATGCTATTACCTTAATATCTGATGGTCAATCGGTTGATGCAGCCGTTACAAATGTTCCTATTAGTCAGCTAGCCCAACGAACGGAGGCCTTACTAGAAGTTCAAGACGCCCAGTCGACTGGTGCGATGTTGATTTATCCTGATGCTACTTTTCAACCTGGGGTAGTGATCGGTAACGTGGTCTACCTCAACGAGGATGGCACCTTTCATCTCGCCCAGTCAGCTCTAGCCAACACTGTTGCCGGAAGCACCGCTTCTGCAACCGCCTACATCACTGGTGTGGTGCTTACACTCACCAGCTCAACCACTGGTTCAGTCTGTCTTAACGGCTACATCAGTACCGACTACATCACGCAGTCTCAGTGGCAAGTCGTCATGGGAGGTACGTGGGCCGAAGGAAACTATTACCTAAGCGCGGCTAACGCTGGTGAGATTAGTCTTACGGTTGACCCCCTCGCCGTGTTCTGCGGATCCGCGTTTCCCAATGGTTCATTTCTTTTGAAGGCCCAACCACCTGTGTTTGGGGCCCATGTGCACGACTATGTCGTTCTGAGCGGTAACCCTGCAGGAACAGTTAACACACCGTCTACGGGCAACCCGCAACTGATACTGATCGCCAACCCCTCGCTTCAAGGTTGGTTGCCTATCAGTACATTTGTCGGTACGGCACCTTCCGGAGCAGTCTTCTGGTACAATATAGCGAATCCTGCAGAAGGCGTGCTGCAGGCTGCCTTCCCTCCGGTTCCGACCGACTCAGCTGTTTTTTTCCAAGGCGGGGCCCAACTTAGTCCAGCAACTACTATTATTGCGACTGATGAGGGTATTTTCTGGCTCACAAATACGTACGGCTTAGCACCTTGGCCTGTGGACTGGAATACCGCTCCTGTTGCTGCGCCTATTTACGGCTACTGGGTTAACGTCCTAGCCGCTACCACCAATGCGACGGTTCAGAGTCTAGGCTTTGCCTCCACCTCAGCTCTTCAGGGCCAATTCCTCGGAGTTGGTGGGCTTCCAGCGTCTTCTGGGTCCCTCCTCCTGAACGTACCCACCATTCTGGCCAACACGTCAACCACCGACGCGGGTGTGCTGGGTGTGAAGTCCATCACGGGCGGCGGGTTCACAACCGGGCCGGTCACCACGACCCTCACACCCGGTCCTGGTGTCACCCTGACGGGCCCGAATGGTAATTCGACTTCTGGCTTCTATGGAGCCGTACAGGTTTCGGCCACCAATACGTCGGACCTCCAGGGTAACGCCGATAGCGTATTCCTGAATAATGCTGACTATCGTCAGATCCAAAACATCAGCATGATTGCACTCCTCCAGGGGCGCAACCAGTCTCCGATCTTCAGTTTCAATCTATCGAGATTCGCTCCAGCGGTCAGCACGCTGACGTTTGAGCTATGGCTGTACAGCGATACCAGCGGATCGGTACCATCGAGCGTAACGATCCAGTATCTGGTCGTTCCCGCCACGCCTACCAACACAACCCTACCTTCCTCATGGACCACTCTGACCAGCATCAGCGGCACCACCGTGGTGGCTGGCCAGGCTGCCGAATTTGGGCTAGCACCAACCGTTACAGGTGTTCCAGCTGGTTCACTCGTGATGCTCCAGGTGACGAGGAACGCATTGACGTCCGATGGTTTCAATGGGAACCTCTATCTGATTCGTGCAGGGTACGAACTCACCTAGGAGTAGGGCGTGAACATCCTCGATCAGCAATGGCTGGATGAGAACTCTCAACGGTCATACCCGTTGTTCGATGAGGCGACACGGCTCGACACGACCAGCACGTTCACGCTTCCGAACGATCTGATTGTCGACCTTCAGATCTCGGCGCCTCCGACGTATTCACTCGTTGGATGGTTTGTCAGTCAGACCACCGCCTATGGGACCGGTGTGGTCATTACCTTGTCATGTGAAGGTTTTGGGGCCGTAGCGACCGTTACGGTACCTGGGTATGGGTTTACCCAGTATTCCACATACGTGGTTTCACCCCTACCTGGCAACCCAGGAGTCGGTGGTACCATGACGATTGGTTCGTCAGGTGCCATCATGTCGGCATCGACCAGCCAGTGGAACTTCCTCCAAGCCGCCACACAGATTCTTCCGACCGTTGTGGTGGTAGCGCCCATCGGGGTTAGCTCGCTGAGCATCGTGGGTGTGTTTGGCCAAGCCGAGACTCTGACCGGGAATCTCACGATCGCGGCTGGTCCGTACGCGAATGTAACGGTTTCCGGTCAGAGCATCATCGTGGGTACCCAAGAAGCCATCGTGGTAGGCAATCCATGCCCGTGCACGGACAGCGGTGGGGCCACGAGGGTTCCGATCCAATCGATCAATGGGGTGGTGCCAGATCCGGTAGCCGGAAACCTCACCCTGGTGGGGCTTGGTTGCCTGGCCACCGGTACGGCCACTAATGCGGTCACGCTTACCGACGATTGTGCCACCCCTTGTTGTGGGAGCCCTGAGTTGGATCAGCTGGCCACCAACGCATCGACCATTCTGGACGCACAGACCATTCTGGCCAACCAGGTTGCGGTCTTGGAAGCTGGGCTTCGCCAGGTAGACAACTACTATACCGGTACCCCCTAATGGAGTGGTTGGAGCAAAATCTCGAACGGGTCTACCCGTTCGTCGATGGCACACCGGATCCATTGACCGGCATTGTGGCGGACGCACGTATCGTGACGGGCATCGAGGGCCCACTCACACTGACGACATTCACCCCGCAGAGCCTCACCAACGCCCTGGTGGTCATCATGAGCGGGGTCACCACGGTTCTGTCAACCACCGCAGCCGTCGTAACCACAACGGGGGCATTCACCACGTTGACCGCACACGACACGGTGAACGACTCGTGGTGCACGCTCATCTGCAGTACCGTAGGGCTTCAGACCTATACAAACCTAACGACAACCCTCACATTTGTCCCAACCGCCATCACGCTCATCCCACCATACGTACAATCGATCAACGGACTCACCGGCGCGGTGACGTTGAGTCTGCCCAACTACAGTATCGTCACCGAAACCGGTGATACGGTTACGGTCGCGTTCCAGGATGGTAACGGACGCTTTAATTGCGACGCGCCACCAGCTGGTTGGCCCACCAGTGGGGTTGGGGCGATCGTTCCGTGTGACCAGCAGGTCTTCACGATTAATGGAATTGGACCAGACCAATTTGGTTCATTCAGCCTCACACCCGATACGTGTCTACGGTTGGGCCCGACGGCGATCAACTATCAGCTCGTGGCTGCCGACTTCTGTCTACCGTGTGTGGATTCAGCTCGCGTGGTGCGAACCGATCAATGGCTGGCCGAAGCATCCAAGTACTTCTACGACCTTGCAGCCATCGTGACCGACCAGTTCAATCGATACCAGTATGCGGTCGCGCAGGCCAATATCGAAATCGCCAGTGCGGCCTCGCGGGCCGTCGTGTCGGCGCCTGGGTTTTTTGACCTTGGGGTCAGATCGTTTAATCGCCCCTACTTTAGCCAGATCGTTATCGCGGTGGCGAACACGACGGCCGCTACCTGCACGGTCAGCCTGATCATCGATGCCGGATCCCTCGATAGCGCATTTTCGCCGGTCCCCAACAGTGCAATTATCCAGCAGTTCCTCACGACGGGCCAGCAGTTCACCCCAATCGTTACGACCGTACCTAGCCCATCCGTACCCGTGGTACTTAACATGGGGCCCAATGAGACCGCGACCATTACGGCTGAGGTACAGATGAATCCGGTGGTGCCGCCAAACGTCTTGCCGACCAGCGGGACCTGGACCGTTACGGCGACGACCGTGTTTACCGAAGGTGGCAACCCTACGATCGTGCTGACCCGCACGGCGCCTCTCGTGGTAATGGGTGGATCATGACCTGGTACGGCGATAACGAGCAAATTGCATATCCGCTGGTGGGGAACGACGATAGTCAGATTCCATCGAACATCATCGTCGACTGTGTCGTGCACGCCCCACTGGCGCTTGGGCAGCAGCTACAGTTGATGTCGATCTCCTGCACCCCACTGCTGGTATCGGTCGTTGTGGCGATCAGTGGGGTGGCGGTCGCCTATTTCACAGGTTTGAAACAAAACCTGCAAATCTATGCACCCAATACGCTGGTCCCAATCATCAGCAACAACACCCCAACCGGTGTGAGTGGATTCATCACATTCGGCTCGGGTATCAACCAACACAATCTCCGGGTAGACGGCCTATACAGTTTTGTTTCCGCAGCCCTCATCAGTTACGACTATGCAGTCAACCCGGTGACCTGCACGGCAAGCAACGCGAGCGGGGTTGGCGGTACCGGTACCTTCTACGGTCTCGTCAGCCTGAGTGGCCAAAACGGCATTTCGATCTCAAAGGCGAGTATTGCGATCGGTTCACCGTCCGCCTACCAGACGGTCATCTTTTTCAGCGTTAACGATCCAATCATCTACACGCAAGCATGGCCCGCATGTGAGAAACCTGCAGCAGGTAATCCAAACGTCCAACCCATCACGTCAATCAATGGGGTTATACCAGCGCTGACGACGGGTGACATCTCACTGGTAGTGCTGAATCTCGATCAAACCGGAACTGATCCGCTGGTGGGTGTGACGGCGGTTGGAGCCCACAATCTGATCGCTATCTCGGACGCGGGGGAACCATGCGGGTCCTGAACCAACAGTGGAGTGATTCGCTTCTGTCACAGCAGTATCCGTTCATGGGGTCGGAACCTGCCGTATCGACCGATCTGTTTGTTCTGCCCGATGACTGCTTCCTGGACCTCAACCTTCTGGTCGCCCAGTCGACTAATTACGTCTACCTAAGTAGCATCACAACCGGCGGCTCCAACGGAGCAGCGCTGGTGACGTTTACGCTTCAAGACGGTACGGTGGTGGGAACGGCGGATTTTTCGACCATCTCAAACGGTCAGGTTAACATCCTGAACGGTACCGCCATCGCCGGTATCGCGCTGGTTGACCCTGGTAACGCCATCATCGTGAACGGCTGGACCCCTGGCGTGCACACGTTCCAGAACGTACAAGTCATCCCACACCTGCTGGTTGTGTCGGATCCTCTCTGGAACATTGGGTTCCAGCTACCCGACGGATCGATCTTCAACGCCTCTACGGGTGTCACCATGGTGGCCGACACGGGGCTTTGGCTGTCGGCCAGTGGGTCACAGGTTCGACTCGATGCGATTGGGGACCCATTTAATGGGCGAACCGTCCCTACGCGTGGTCTACAGACCATCAATGGGGTGGCCCCTGACCCGAACGGTAACATCAATCTCACGATGCCCTTCCAGACCAACCTCAGTGACCCGACGTTGACGAAGTTCCGAGTGACGGTCTATCCGTCTGGGCAGGATCAGCTCACGATCCAGCTGGTGGAGGGATCAGTATGACGGTTACGGTCAACCAGTACCTGACTGAGAACCTCTATCGTCGGTTTCCGTTCGTGCAGACCGCTACGCTTCCGTTTAGTGACGCCGTCGTGATCGACGCACAGATCGTGATCGGGTCAAACCAATACCAGGCCGGCAATGTGGTTACGCTGGTTAGTTTGGTCCGCTCGTCTGGACAGACGATATTCCATTTTCTCGTCACGCCAATCGGACTGGCCATCACCTGTACGGTCCCGGATAGTACAGTTGAGCAGACTCGGATCTTGGCATCATTCAGTTCGCCTCAGGATGGCTATGGCTTTCTAGTCATCGGGTCAACCGCATCGCTCATCACGTTGTCACCCGGCACGATCACGATGTCGGCAGCGCTCGACCCAACGGTTGTGCGGTTGGCCGGGGCGGTTGGGGCATTCAACGTGACGGTGGCCAACATGCCTCGTTCGGTCAAAGCGACCGAACAGGAAACCCACGGCACGCCACGCAATATCAGCACGGTCACACGCGAGTCGGTTCAGACGCTTGCGTGTGTCGAGTACCCCAACATCCCTGTGACGACCCAGGCCAGCGTCGATCCCACCACCTATGCGGTCACGATGATCGCTATCCCCCAGCCGGTCGACTACGTCGTGACGGCCATGGATACCGGTACGATTGTGACGACCGTGACGCCCAACACACCGACTGACTTTGTTCCAACACCAGCCGCCTACGCAACCACCAACGGCAGTGTGTCGGTAGGGTTTGGGTTCCTTGGCGGCTACAACCTCGTCCTGTCAGGTAATCAGACTGCCGGCACGTTAGTGTTCGGATACCAGTATGCGCCTTCGGTACCTCAGACGCTCTGTGGATTACCCGCGTTGTCACCTGCGCCCTATCCGTCGGGCGAACTCGGCACGCTATCGATCGATTGTGTCAAATCGGTCAACGGGGTCTATACGACCGACGGAGCCCTTACGCTGACGGCTGGCTCGAACGTTTCGATCATCAGTGACCCGGGTGGTCACCGACTCCTCCTGGTGGTCAACCCGCAGAATCTTGACCTGTTGGCTCCGTATGTCTGAAGCCCCTAATCCGCCTGATCCGGATATCGACGGCATCACGGATCCGCGTGAAGACATCACGGTACCACCGGTGAGCCAGCCAATCTCGGCTGCCCAGGATGTGCCACCACGGAGTTCGCTACCCGATCTGACGGATCCGGCCTACTACCCAACCGCCGGTCATACCGATACGTGTGTCGACACCTGGACCCCCTATCGAAATTGTCTCGACCAGTATACTGACTCTCCGCCCTACCTGATTCGTATCACACGGCCGTGGAGTTTCACGACCGTCACGCCAGCGCAGCTATCGCTCCCATGGGCGACCCGTGCGACCGCATCTGTACCGGTCGTCCCGTTGGTACCACCCAGCCTGGGTACGCTCTGTCCGGTTCCGTCGGTGCAACCTGGTACCAGTCAGACCGGCACGACAGGTGCCTTGGGTCTGACGATTCAGCCCTACAACGGCGATACCTGCCAGCTGGAAGTCATCCCCAGTGTGGTCTTCCCCTGCACACAGATCCTGCCGGGTAACAAGACGATCAACCTGATTCCGGCCGGATCCTCGGTTGGTGCTGCTACGCCCGTGGGCAGTATCACCGGTACGGCGGTTCCGACATCGAGTGGTACCTACACGGGTGCGACGCCATTCACGTATACGGTGACGGTATCGACGGCCGGAATGGCCAACGGGGCCGCCCAGGTCACCGTCACGTCAAGCCCTTCTGGTGACGGAGGCGGTCCATACTCGGTAACGTCCGGTTCCAGCATCTCGGTTGGTTCCCATGGTGCGAAAGTTACCTTCGGCCCCACCACATCCGCTACCCTGGCGTCGGGAAACCAATGGACCATCACCGCTACCACGGGTGCACCCACGTGGGTCCAAACCGTCACCAACAACTTCAGTGGCAACAGCTGCATCAGCATTGTTTCGGATACCATCACACTTCCCGTGCTGGGTTCGGGTAGCAGTAGTGCGGCATCGTCCGCCAGCGGGTTCACGGTCGGAACCATGATGAACCATACGCCGGATCCCACCAGCCCCTGTGCGACCGCCTACCCACCGGGTTCGGTTGTGCCGATCTACGATGGACTTGGTCTCTTGGGTACCGCCGGCACCGAGGTTGACCCAACCGCCAACACGCTCACCAATGCGAGCAATTCCGTCTTGAGTGTCGGCGACACGGTGTCACTATCAGCTGAGTTTGATTCACCCGCTACGCCAAAGCTGTGGAGCGTCCTACCCGCATGACCGACACGGCGTTTGAGTTACTGAAGCTGTTGGACTCGCCCCTACTGGACCAGATGGCCCCAGAGCTGGTGCCGTTCCGCCATGCGATCAAGCGGCTACAGGATCAGGTAAGCCTATCTGGATGTGTTGGGTGCCAGAAACGCAAGATCGCGGCCGGTCTGGCACAGATACAACTCCAGATGCAGGACAAGATCCTCAAGACAGAAGGACTGGCCGGCGTGCTCCCGGTGCTTAAAAGTTCTTTGCCGAAAGCTACCAAATGACTACCACGTATTCCATCAGTGTGGCGCGCCAGGATAGTGGCAGCTATGTCGATGGCTCCTCGCAAGGCTATCGTGTCATCCTCACCATCAGCGTCGTGAGCGGCTTCACCGATCCGGGTCTGTTCCGATTCCTGGTGATTGGCCCACAGCAGGAATCGCTCCAGGCGATCTGCTCGCCAGCCGATCTGGCCGATTGGATCTACAATGTGGTGGATCCGGCCAGCCAGATTGTGCGCCGCTCGGTCGCCGACCTGATCTATCCGAGCAAGGACATTGCGGTCCAGTGTACGGAAACCATGTTGGTTCAGCTCAACACGTTGTGTCTGGAGATGGATCGTCTGGCAAACGATCTCGGGCCGTCAACCACCTACACGATCCCGTCATGACCAGAGAAGCTGTCCTCAATAAAGAGACCGTTATTCGGTTGGCCAGTACCACGAAGGCTAATCGACTTAAGAGCCTGGATGCGGTTCGTGCTTATCTGGCCCAAATGGATAAGCCGTGTGCGAGTTGTCCAAAACCGAAACGCGCCACCATTCCCGACACGCTCTATCGGACCTTGCTGACGTCCGCCGTACTGGCTACGGAACAATCCCAGCTAATGGATCTGCTTGAGGCAGATCGTCTGTTTCTTCCTGGAGTAGGGGTGCTGGAGCGATCTTCAGGGTCTTGAGATCCTGGATCAGCTGGGCAGCATTCTTCTCTACTTCCCTATCGACATCCGCACTCGTGGCGGTTTCGGAATCAATCGCTGCGTTTTCCATCTCAGGATCATCCAACTGATCCTTAGCCGCCCACTGCGGCATGCTGGCGAACCCTAACGTCATCGGCTTGGTTTTGAATCCAGCGTCAGCCAGCACGACTCCACAGTAGCGGGCAATGTCGTGGCTGAACGGCGGATGATCTGCCTTCTGATCATACGGATCCGGATCATTGATCATGATCTCAAAACACGCCCATGCTAACTCGTAGGGCGATGGTGCGTCTGTATCATGGTGCTGGGATCGACAGAGGTGCGAGACCGTCGCATCAAATACCGCAACACTGTGGTAGACCGTATCGGTTGATATGACGTTGATCAGACAGAAGAGCTGCTCATACACTTCGTCTGGCATCTCAACGCCAAAGTCTTGTTGGATCTGACTCTCCAGCGTGAGAGGGTCCCACTCCAACGCTTCGGCCCCATAGGCCTTCAGACAAATCCCCACCAGCACCGTCGCATAGGTAGGTGATCTACCGGAGAGGAACTCAACCGCCGTCCGCCGAAACTCGTTCGACGCGTGGTGCACTGGTTACATCGGCTTGTTAGGCGTGGACGACGTACCGGTCGTTGATGTGGTGGTGCCACCCATGCCGGTCCCACTCATCGAGCTACCCATGGTGGACCCCGGAGCTGGCGTGCTGGGAGGCGTCATACCGGTACCAGCGGGTTGCCCAACCGTGCTGGCCGGCATAGCGGGCGCTGCGGTCTGAGAAGCGGTCGGTGACGCGGATGCGGTCGCACCCGCGGGCTGAGTCGGCGCGGTGGGGGCCGTCGGGGTACCTAGGTTGACGTTTTGGCCACCCATCGAGTACTGTCCCTCAGGCATCACACCATTGGGCCCAATATTCGTGGCCAGCGGAGGTTGTGATCCAGACGCACCCGCTGAGGTAGCGGTCGGGTTGGCGCCCATGCCCTGGGTCTGCTGGCTGAAATTCGCATCCGTCAGCGTATTACCCGCAGTCCCGTTGGGGCCACCTGGCTTGTCCAGCTGAGCCATCACGTCATTGCTCGCCGTATTGAAGCTATCGACCTTGGGAGACGGTGAGGTCGTGGGAGTCATCGATGCGGGCCCCATAGCGGGCGCACCAGCCCCACCGGCGTTGCTGAAATCCAAACCCGTCGGATTCGGCATAGCTGCTACCTTGGGTAGCAGCCGGGTCAGGAGGTTTGCATCCGGAACCGGAAGCGTGGGAAGAACTTCAGCCAGCTTCTGACAGCTAGCGCCCTCAAGGTCCACAGCTGCCAATATGGCGGCCGGGATCTCGGTGACGTCAACTTCGTGGCCATTCGTTAGGGTGACCCAATGAGCCTGCTGGGCCGCGACCTTCTCCATCTGGCTGATTGTCCAACCAAGGATCTCTTCCGGCAGCCCAAGCCGACTACCATAGTGGGTAGCGATCTTGTGGTCGCGATCGTGCTGGTCCATCAGGCGGACGATCTCCTCGACCAGATTGTGCTCGTATCGGGCCTCTGGGTCTTCAGCCAACCCATTGAGCGCCTCAGCCAGCTTGACTGTGTCTTCACGATCCGAAAGGTTGAGGCGCTGGACGATAGCCGTCTCGATCGCGTCTTCGGACGGGATCGCATAGCCAGCCGCCTTGTGAAGGTACTGGCTGCAGTACTCGGGCAGCCCTTGGCCGAAATGCTCGGCCCGCCAGAGCAGCTGTTGGGCCGCAGTCTTGCGCCACGCTAGTGGATAACGATGGCGGTTCTCGTAGAACGCTATGGCTGAGTCGTAAGTCGATGTAGCATCAAAACTTGCGTACTTACGTACCTTCTGATCCTTGTGCATCTGCACGAGCGCGAAGTCACTGTCGGGAAGCTCGGTCACCGGAACCTGACGGTGTGCCTGCGCCAGCTTGACCTCACCTGCCTGAACGTCAGACTCGATGCCCCAGAAGTGAGCGAACTTCGCTAGTTCGGTACGGACATGCGGATGCAGATCTTCACCATTGAGGCGATCCTCGCAGGCCAACATGGCGCTAGCGAAGGCGGCTTCCTTGGTGTGACATGGGTACCGGTGCCGGGCCAGGTCAGCGTATCCACGGTCAGGGCAAGCATCTCCAACAACCTCGGAGGCAATTTTGCAATAGCCTGGACGCCCAACTACCGCGAAAATACGATGTAACCGGTGTGGATTGATGTCGCTCATAAGTAACTACAACCTTAGTGGTATTCTGCCGCGGTGTGGGGTCAGAGATCCTGGTACCTACCCATTTTCGACACGGTGCCCTCTATGTCAAAGCGCCGAAGGGCTTGATTTCCGTTCTCCGGAGTCATTGGTGTGTCGGGACTGTCGCTGGGTGGGTGATGTGGTGGAACTGTATGCAGCGACACAGAAGCAGTCTCTGAATGAAGCCGCCGCAGCTCTGGTGCTGGATCAGCTGATTAGTGTCGATCCTGAAGATCTTGCTACCTATCTAGCAGATCGTGCCAGGAATGCACTCCTTATAGGGTTGCTGCGGGAGGGTCAGGAGTACGCGAGTCAAAACCCAGGTTCGCTACGCGGGCTACTCCAGGCGTTTGATTGTTTCTTTCATGACCAGCACGCACCAGCGTTTGCCCGCTACCATGGGCTGGTGCGTGGCCAGGATATCCTGGCCCTCGATATCGAACTGTCGAAAGAAGCCGAACGAGTCATCCGGCACATGGGTAAGTGGAGCTGTCTCGCTATCCCGGTCTGGACGGATGCCCGGCTGATTGGGCTTTGGTTACTCCACGACAAGGCGTTTGACCAGCAGTACGAGTATCTCGACTTCACGAACGAACAGGGGTTGCCTGGACTCGGATATGGGGATCACGTATCACCACTCGACGAGCTGGTCTTCTGTACGAGTGACCCCAGGGTAGCGGTCCGCATGATGAGCCGCCAGGTCTCGGAACGCCGAGTCATCGCGGTCTTCGGGGTGCCGGCCCCATCGGTACGGTTCCGGGGTACCCAACTATCGGCTCGACAGGTGATCTTCTATCACTGTCAGAGTGGCCCAACCGGTGATCGGTTTATGCTGGAGGGGGCTCGGTTCGGCGGAGCTGACGCGCAGATCCTCCTCGACAGCCAGCTTCGTATCAACCCCCTGACCCAGTGGCCTGAGGGCCGAACGGTAGTCGATACGATTCGGTTGATGCGACAGACAGCCCAGCCGCCCTACCAGGCACTCGCCCAATACCTACTCTGTAAGACCAAACAAGACGCCACCAGGGTAGCGCTATCCTGGCATCTCGATCTTCAGGAACAGGCCAAGGTCCTAGTGGGGCGAGAAGGTGAAGACTTCATCTTTTTGAAACGCGCGCTCGATGCCGACATGAAGAGTCAGTCGATCCAATTCGACGACCATACGATTAACGAAACCCCGCAGGGCTGGTACTGCGAGGGCAAGCTTATCAGCAGCGCCACCATGCGGATCGATGAGGTGGTGAGCGATCGTGCCACCGGTACGGCCTACGTGTCGGGTACTGTGTCGTTTCAATCCGATGAAACCCATCAGATCGTCGTCATACCGTTCCGGGAAGAGATGAAGACGCTTGAGCGCAACACTGCCGACTGGCTGGGCAGGTTCTGTCTCGCCCACGGTGGCTGGATCCGTTGTGATAGTAAATGGTCGAAACGCCTTCTCCACATTGGGCGTAAGTTCTCTCAATCCCGTATGACCATTACTACGACGGATAAACCACTCGGTTGGAGTCGGGATGGAGTGCTTCGGTTACCACGATTTCTGGTGGATCAGAATGGTATCCAGAGGGTGGCGAATCGTGTGGATGGCCCCGACCCTGAGTTTCCCACCCAACTGACCACCATGGATGGTGACGCGCTGAAGGATCGTGATACCTGTCTCGTCATACTGACCCTGTTGGGAAACCTCTACCGGACCCGATTTGGTAAACCCGGTTTCCGGATAGCGGTCGAAGAGGCCCCTCACCTGGTGGCTCGCCTGGCAAGCCAGATGGGCATGCGGGTCACGCAACCGGACCCGCAGAGCCTGACCGGGCTAACCCCGCTGCCGACGTTCTGTGATTGGACCCCCAGCCAGCTTGGACGTGCGATTGAATCCAAGCAACCCATCCATGCGATGGTGAGCTGTGACGGCCAAACTGCTAACCTGCTGTCCTGTGAGCCCGGATGGGTCGTGCTGCCGGTTCAGACGCTCTGTGACTACTCAGCGGTACGCTGGACCTTCTATGCCCTGGCGGTGCTGTTGCAGGATTCGGTTCCACACCCAGATGACGGACACTTCTATGGCGCGTTAGCTGCAAAGATTAAAAATCTTGCCGCCCACGTGTGCCCGAGTCATGCCCTGTTGGTGGCGGCCCAACAACTCGATCATCAGTACCTGAGTGGCGAATCCGGCGGTGCCACCAACATGGTGCGGCTGCTGCATCGGTTGCACCAGCAGGGGCAGCTTCCCGTCACGATGGTGACCGATGGGGTGGAGATCCAGATCAGTAACGTGATGACCGCACTGACGACCCCTGCGCTGACGAGCCCAAACATAGCCCGCATGACCAGGATACTCGCCGAGGCACGGATGCTGATCCGTCAGACCCCGACCAGTTGGGTCATCAACGGTGACATCTGGCAGCTCGTTACGTCCAACCTATTCAGTTAGCCGCCGCTCTGGTAGGCCTTCGCCTCTGGCGATAGATGCTGCAACAGAACCTCCCGTTGATCCTCGGGTAGCAGCTTTGGATCCATCGTCGTGAGGATCTCCGGGAGGGTTACACAGCCTACGACCGGCACGCCGGTATCACGATGGATGAGGTCTGAAAAGAACTTACCCCTCGATCGTTCACACCGGTCGATGAGCGTGACCGCCCCTACGACGTCCGCCCCTCCGCGCTTCAGGTCACTGATCTGCTGACGGATACCCTCACCCTCGACAAACAGATCGTCCACAATCACAGCCTTGGCACCGGTCCAATCGGGTGGCGCCAGCACCGGGTCCGGCGGATCCTCGGATACCGGATCGGTCGGTTTGCGCCCATAGCCCCAATGGGTTTCCCGACCCACTAGGAGCGAATAGTAGTTGGCCGTCATGACGGCCAATGGGATACCCCCATAGGGGGTGCCCCAGACGAGATCAAGCTCATCGCCATGGTGGGCTCGTATCGTTACCGCCATCGCGCGAGCGATGGCGAAGCAGTCCTGCCCACAGGTCAGCCGATCGAGACGTAACAGGTAGGGGGTGGTTCGCTGGCCCCTCAGCTTAAACCGGCCCAGTATAAGCCCCTGACGGTCAATGAGTGCTTTCGTGATATCGGCAAGAACCTCTTTATGAAGCTCCTCGCTCGTCAGGTCGGGATCGGGTTCTTGGGCCATCCGCTACCCCCTAGCCAGAGTATCGGCAATGGGTCTGGTTAGGCTAGGTGGTAGTTAGGGGGTCATAGCAGAAGTGGTGGGTATCCCCCCCCCCTAGGGGGTACTTAATAAAACACCTAAAACACGCATATATAGGTGATACCCCTTCCATGCTCTCACGAACATGGATCCGGGTGGGTATGGGTCACCATACCGTTTTGACCCCCCTGGGGCCCTTTTGGGTACCCACCAACCCAGCCGGAGGAGAACCGTATGCAAGTTTCTGCGACCAATATCCTTCCACGCCTCTACCGGGTTAGCCCTCGGGTAGCGGCCTTCTGGATTGCTGTCATCGCTTTCTGCTGTGTCGTCTTCGCGCAGTTTCACCATTACCACCACCCAAAAGTGGCGACTGCTTTGATCATCGGCAGCGTCACCCTGGTGGGTGTGTTTACGGACCAGCTCCGATATCTCGGTGGGCTGGCGCCCCGGACCACGACGCCACGTAGATCACCGGAAGTGGCTGTCTCAGACGTAGCCAGCGTTCCGGTGCTCCAGCTGGTGGCTCCGATCGATACAAACGAGATCCCGGTTCTCGACCTGAGGATGCCGATGCAGACCAGGGACGGGCGATTGGTTCGTTTGGTGAGTTTTGACGCCGTGGGACCCTATCCGATTGTTGTCTTGGTAATGGTGAAGCCAGGAGAGGAGCAGGTGACCCAGCACGACCGAGACGGTAGGTATTCCCCTACCTACGGAGAGTCCGAACTGGATCTCTTCAATATCCCCGCTTGAGAATCCCTACCTGCCGAACTCACAATTCGGCAGGTGGATGATTCCCAATCACCCCGATTCGGGCCAAGCCCGAGGAGGCACCAATGGAGAAGACACTACTCGAACAACTCATACAGCTTGGTCGAACCAGAGAAGAAGCGGAATACGAAGCTGCCAAACAAGCGGAGGAAGAAGAAGCTGAAGAGGAGTCCGACGACGGGACAGAAGAGGATCCTGATGATAACGGACAGTGAGATGGAGGCGCTTCTCTTCAGAACCTACCCACGGGGTGATCTGGCGACCAAACTCGTGACTGAGAGGTATACGAGGTTTGGCAAGGCCGCCTACACCGAATGGCGCACCACCCCCAGTGGCGGGCCATTTCTTTTCGTTGTGGATTTGATCCAAACACCAGTTCGTCTCAAGGGATATCGCCCCCAAGGCGATTACAAGGGCTGGCGATACCGCTGGACCGTCGACTTCCTCGGTACCCAGTGGGTCACACCGATCGTGCTCCAATGGTGGCCAACCGACTTCCGCGACGAGGAGTCTGGCAAACAACTCATCTGATTCCTTCGTACCTTTCACCCCTCTCACACCGACGATTCCGGCTCCGCCGGAGGAGAACAGATGTTAGACCCCGATGCCGAATTCTTCGCCAAACGAGCACTCGATTGTGCCCATATGGCGTTGAAGAGACTCGATAGCCTCCAGATCTCAGTCGCTCTCAACCATCACCGTATGGCTGACTTCGAAGCCCAGTCAGCCATACGGTGGACGTTGGAAGCATGTAGGCATGTCGAAATTGCCGAGGCGTTCCAGCGTGGTGAGGATGCGACCGCGTTGATTGAGGCCTTATGATCCAGCCATACGACCACACCAGCGGAATCAGCCCCACGTACGTCATCAGCCGCGTTGTTCAAGGCAACAATGTCTTCTACAACGTTACCGTAGGTCGGTTCGTAGGCGCCAGGCATCAGGCGACTGAGTTTCTCAAACTCGGTGATGCGGAGGCCCTAGCGAAGCATTTGGATAATCTGGCTGGATTTCCACGTGCGTCGCGTGTGTTGGAGGTATGACGGCCGGTTTCCTCATTCCGGGGCAACCAACCCGTCCAATACTTGGGTATCATGCAGCGCGAGCCCTTATGGTTCGACAGTTTGGCCAGACGGTGGCGTGGGACTTGTTCCACAATCTAACCAATCGTTTGGTTCGCGAATACCATTTCCGTAAGTGGACCCACCATTTGATTCTCGCCGGCGATGAGGTGAGGGTCTGTCTCGTTGAGCCGCTGGTATCGCCCCAGCATCCATGGATAGAGGAGTTCTATCCCCACCCACACGGCATATGGTGTCTTCACGGTCTCTACACATGGGAACGTGAGGGCTACATCTGCTATATCTGCGAAAGGACACCCCTTGAAAAGCTTCGCTGACATCAGAGCCGCGCTCCGTCAGCGCGGCGGCAAGGAGTGGACGGAGGAGCTGCATCAGCTGCTTCTCCAGAAACTCGGTAGCAGAGACTCGACCGAATATGGCGAAGCACATTGCGAGTTGCGGGATGACGATATCCCGCTCGTCACAGTTGTGCTGATGCACCAGGAGGCCGATTCAATAATCGCGCCGTTTGAACGAGATACATTCGTTCCCGCCGGGTGGCTGACACCCGGTGAACCCCCACCGCCAGAGTGGGTACTGATTGGGAAGGAGTATTTTGAAGCAGGGCATTGGTACGCTGTATCGGTCGTTTGAGGGATCGTAATCCTCCGGTTCGTCCGGTTACGCTAGCCGGCGCCTCTGCCATGATACTCGTGGCACGTGAAATGGTTGCGGTGGAGCATGATCCACGGTAACAAAGCTCGCAACGTTAGAGCGAGCCTCCGGCGGGATATGTCGTTCCGTCGACATCTGACACGCTCTGAAGGTTATGGTAGGAGGGTTGGGCTGACATCCCAAACTCCGCGAACTCCAAATACCTTCATTGTAAAAGAGAAAGTATCATCGTATGTCGCCAAACGTGGCTACATCATCAAAACAGACGCATTCCGGCAGTCAGTCTCCTGCGGAGTCTGATCCGGCGATCCAATGGATCGAGGTCAATCACCGTTTCTGGAACCGTGTCAAGTTACCCGAAGTGTCACCCGGTAGGTTCGAGCGGTTCGTCGGACCCTGCTGGGCACCAACCAACCCTGATACGAAACTCCCCACGGGTTTCATCTGGTATCAGGTCCGTCAGGGCCTCTGGTCGGTCAAGCGCGCGAAGTAGCGCCACAATCTCATAAGCAGGGAATGTTCGCAAGGACTACCCCCTGTCCGCAACGTAACTCCCGAAAGGCCGTTACGAAAGATTGCCCACAGCCCATATCTGGCTCTGTTGCGGGAGCTGGGTATGTGGCTGTGGGCAACCTTTTTCTTTTGGTATCCACCAAAAGAACGATCCATCGATTCCTACCAAGGAGGAGGATCAATCCGTTCAGGAATGTCCACAAGGACTCCCCCTGAGCCTGTTTCACTAACTCCCCCGAAAGGGGCCGTTAACCCAAACGTACTCTTCTTCCCCCACGTGTCTGGCCTAACGAGCCAGGCGCGTGGGGGATCCTTTTCTTTTTGCTGTCCATCACCCCACTATTCTGGCCCAGCCAGAGGAGGCTTTTGTGAGTCACAGTGACCATTCCACCCTGACCCCCGAGAACGTCATTACCATGTGGGGGAGTCTCGAAAACGGACGCCGCGACCTGATCAGCCAGGCGGCCGAGTGCCGTCGGCTGGGCGACCAGCAGGGTGCTCGGGCCTACGAGGCCAGGGCCGCCCACGTGGCCGCCATGGTGAACCTGCGGAACATGCAGCGGGCCGAGAAGGCCCGGGCCAAGCAGATCCGTCAGGAGCAGGAGCGCCGCCAGCACGAGATGCGCTCGATCCTGCGTGGCCTTCGTCTGTTCTGATTCGGTTTTCCCTGGCTAACCCCAGGAGAGACACCATACGACCCATTCCCTCGTATGGTGGCAGTCAAAATGGTGACGGCGTACTATCACTGCCGGCCCCGACAGTTTGCAACCGTTGCTGTGGAGATCGCTGGTCCGGCGGGACTTGAAACACGCGTTCTTCGTTTCGTTTCATTCAACCACCACCGATTCGGGCATAGCCCGAGGAGTCATCCCATGCGTATCCAGACCAATGCCGCCGTCCGTCTCGCCCGCACCCTGCAGATCCGTCGGACCCTCATCGCCAGCACGATGAAGGCTCGTGGGTGTTCGGAGCGTGAGGCCGAGCGCCAGATCTCCCAGCAGGAGATCAACCAGGCAGCCCATCAGGGTACCTGTTTCCCCGGTGCGACCGAAGTCGCCTACATCGGATCCGAAGCGGTCGTGCTGGCGACCCGCTGAGTCAGCGTTTCCTGTAACCTCAATCGCTGTAGCAAAACGGCAGATGCAGTCGCGGCTTAGCCAAGATGGGACGTGCCCATGGCGAAATCCGACGGAGCACTATAGCACGACGTAGGTGCTCCCTACGGGTTCGAATCCCGTCGGCGATTGAGGTTACGTTTCTTTCAACCCACGATTCGGGCGCTGCCCGAGGAGGTAACCATGCTGATCGCATCAGGAGAGGTGCGCTATCCGCTCAGCTTTGTTTTCGATCTCATAAAGGGACAGATCTCCACGCCCATGCAGATCGATGGGATGATGTTTGGGTTCGGTCAAAGGAACCGTGAGAAACTCAGGATGTTTCACAAGCTTGGTCAGACCTGCTATGGTTGCGGCGTGGTGGGAACGCATTTCCGACCCACCATGCAGGATGGCTTCTGGCACTTCGGTCTCTACACGGACAGTGGGGAGCGGATGACCCTGGACCATATTGTACCACGGTCGAAATGCCCCTACGGTAGTCGTAATGACATCAATAACCTTCGACCTCTTTGTCTTCGGTGTAACCGACTCAAAGACAACATGTCGATCGATCAGTTTTTAGACATGGTGGCTCAGGTACGACTGACCCCGAGGTTCCGCGCGCCATCGCCATTTGACCCAACCTGCTACCCCTCCTATGGATTCATTCCTAGCGAGCTGGTTGGGTTGGTCCCAACCCGATCTAGGGATTCGATCTGGTACGGAATCTGTTTCTAACCATCAACAATTCTGACACTGTCAGAGGAGACGCTATGTTTGTTGTCGCCCGACCCTTTCCCGGACCTGACTCTCAGCATTTTCGCTTCTATGATGTGACGGACGGTGGTTGGCATGATGCGGCCCGCGATGCGACTCGCTTCAGCTCACTAGAAGTAGCACGAGCGGTTGCGGATGTCAGGGAAGCCAGAGTTGCCTCCATCCAACCCAATCAGCTCGACGTTGTGGTTCTGATATAACCGCCAGAGGAGCCCACATGCCAAACCAAACCGGTATACCCTGTGTGACTGCCTACCTCGATCAGGCAGAAACACTCTTCAGGCACGCGATCGAGACGCCCCAACGTAACCTCGACGCACTCCGCGGGGTTAGGATCTCGTACGGATACGGCCGCAAGTATATCATCGAGTTATTCGTCGACTATGGAGTCCGTAACGGACACCAGTTCAACCGTCTGATGGTAGCGCTCTACCTGCGTGACGAGCACAAAACCGATCGGTTGCGTCTCCACTTCTTTCGGATCGAGAAGAATTTCGATCTCACCCCCATCTGATCTTCCCACACCACCAACCATAGAAACCACTATATGGCCAGAAAAACCACATGGACGTCCGCCAACATCAGCCGCTGTCGGCAGCTGAAGCGGGGCGATACGGTTCAGTTCCGACACAAGACAGATACCTACACGTCGACTGTCACCGAGTGTTTTCTCGACTGCAACGGCTATGACAACCGCGCACCGATTAAGGCCATACTCGGTACTGACGACGACAGAAAGATCTGTCAGTTTGCCGCCGAGGCTTACGGATACGCCGCACCAGATGGTGTTTGGCCAGAGTCACGTAAGGGTGATATGGCGGCTCTGACCCGAATGGTCAAGGCGTTGTTTGCCTACCGGCCTGAGACCGCCAAGGCAGAGGCCGCACGGCTGGCCCGTATGCCGGCGAACGCGCGTCGGATTCACGAATACCTCGAAGCCCATCCGGGCGCCTACGGCTGCCACCGTACCGGCGTGATCGCGGTGGTGGAGGAGTTGCTCGGCGTCAAGTTCTAACAACCCAGCCACCCAGGGAGGCAGTATGGAAAAACCTGTAAAACACCAGCTGCCTGCCCAGGTGGCGGTTTTGGACGCTTGTCTCACCCGGTATCGCGAATGGATCAGTGACCCGAAGGTTGATCTCGACCAGACAGGCTGCCAGAGCACCAGCATGCGGTTCGGGCACTTCCTGGTCGAGATCGGGGTCTTCAGGGTCACCGACCCAGCCGGCCGCTCCTTTCATCGCCTGATGGTGTCCTGTTACCAGTACGGTGGGCTCCAACACGGCTGGATGCGCTTCTACCGTATCAACCCTCGCACGTACGAACTCACCAACGACTAACCCATGATTCTGGCTCAGCCAGAGGAGCAGAGTATGCCGGATAGCAATGTGGGACATCATTTCGGTACCGGTTTGAAAATCGAGGTCGGTCAGTACTGGACCACCGGTGAGGCGGGATGCATCGCCCTTATCACCGGCGCGTCCTTGGGGCATGAACTCAGCAGAATGCGGTGGTGCGGACTTCTGTTCAGCGCCTCTGGTGCCAGCTCTGTGAGTTGGACCCTTGATGGGCACGCCTTTCTCAACAAGTCGGACCACCACAACCTCATCTCTCTGGTCGAGATGCCGGGTCAGAAGACACCTGACCAGAAGATGCCGTTCGATCCAAAGAAACCAGTACAGACACGGGATGGGCGCAAGGCGCGTATCCTTGCCACGGATCTGTTGGGAGTGCACCCGATCGCCGTAGCGATACGTGAATCAAACTATGAGATCATAGAAGAGCGTTATGCCGACGGTACGACCAAGCGCTATCCAGGGGACGATGACGATCTTGTCAACGTACCAGAAATGGAGACAAAGGACGAGTCCACTGGTCCACGCCATTGGCTGACTGGTGAGCCCATCGAGTTGGCTAGCCGCTGGGTGGATCGTGAAGGTACCGTATGGGAACTCGACTTGGAACGAGACAACATAAGCCGATCCGAATGGTATTGGCATGGCCATCGTCTCGGTAATCGTGTTGTACAGAGCGTGTGGCACCGTAATGGACGTCATTGCTCAGATGGTACCCACAGCCGATTGGATCTGATGAAATGCATAGCAAAAGATCTATATTTCGCATGAGCGAACACCATTGCCTCAAGTGTCGGCATTGTCAGGTAGACCTCGGGTATGCGGGATACTCAGATGTCACGCCTGGCATGGACAGCTCAATCACCTGCCTAAAACGGCATTGGGAGCTGTCAACGTCTGAAAATGACGTACGGGTCGAGCTGTCCGTGAAGATGGAGCAGGCCCAGAAGTGTCCCGACTACGAAGAAGGATAACCAACCAACCTATGATTCTGGCTCAGCCAGAGGAGGCTTCCGTGCCAACCGATACCCAACCCCTCAACCTGATTTCGCGCGAAGAGGCCGAACGACTGTTCCGGCAGTTTTTCGGCCCCTACTCCGCTGGTCTTCTGATGCTGGATCTCGATCGCTCCCTCATCGGAAACCGTCGGATCCGTTTCGCCGCCCGATTCCATCTGATCGAGTCGACTCCGGAGCATCCGACCCGTCGGGTGCGCGTCATCCTGGTTCCCCTGCATGCCGATACCGCGCAGGCTGAGGAATACCGGGTCGCGCTGACCAAGGACAGTTGGCGCTTCGCCAGGTTCGTGGATCGTGACGTCATACGGTTCGTCGAGAAGCCGTCCGATCGGTTTCTGGCGACCCGTTTCGAGACCGTGCGGTAGTAGGCTTCAATCCACCCAACCAACCAATTCTGGCACCGCCAGAGGAGATTCAAATGTCTGACCATTCTACCGATTCGTTCGACAAGCTCATGTCAGCAATCGGCCTGATGTGCTTGATCTTTCTGATGATGCCGTTTTCAGTCCTCCTGTGGGGGCTGCTGACGTTCAAGGCGTGGGAGTGGTTCATGCCGCTCCTGCCGTTCGCGCTTCCCATGCTGAGCTTCAAGCAGGCGATCCTGCTGCGTATCCTCATCGGCATGATCTGGCCAGCCCCAGTGACGCCGAAGCAGGACAACGAGTATGCCTTCGTGGTGGCGTACGCGATATTCACACCGCTCATGACGATGATGATCCTGTGGGTCATCCACTGTCTGGTTTGACCAGTCATGTGGTCGCCACTGCGTCGTTTTTTCCACCTCTTCTCTTCAGATAAAGGACCCACCGTGCGTACCTGGAATGTTTCCAACATCCATGAACTGACCTGTCTGGCCGAATTCGATGTCGTCGAATTCCCCGATGGCCTTCGTAGCAAGGTTTGCGCGAGCTACCTGGAGATTCTCAAGCGGACGGAATCCGAATACTGTGCCTCGCCAATCATCAACGTCTACGCCGACCGGGTGGACGCGGCGACTCTCGCCTACGGCTACGCGCCTGCCTGGTCAGGCGAGTACAGCTGGCCATGGTTCCGCCGTGATGACTTCGCTGCCGCGACCCGACTGGTGAAGCTGATCTTTCGGCTCCATCAGGTCCCCAATCAGGCTCGCCGTGACCGTCTGATGACCAACCCGCGATTCCGTCGTGCGTTCAATCGAGCGGGTGTCGAGGCCATCGAGAAGGCCGCCCGTGAGGCAGCCGCAGCGGCAGAGAAGGCCAAGCGGGACCGTGAGGAGATGCTGGCGCGTCTCAACCGTAGCCATCCGAAGGCCCGAGAAGTGTACGAGTGGTTCGAGAAGAACCCTGGTGCGTTTGGCTGCCAGCAGCAGAAGGCCAAGGAGCTGTTCGGAGTCCTGCTGGGGTGCCAGTTACCCTGACGGGCTAGGCGGTAATCCAACATGTTGATCGATCACCACTTCCTGGTTGTGCTGAGCGAATACCTTGTGTGGGTCGGATGCTCTTGGGGCATTCTCGGTCTACTCTGGGCATTTTTCGAAGCCAAACAGGCCGAGGGTACCAACCGTAGCCGAATTGGTTACTGGTTGGTGTTCTCGTGCATATTCAGTGTATTTGGCCCAATCGGGCTCGCCTTTGTGTTTTGCCTGACTGGCTTTGGCAAACATGGGTGGCGTCTACCCAGATAGCCTGCTGTTGTTTTCATCACCTACCAACCCAACCCCGACGTTGTCGGAAACGGAATCCTACTATGCCAAATCTTGACATTCCCACCAAGCTGACCCAGATCACCGCCATCCAGAAGACCGCACTTCGTCTCAACGCCGCCCTGATACGAAAGATGGCGGCAGCCGCGGCTCCCAAGCCGGCCAAGGCCGCGAAGCCGGCTGCCGCCGGTAGCCCGGCCCGACGGGCCGAGCGAATGGGTGGGCTCATCGAGGCCCATTTCGGTGACAGCGGTCACAAGAAGGCGATCGTCCATCTGATCGCCAACCTCATGGACGTCGAGGTCGACGCCCTGAAGCTGAAGCTCGATGACGACGACACCGAGGACGAGACCGACCACCCGTTCAGTTTCGCCGTCGGTCAGGCCTACATCGTCGAGGATGCCGGCTCGGTCGGTCTGGTCGACTTCTCGGACGATCGTCTCGTCATCGTCTCTAGGACCGAAGACGACGATGCCCATGTGATCTACCGTCAGGACGACCATGTGCTGAACGAAGACTGCTATCTGAGCCAGGATTCCGACCTGCGGGTCGCGACGCCAGCGGAGATCCGCGCCGAGATGGCGGCGTGGAAGCTCATCGTGGGTCATGAGGATCTCGACGACCAGCTGCGTCGGCTGGGGTTGTCGTAGTCGGTTTCGGTTTCGTTCCTACCCACCATACAGATTCCAGAAACCCTGGAGGAGACCACTATGCCTGCACATGCGACGAAGATTCCGATCGGTGACGGCCACATGCGCCGTCGGGCCGCCGCCCAAGCGGCCCAGAAGACCGACGAGGCGGGACGCCACGCGCGTCGTGCGCTCGCCGAGGGGCCCCAGAAGCCCGGTCAGTCGTGGGGCACTCGTGCCCACTGCCTGACCGAGGCCCGTAAGGCCCACCTGCTGGGTCGCCACGAGAAGGTCACCGAGCTGCTGGGTCAGGCCAACCAGCTGGCCCGACTGACGACGCGCGAGAAGGCGCGGGTGACCCGATGAGCCGCAATCCCGTTGCCGACATGATGCGTCTGATCGTGCTTATGCACTGTCTGATCATTGAGGGGTTTGGCAGCGTCTTAGTGACCTGCTGGCTCGCTCACAACCTGCACCACCCCTGGCACCCCCGACTGGCCCTTATCACGCTGGTGGCCGGGCTGGCGGTCGGGTTCTGGCTGATGGGCCGGATCCGCCGACTGATCGGTCAGCACGACACCACTCCGACCAACCCATCGGCTCTACCGTCGGGTTCTCCGATTGCGGCCATCGATGCGGTCCAGGAGGAGTATCCGACCGATCAGGCGGCCGTCACCGAGCCGATGACGGAGGTTCCGGTCGAGAAGGTGGATCGCAGTGACGTGGAGAGGTTCGCCAGCCTGTTGGCTCGGGCCCAAGCGGTGCCCGAGACGGCCGGTGAGGCGATGGTGGCGGCGATCGACGAGGAGATGAAGTCCACGCCGGTGAAGCCGTAATTCAGCCACATGGTTAGATGGCTGTTGAGGTTGTTTGGCCTGCCCAGGATGTCGGTTTGGCTGACCTGGGCAGGCCCAAACGGCCACGCGTATCGGAAAGAGTTTCGTGTTGCCAACCCAACCACGCTGGATGACTTCTATCGCTACCGGGTCCCCTACGCGGTATCCGGTATCATAGAGGTCTGGCGTAATAAGGAGCTGGTACTGACGGTGATGAAGCGATGGGGTCTACAAGACCTGCGACAAGACCTTCTGGAGCCTGGGGATCATCTGATCTTCATCGCTACGGAAGACCTGCCGGTCGAAGCCAAAGGTCCACTATGAGCGCACTTGCGCGATTGTTTGATGCTGGCATGCAGACCCTCCGGGTGATCACCCCTCAGGCGGAACCGGCACGAACCAAGCCGGAGCCAGCCCGAGCGGCGCCAGAGGCCAAGGCGATCACGCCTTTCAATGATCCGTTCGGATCCCGACATGTGGAACGCATCTACATGTTCATCTACATGCATGATGGGAAACCATCGGTCAGCGGGTCGGTCAAATTCAAGAATGGTGAAACATCTGGCGAGCAGGAATTCAGGGCTGACACGCTCGAAGAGCTGCTGCTCAAGATCAAGTTCTTCATCCAAACGATTGACAAGAAATAATCCAGATGGCTATCATTCAGCGTGATGAAAACGGCCGGATCCCTCCGTGGCCTAAAAAGGTCATGCCAGAGATCCATCCGTTCATCGTCAACGGAGCGGTACAGGACCGCATCATCCTGCCACTCTGGTGCCCACATCTGCCCCGCTACAAGGGTGTTCGACCACCCGAGATGATGGGTGACCCGCCACCAAAACGGCGCAGACGTTTGCCAATCAAAAAGGTAGCCTGATCCTTACCCATTGGAGTCAGTATGACGCATAACGAACTAGCCAGGCTGGTTCTCGATGTGCTCTGTGACTCCGATGGGGTCGAGGAGCATGAATTAGTCGGCACGATCACCGTACGGGCCTACCAGCCCTATGATGGTGCCGACGATCTGATCGACTATGTCGATCTCGCTCACATTCTGAACCAGTTGGTCCAAACGGATCAACTCCTGCGTATCCGCCACAGCTTTCGTGGCCGCACCTCTACCTACTATCAGGTTCTCTCATGACCCCTACCCAATCAACCAACGTGGCGATCAAGCCGAGTGCCAACCAACTGACCCTTCAGACCCGTCTGACCAAGGCATTCGATCTGACGATGAATCTCGGCCCCCATGGGGTCCGGCTGTTCGACCAGCGACCCATCATCAATGGGGCGTTCATCAAGCAGGGGTCCGGCTACCGTGGCGCCAACTTCCGCAACCTGTTTCAGCGTACCATCTTGCCGGTCGTGCCAACCAATCCGGCCGCCGGGTGCACGTATTTCGACGTGTCGCTCGACCTGGATTGTGGCCTCACCCCCTACTGCTTCCTGCGGTCCCTCCTGGTGCGCAAGCTGCCCGTGTGGGCCAAGCATGGCCGGTTGGGCTACCGGTTCATCACCGATACGATCGATGATGCTCCGCTGATCAAGGCGACCTGCGTCCGCATCGTGACCAAGCAGGGATCCGAGGCCGGCCTGCATGGCGAGATCATCAGTGACTGGTTCTGCTACAACAGCATCCTGGAGTTCTCGAATCTCGCGACGGTGGCGGAGACGATGGACCAGCTGCTGGACTTCGCGGTCAGCCGGCCCGGGAAGACGGTAGCCCGCTACCAGCCGATCGACAAGACGAAGGACCAGCTGATTCCGAATAGCGAATTCAAGCTGATCGCGCTTCCGCAATAGCATTCATCCCACTCACGTGAGGGGGATCATGGGGCTTCCCAGAACACGTAACGGTCCCTAGCGGGCAAACGGTACGTGGGTGTGAGGTCTGGGCCCACTAGGCCTGACCTCTGGTGTGTGCGACTCCATCTGGCCCCTCCACTTTTAGAAAGGAATCACGCGTATACCAAGGCACAAATCAAGCAGCTTGAGGTCGAAGCAAATAAGCAAATGGACCTCAAGGAAGCCGCTCGCAAGCTAGCGGATCGTACGCTTCGCAGCATAGTCGGCCTTGATCCAGAGATCGGTCCGCTTGCCCGAAAAGTTCAAGAGTTGACGAAGCCTTAACCCACCATCTGCAGGAGAATCTATGAAGTATGTAAAGGATTCGGTTTTAGTGATAGAGGAGGGAGAACTCAGTGACATTGACTATAAGGAAGCGATGGCAATCATCCAACGCGCAGCCGACAAAGTCATGCACGATACGGAAGTACAAGCCCGAGACATCACGGTGTCGATGGGTTCCAACTCATCCGTAGCAGAGATGTGGATGTACTACTGGCGTCCATTCGACCCTGTGAAAGACAAGCGCGTACCCATCTCACGTATCAGGGAAGTTCAGTTCTAACCCTCAGGTAAAGTATACCCAATGCGATCGGATCTGAAAAAGGTGATTTGCGAGGATGCCCGTCGCGGCCCCCGTGACTCCGGGTATCCGAAGGGTTGGAAGAAGTCCCACCGTAGCCGTAACCCGGAAGACCGGGAGGACTATGGCGAGATGGAGTTCGAACCACGCCACGAGTCGTTCACCAAACGGTTCCTGTGGGACGAGAAGCGCCGATTCAGCGAGAATCTGGGCGCGCTTCGCGGCCTGATCCACAAGAACCTCGGTCGCTCCTGGGATCGCTTCTACAGCGAACTCTGCCAGCAGGTCTCACCGACCGGCACGACGATCGAGAAGCACGTTCACCAGCATCTAGGCGACTTCATCGACATCAAGACCCGCATGAACGGATCCCAGCTGGAGGTGTGCGGGTACAGTGGCAAGTGGGAGCCGGCTGGCCAGGGATGGGCCCGAACCGAGTACTACGTCCACCCAAGCAGCCGACGGATCTGTCGGTACCGGCGCAAGCCGAAGGCCCAACAGGACTGGCAGGCCGTACGGGCAGCCCGAATCCTGGCCGTGCGGAGACCAACCGATGACCCCACGATTGAGATCCATCGGATCAACGGAACCTGGTACCACGTGTATCTCGAACCCGGCGAGCCGAGCATCTATGAGGATCTGCTGGTGCGCCGGTACAGCATCATCGGTCAGCTCTGCCAGAGCTGGGATGCCGAACAAGTCCTCTATGGCAGCGACGGCGGTGGCTTCGGCCGACCGATAGAGGCACACGAGGTTCTGTGCGCGGGGAAGGGTTGGCGCGCCTATCGCAAGCAGGCCCTCAACCATCGTGAATTGAAACGTCTGAAGTTGGAGAACGTCCAAAAGGAACCATCATGAATCTGGATGAGATTGTCCGGCGTGAGAAGGCAGCACTCGAAGCGCGTCAGCACCCGAGGCAACCGCCCGCCGTCCCCCCTGTGCTGCCACCACGGGACGGTAAGTACCGTCTCCTGGTGTCGGCCGGCGGCATCATCGTTGCAACCCGTTGACCACCATTGATTCGGACACAGTCCGAGGAGCACCCATGCCTACCAATATCGGCGACGCCGAGCTTCACATCGCAACCAAGGAGGCGCTCCGTGGGGTCGTTCCCGTCCTGGAACGACGCCTGGATCGCAAGCTGACGACAGCCGAGCACACCGATCTCACCCACGTGATCTCTGGCCTGAATGTCTGCACGGCAGACTTTCGGGCCTGGCTGTCAGCCGACCTGCAGAACGGTCGCATCGAGGAGGAGCTGGCCAACATCATGTTGGATGCGGCAGCGGGTATCGGTGCGGCGATCGTCGGTCGGGTCTGTGACCTGATTCATGAGGATCATCCGATCGCCGTGACCGCCACTCCGATCGCCTTCCGGGTCCTGATGTTCGTGATGAAGGGGCCGGGCCCAACGACCGATCAGCTGACCGGCACGCTCACCCGGTTGGCCACCCTGGAGGTTGACGCGCTCCTGACGATCGTGCTGCCGATCGGGGCCCGCTGGCTCGCAAGCACGGACATGAAGCGGCAGAACAAGCCACCTCTCTATGATGGCCTGTCGTGGCTGCTGGAGACACTGCTGAAGGATCGGCAGCTCGACCAGATGCCAGAGTTCTACCACCATCTGGAGTTTGTCCACGGCACCCAGTATGCCAAGTACGGTGAACTGCTGCTGAAGGTGCCGATCCGTGCCTGAGCCGGAAGACAACACCCTGCCGGGTGACCGCTATCGACGGTTCGCCATGCTGGTTGAGGAGCACTCGTTTGGGATCGTTCTGCTCTTGTTCATGTTTGTTGTCCTCAGTCTGATGGTTTGGCAGGATCTTCATCCCTCAACCAAGCACTATGCGGTGCATCTGATGACCAATGGAGTCGATACAGCGGTGCTCCACGGAGCCACAGATGTACATGAGACGAGTCAGGTACTGACGTTCACCTACCAATCACACCACTACGCCATCCATGGCGACTGGTCCTACCAAGAGGAGCCGTAATGGATCCAGCCGAAGCAAAAGCAGCCCGCCGGGCGATCAGTGACGTGAATGTGAAGGAATTGGTACCCGAGGGGACGCCCAGTCCATTCGGGGTCAGAAACCGATTCCTGTGCGACGCCAGGAAGCTGGCCAAGCGGGGCTACCGACGTAAGGCCGATCAGCTGGCCGAGAAGGCAGAGGCGATTGCCCCACTGACGGCGGTAGAGCGTCAGAACATCGAAGCCGCATACGCCCACTACCTGGGCAGCTAATGCCAACCCTACAGATTGGGCCAGAGCCCAGGAGTGCGCCGAAGGGTTTGTATCGCCATCGACTCGGTGTAGCGGCCACTGAGCTAGCGGAAGCTGCCAGAATGGCGGCAGAGCGTGTGGCTGCCGCGCAGGCGGCTCAACGGCAGGCCGCGGCCCTGCAGGATGCGGCCAGACAGCAGTGGTTTGCCCAATGGAAGATCGGGCAGGTCTGGCAGTCGTTCGAAATCTACAGAGTATACCCACGCCTCGGACCCCATCATGGGGAATGGGTAGTCTCTTGCATGTCGACTATGGGTTATACAAGAGTAGGGCTGAAACCGAACTCACCAGGGATTGGTCCAGAATGCGAATGCGCCTACGATAACACCGAGGGTCGAAATCGTATCTTCTATACTGCCTTCGGTCGGGTTCAACTCATCCAGTGTCTCTACACGCCACCATAATCCAAAGGTACACCATGCCAGGAAGAACCGGTTTCGAAAACCAAACTCGCGCCGCCAACCTGTGCAGAGATTGGCTCGCCCAATGGAAGATTGGTCAGATCTGGATATCCAATCCGCACAATCTCGGATACCTAGATAACCCTGTGGTTCAGCGAGAGTGGGAAGTGGTAAAAATATGGAGAGGAGATAATGGCGAACATGAAGGTTACATTTGTGTGGGTGTTCAGCAGGTCAGCCCCGATCGACATGCCTACACTACCTGCTATTACGATCCGGCTGCGCCATCAACCCGTTATCTCGTCTGTAGTGATGCATATAATAGACCGCTCGAACTGATCCAGTGTGTTTTCACCACTAGCTGCTAAGGAGCCAACATGGCTGCCAACAAGTCCCCTCTGAGCCTCCGTGGCTGGCCCTACAGCCCCTTCAATGGCGCGGAGCGCCACCGCGACCATGGCGCCGGCAAGAACAAGCCGTCCCGTCGGCCACCCTCGTTCTGCGTCAGCGACGGCTACCGCGACGGCCAGAACAAGTTCCACATGGTGGGGCGGCCCAAGAATCGCAAGGTCCGGCGTGGTGAGATCGCCGAGAAGGTCGCCAAGAAGGCAGACTGATGGACGACATCGCCAACCGCTACCGTCGCGGTCTGGTGGTGTGGCTGGATGACCGACGCCCTATGAGGGAAGGCTACCAGCTGCACTGCCGGACCGGCGAGTCGCTGCTGGAGCTGTTCCGGCACGACGCAGTAGCGTTCTGTAGCTTCGATAACGATCTCGGGCCTGGGATCGAAGGAATCGATGTGATCGATCAGGTCGAGCGATGGGTCCACGATGGGGTGATCGCGAAACCGGTTCGGTTTCAGGTCCATACGGGTAACTCGGTCGCGGGTCTCCGTATGTGTGGGGTCATCAACGATCGGATCTATCCGCATTGGGAGGTTGATTGGCTTTGCAGGTATCAGCCGGATCTGGCGTGAAGCGCAAGCATCCAAAGGCCAATCTGGTGGAGGAGCTGAGGACGGCATTCCGCCGTCCGATGCCTCGACCGAAACAAGTCTTCAGAGATCGCCGCCGGCGTTCGCGTGAGTCGTCGCCACCTCACGAGGAGTAAGAGCGCCGGCCCTATGATTCTGTCAACCAGAGGAGGATTCGGTGACCCCACGGGACCAAAAAATTGCCGTTATGGGTTGTGCCGTCATGACCACCGTGATGTTTGTCCTACTGTGTGTGGTCACCGTACGGCTTGGCCAACTGAACCGTCAGCTCGATCATATTTCGGAATACAACGCCCGTGGTGGAACGGCGTTAGAGCAATTGACCAAGATCGTCAAGATTCAGAACCAACAGATTGATCGGTTTCGCCGCAATCTCACCCACAAGGGTGTGGACCCAGATGAGTTTCTGTCTCATGATTTTGATCGTGAGGAAGAACCACCGAAGACTTTGCCGATCGAGCCCGTGCAGCCGAACCCACCACCAGAGCCGGATCCAGAGCGGCTCTAACCGTATCGATTGGCCCTACCGATGACCAAGATGGAAGAACTCGAACAATTCATCCGCGTGATGAGAACGCAGATTGCGTTTTGTGCACGGACGCGACGCCTCTGGCTGATCGAGCGGTTGAAGCCACTTCTTCTCCTAGCGGTGTCGCTTCAGGACGACATGAAAACAAGTGGTTGCTACGGATCTGTCTCGGCGGAAGAGCGGGACAAACTCATCAGTTTCAACCTCGGACATCTCAGGCTTGCGGCCGATGATGCGACCGAGCTGTCGATGACCAAAGACATACTACCGTCGGGCCTGACGATAACGCCCGACTGGACTAAAGAATTCGGAGTCTAACATGCCATGTAGTGATGGAGGCTGGGGCTGTAGCCGAGATGGTGAAGAGTTAGCGCAGCTGGAGCGTCGCCATACTCTCCTAGCCCAAATGCTGTGTGCGGCCTGTCAGTCCCTCCAGGACAATGGAATTCGGATTCCCCGTAACACCGCCACCTGGTGGGCAGAACACCAGGAGGCTGATCGTCGTCGTATTCAGCGCGAGCAGGAGACTGCCCGCCGAGCCAGCATTCGTGCCTCCGCCCTGTCCAAGATCCACGCTACCCTCACCCCCGAGGAGCGAGCTGCCATTGGGATCAACTCCCAGCGGTAGTTCGCCCTCTCCACCTGTTTCCAACCATTCGAAAGGATTCTCATGCCTACCCAGGCCATCAATCCCAACCGTGCGCGCCAGGATGCCTGGATCGCCGACTGTGTCCGTCAGAATGCCGCCAGGGCCCGCACGAGCGTCGATCGTCGCGGCATCCGTGATCGTGGCGACTATCTACGCACCAATCTGAGGAGTGCCTTCGACAAGATAGCGACTGTCGGACTGACCGCAGACGAGTTCACAGCCCTCCACAGCGCATTCGCCGACAAGGCCAATGTGTTGCGACTCGGATTCCGCGCACGCTAGTTCCGTCTCGTTTCTGACTCATCCTGACACCACCACATCATCAGAGGAGGCGTTATGCCGATTCAAAATAACCCAAGTCATATCCGTGCGGCCCTCAGGGGTCGTAGTCAGGCGGCGAAGCGTGAAGCGATCGCTCTCCTGATCCAACGGCCCGATGCATTGGATTTTGTGGATGATGTGAAGGCAGTCTGTCTGGAGTCCCGCACCGCGCGGGCCAGGCAGACCTGGCTGGTTGCGAAGGATGCGCTGTTCCAGCTCGATCCACACGCGTGGGTAGAAATGGATCGGCAGCACCCCTTCTCTGAACTGAAACAATGGGAAGCCGAGCAGGCCCACCGGGCCGTCTCGGCTAGCCTCGACTAACCAGTCGAGGTTTTGTCCCTTTTCTCCTGATAGGGCTTGGCCCTAGAATCGAATCATATGCCGACCGAAACTCGTGCTCCTCGTACCCGTCGTACCCCTCCCACCGTCGACATGGCTCGCGTGAACGAGCTGTTCAGCGAACTGGCCGACGTGATGGATGACCTTCGTGACGCGTTGGGCGTCAGGGCCGCCACCACGTCGACCGATGCGCCGGTGGAAACCGCCCCCGAGACGGCCCCGCGATTCGATCGCCCGGTCGTCGATGTGGCACCTACAGAAGAGGCCGTGACCCGGTTCAAGCAAGGGGGCTACGTCGCCCTGCGCAACACCTTCAGTGCCCAGATCACCAAGATCACCGCCGAGCGCGGTGACTGGGTCATGGAAGGCACGGACGGTCGTGAGACCTTCCGGTGGAACAAGGACGGTATCTCGCTCGACGGGAATCGCCAGCACGACATCGTTTGACCCCACGTTGGGTCAACTGACCGACCCCCACCCTCAGATCGAGGGTGGGGGTGTTTCCTCACCAGCTGATGGAGTTTCCAATGGCTGCTTCGCCCACTTCCCATTCCCCCGTCACCCACACCGATCTTCAGGTGCTCCTCATGAGCATTCTGTCGCTTGGTCACTCAACGAGTCTTCTGGTTCCGCGACCTTCGGTACGCGAAATGGAACATGCGCGTGCCAAGCAGAAGCGGTCCCACCAGGACTACGTGGCTGCCTTCCGCGCCCTGCCGGCGCGCCGACGTCAATTCGCTAACAATCTGACCGACTGCTTCATAGGGCTGGCCCGCTATGCCAGCTACGAAGTACATCTGGCGGCCAACGATCCCAACAATCCCATCCCAGGCATCGACCTGAAGATCATGCTGGAGGATCTGGTGGACGCGCTGGTCCAGCGTGGCATCCATACGTGCCGCCAGGTCAATGCGCTGGCGCAGATCTCACAGTCACACGAGCGGGTCGAGCGTTCTGACCAGCTCAAGCACTTCCGCAAGGACGTGGCGGCCATCAAGAGCGCTCTCGACAGTCGTCGTGTGCATGCCCGGCAGAATCTTCTGACCCGGTATGCCAGCGAGGTCGAGATGGTCGTCACCTACATCGGTGGCGATCGCAACGCAGAGGCGTTGCTGCGGAAGATCCGCACGGTCCTCGGCCCCACCCATGCGGTGGCGCCGCAGACGATCCACGAGGTCGCGGTCCCCGCGAGTGAGGCCGCACCCGTCGATCCCGCTCAGCTGGAGCGCGAGATCCAGCAGATGGCCCAACATGCCGAGCAAATCCACACCGAGGCTGTGTTGGGTTCGCTCACCGATGAGCGGGCTCAGGACGGTCTCACTGACGAAGGATGATTCATGAAACCCAAGCAGATTCCCATTCTGGCCCTCAGGGCCTATTCGTGTGCGGTCGGTCAAACCGAGCCGAATCCGACGTTCGCGGCTGAGAGTCTGATGGGAGTGAGGGCGAAGCTCATGGAAGCTCTCCATGACAAGTCCTCACAACTGTATCAGCTGCTCCGCAACACCGGCTTCTGCACCGTCACCCTGATGGGGCTTCACCAGTATCGCCATATGGAGCGATTCGATGGAGGCCTCTGTGGTGTGGTGTGCGAGAACGGCACGCACGCGGTGATCGAACTGGAGACGCCCGACCAGAATGGCGAGGCGGCTCTCAGGTGGATCAACCGAGCGCTCTCGTACTGCCAATGGTGCGTTCTGGTCGAGCAGGCCCACAGGGCCGGTGAGCGGCCACCCGTGCTGGAGCTGGCGCTCCACGAACCCTGGTTCGAGGCCTGGATCGGTGCGCAAGCCCACCGCTGGTTCAACCAGTGGAAGGCCGCACATCTGCAGGCATCGGCCGAGCGGGTCAAGGCCGCACAGGCGGCCGGCTAGTCAGCCAAGCTGCCCCACCGGCCCCGCGGGGCCGGTGGGTAGGAGCCACGATGACACAACTCTATACACCGGCTCAGCTCCGACAGGTGGTCCCACAGGCGTGGGTTCACTATTCGGAGATACGGGTCCATCACCGAAGCCCCAAGCACGACTGCTGTCAGATTCTCCGCAGCCGGCTGACGATTCCGGTGGTGGCGTGGAACCAACTGGAGCGTGTGGCAGGCGTAACGTTCTTTTTCGATCGTAGTGATCTGCTGCTGTTACCGGCGGCCGAAAAGATCATCCACATGAACAAGTTCTGCTGCTACGTCAGGTTTGAACGTGGCCGTGGATGCATCCGATGGCTCCTCAAGGGGGTCTATCCGCCTGGCAAATGGCGTGTCGAAACCTATCAGGGAGTCAAGATGCTTCGCATCTGCGGGGCCAGTTTTGCTGACGTGAACCGTCAGTGGCTCACCAGCTGGCACGATATCGAGGCGATCACATGACTAGCCTCAAGATCGGTCAAATATGGTTCGAACAGAGAAAGCTAACGAGCGGTATTAATACACGGCTCGTAGTCATACGGGGTGATACCCAGCACGCATATTCAGGTTGGTGGTATGGTTCTACGGATTGGTACCAACACTATGTTAGTCCCGGTCGTAACCCAGGTTGGCCAGTCCGGTTGATTCGAGAGCTAGCCGATGGTTGCTGCAGTCTTCAGACCAATAATGGCGAACAAATCATGTTCCTGCTATGGAGCCCCGAATGAACAAAATCAAAGGTGTGGTGGTACTGATGATGTGGTTCGGGTGGCTCGGAATCGTCAAGATTCGCGATCTACTCACAAGTCGCGATCGTCCCAATCCATAGCCGTCACGATCGGCGGCACCAACGTCTGAAACGAGTCCGCCAGTACGGGCCACGATTCAGTCGTATGGTAGAGCGCCATAACCGCATTATTGATCGCCATGACGACGTCATCGGTCGTACCGGTGAGTCGTCTAACCAGACTGGTCTTACCTCGCGGTGAATCAACCGTCTCATGGTAGATGTGGAAGAAGTCTTCCAGCATTTCACGTGCGCCCTCATACTGAGGCAGCAGCACCTTCTGACGTCGAATCAGCTCGCATAGCAAAAGCAGCGAGCGAGGCTTGTCGAGTTTGTAGCTGGACCGCACGCCCGTGGTGCCGGCGGGTGTGTAGGAGACGATAGGGTTGTTGGGACCCATAACGGTCAGACTAAATGGAATGATGCGTTCGATCGGCCAGCCAAAGTTTCGCAACAGAGTCTCCCGAACGTCACCCGCACCGGTGAAGTCGTGGGCCACCCAGTTGACCCGAGCGTCCGCCGCCGCGTCCTTCACCATCTCGGCCTCTTGGTTATGGTTGGCCGCATATGGGGTCTTGTAGATCCACTTGACCTCCACGACCCCGTCGTGACGCAGTCCTGCCAAACACAGCACGGTGTTGGAGATGAACTCCTCACGATCGGTTTGGCGTTCCTTGCCCTTACCACCCCAGTCGACCCCCAGGACGACACTCAGGTAGCGGCCCCCCTGCCACTGCTTTGGCAGCATAACCGGAAGAGTAGCGGCGGCTGCGAGTTCTTCTTTGGACAGCATCTTCGATCCTATGTCGTAGGCCTCACCGAGGATCTCGTTGTAGAAGGCGAAGGTCGGCTTGTCCCCCTTCATGGCTCGCTGGATACGGTGCCAGCTCTTCGGATCCGCGTAATGCATCGGCAGGATGGGCTGAGGCACCGAATAGCCAGCGAACTCCATCTGGCGGTCCGGATACGTGTGGACGTAGTAGCCGAGACGGCTATCGAGCGGCTGGCCACATTTGTAACACACCAGAGTCTTAGGATGGTCGACCATCTTGAGCAGGTGACCGGATACCGAACAGATGTTCTCGACCTTGCAACCCGTGGTCTGACAGGGGATGTACCAGATTGCCTGACTGGATTTGTTCCACAGCTGGTCAAGCGGTCCATCGGTCGTCTTGGGCGTACCGGCGAATCTGCGCAGCTTGAACTGACTGGCGTCAAGACACGACTCAATCACCGGCAGAACCGACAGGTCAAAGTCCTGCACCTCATCATGGAAGATCTCATCCGACGGCGTACCACGGATGCGGTCGGCAGAGTTGCTGGCGTAGTTGTACAGAAGATACGATCCATTCGACAGCGTGCGCTGCAGGACCGAGTTGTCCTGACCGCGATTCAAGATCTGGCTTCGGAACCTGCACTCCGAGAGGGCTGGCTTCACATAGTTGGAGCTGAACTTACGCACCTGTTCGAATAGCGGCGTCACCGTCAGGAGCTTGTAGTAGGGGTTACAGATGGCCCGCAAGATGGTCGAACATGCGAATGTCTGACTCTTGCCAACCTGGCGCCCACACCGCAGGACCAACTGCAAGGGCAGATTGGTTCGCCGGAACAGTGGCTCCATCGGGAAGTGGCCTTCTGAGATCGAATACGGCTTTCCATTCAGTTTGAAAATCAGCGGTAGGATGGCTACCGCCGGCATGTCCGGATACCGCTCCTGAAGTCGCTGATACCTCTGGATGGCATCCATCACATCAGATGGATCATGCTGACTGACTGGGTTCGCCTGGTCACCTGGAGCTGTATGCGACACGCTGATCTGACGTCCTATCTCGTACTCGGGGGCATCGCTTTAGCCGCGTTATCGCTGCTAAAGGTTCTCGCACTGGTTGGGCTTGTCTACGCCGCCATTGTATGCACCTGCGAGGTATTGGGCTAATACCTATTGCCCCCGTGGGAGAGAACCCCACGGGGCTACTTTTGATGTTCGGCCCACCGGCTAAGCTACGGCCATGTCGAGTGCCCGAATCTACCTACAGCTGCAATTTCCCAAGACGATACTTCGGTTCAAAAGCGTGATACCCAATGTCGGCACTCTTCCGACGGATCGAGCGCGGACTCCGGAAAATCTTCCGGACGTCACATTTGTACCCACACTCCTACCCTTCGTACCGGAGCATCCGGCTCCTTAGGATCTGCGGGTTCGCACTTCTCTGTCTGCTTGCAATCTATCATCCTGTGGTCGCCATCGCGGCGGTCTGTGGGATTGCCTACCTGGTTGGTGAGTAACTTTCCAAGGATACCTAATGGACAACCACGGTCGTAACCGTGATGGTGAAATCGTCCATCATGATGCGGATGGACGCGCCTACGTGCTGGACGAAGCGGGTAACCGCCGTCCGCCCATGCGGAGCCAACGTATCGAAACCGCCAGCGGGTTCACGGTCTATGATGACTCCGAGGGCCACTGTGGCCTCTGTGGGAGCCTGACCTGCCGCGGCGGTTGTTTCAAGTAATCAGAACCAATTCAGCCAACCAACCGAGGAGTCAGCATGTCAGGTTTTTGTGTCTTCTGCATCGGTGTGCTGGCGGTGTTTGGGCTCACCCAACTGACGGCTAAGTCCACCATCATGAGCTACCCAAGGGAGCTGCTGGAGGGATGGTTCAGCCGGATTAGCGAGCGGAGACCGCTTAGCCGATGGCCCCTGAATCGAATTTGGGCCGATCTGGCCGACTTTCCAACCTGCCCAACCTGTCAGTCCTACTGGCACGCCTTGGCCGTCACCCTGCTGGTTCACGATCACGTACTGGGCGGGATTGGGGGTTTCGTTGTTTGCTGGTTCGGACTCGCCGGGGCGGCCAAGCTGGCCCACGACACACTGACTCGTCACCCACCCGCACGTGGTAACCAAACGGTTGCCGACCTCATCGAGGATATCTCATGACCCCCACGCCGATCCGAGTCGGTCAAATCTGGTTGGCTGGCACGCATGACATCCGATGGACGGTTGTCAAACTAACCAAGCGAACCGAACTGCATTATCAGGTCGATCTGTCCTACCAATCGACAAGAGGCACAAGTGACGGGTCATACGGATGGAGCGGTTCGATACGCTTTATCAATGGGGTTTGGGCCCGTGGTAATGGTGTGGATCCTTACGCGCTAGCGACGCTCATTTATGACCCCGCTTAAGATTGGCCAGATCTGGTTGGGTTATGATCAAAACGTTCGATGGACAGTTGTGAGGTTTGCCAAACGGACCGAACTCAGTTACCAGACCGATCTGTCCTACCAGTGGTGTACGAGCGTAGATCGTGATACACACAAGTGGACCGGTGACGTACGGTGGGTCAGCGGAGTGTGGTCTCGGGCCACCCACGGTATCGATCCTTACGCACTAACGACACTCATCTATGACCCTCCAACCACTTAGGCCGGGGCAGGTCTGGCAGGCCGGCAAGATCGATTGTGCACCGGACTACCAGCGCATGTTCACTCTCCAGACGGTGGCCCGTTCGGATGGACCCAATCCACACTGGGTGTGCTCGGGTAGTGAGGAACTGTGGCATAACGGTCAGCTGGCCTGGTCGGTTCACTCTAACGAGCTACGCTGGATCGAATCGCGCGATCAAACCTACTACGCGCATGTCGATCATAATGGAGTGGCTTATCATCAGCGTAACGACATGTCGGGTGATCTCGTGGTTTGTCTGTATGAGGCGTCATGACTGAATCTCCCAAATGGCCAACCAAAGTGATGACTAGCCGCGAGACTACCGAATTCGACGACCGATATCAGGTTTGGGAGCGTATCCAATCCAGCCAGGATGCAATCACACCAGGGTTGTTTGGCAAGCTAACCCTCGACCAGTATCGGTACAACCGAGCGAGCGGCCGGTTGTGTCGTGGTATCGGAGCGATTGCCAAGCCGTTGGTTGGGCTCATGAAGGCAAACAACGAATCCGATGAGCCAATCATCTGTCCAACCAACGTATGCGGGAATGCGTTCTGTCCGAGCTGCTGGTGTGTCCACCAGAACCGACTCGGAACACTCGTCGACCAGATCGAGGCCCCCTACTGGCACGTACGGGTTACAGATCCCGAATTGGTATCTTCTGAGCCACTACATCCGGCGATCATGACTCGGTTCCGGGCCAACCATACGGCCTATCAACTGGTTGGATACCTACCATGCCTTCGGTACTGTGAAACCGAAACGGTTGTCCACTGGGACCATAGAAGCGAAGTTCGGATCGAGACGTTTTACCTGTATCTAGTCGGTCTCTGGACATCTGATGTCCCCATTGGGATCAAAACAGATCGTATCTATGAAAGGTCTACGAGACGTGATCTTGGTGGCTTGGAGACTCAATCGTTCCCATACCGCGGTGCAGCGTGGGACTACTTTGTCTCACTAAGTGACTATCCTGGTAGTGGGGTTGAGTCTTCCAATTATGGTGAAGCCATTCGGTCATGTATGAATTTCAAACGTTATTGTCATTTAAATGACAGACGTGTTGCCCCTAAATAGGGTCCAAATGGTGAATCATCATCTTAAGCACATACTTTCAGTATATTATACTCTCATACGATCCATCTAGAGATCTAAAAAGATATAATATACTGAAAGTATGTGCTTAAGATGATGATTCACCATTTGGACCCATAAAGATAGGTCAGAATAAACCTATGAGTGATCCATTGCTGTGTTTCATGGGCGACCTCCACCTGTCGCATCTGATCTGGACGGATCGCCGTCTGATTCGTGGTGACAGCTTCCTCGGCTTCAGTCAGGTGGTGGACCGGGCGATCGAGTACCAGGTTCCGCTCGTCCTGGGTGGCGACATCTTCGACACCGTACGGCCCGACAGCGGGCTCATCAGTTTCTTTCGCCACGAGATGGATCGCTGCCACCGACACAACATCCAGGTCTTCGCCTACCAGGGCAACCACGACAAGGCACCCACGCCCTGGTACTGCGCCGCATCCGAGCACCCCATCCACGTGGGGGATGGGAAGCCGGTCGAGATCGCCGGCGTATCGGTACGGGCGTTCGACTATGCGGTCCGCGATCAGATCGAGGAGCAGATGGCCAGTCTGGTTGACCAACCGGTTCCCCAGATCCTGATGCTCCACCAGGCGATCCGTCAGTTCCTCAGGTTCGACGGTGCCTGGAACCACGATGCCGATTGGATCCCCGAGGGGATCCCGCTGACCCTGGTGGGTGACCTCCACAGCCCGCTGACCCAACGGGCCCTCCATGGATCGGAAGTCCTCTACAGCGGAGCCACCCATGCCCGCAATTGGGCCCAGATTGGCCCCAAGAGCTGTGTGGTGGTGCGCCGGGACCTTAGCTGGTTCCGAGCCCCCATCGCGGCCAGAACGTTTACCGTGATGACGCTCCAGCCGATGTGGGTGCCCAGCGACCTGGAGGCCCGGTTCGCCAGCCTGACGGCCGACCTCACTGGCCTACAGGCGCTCCCGCCGGTCCTCCACCTGCGTTGGAACCACGAGACACTCGACCAGTTCGCGCTGGCCCAGAAGCTCGCCATCCCACTGACCGAGCGGTTCGGGTTGCTGGTGACGGACGACCAGTGTGGCAGTCACGCCGGTCCCGCCACGCCAGACGACCAGGCGGATTCATCTCAGGTCCTCCCCAGCGTGCCCGACCTGCTGGGTCGGGTGATCGACCCGGACAAGCATCCGGTGCCCTATCGGCTCGCCCTCACCCTGCTGAGTGACCCCGGTGATGCCGGCCAGCTCATCAGGGACGCCAGGGAACGGTTCTGCCAACTGAGACGCACTGGGGTCGCCAAGGCCCCGTAGCGGCCTCAGGATCGATTTCTACCCCATTCCCCCTACTCAGACTACCTTGGCAGCACAGCGAGCCTCTACGGGCCTGCTGGGCGGCTTAGAGAGGCTCCTATGAAAATTCGTCACAGCTATGCTGCCGCAACCGCTCCGATCAACCACATGTTGCAGCAGGGGTTCAGCGACTCCTACATCGCCGAAGAGCTAGCGATCCCCAAACAGGTGGTGTCGTACCGGCGACGGAAGCTGCTGGAGGTTATTACGCCGGCGCCCACGACGGGACTCCTAACGCCCCCACAGACCCGATATGAGCGGGCCGAGCAGATGCTCCGTCAGGGAGCCAGCAACAAGGAGGTCGCGGCGGCCTGCCAGATGAGCGAGACAGCCGTCTCGAACATGAACATCATACGTCGTCAGACCGAGTTGGATCCAGCGACCCGGCACGTGCCGGAGAAGCGGGTCCAGACCACCCTGATGATGGAGATCCTCACGGCCCGTCAGACGTATCAGCAGGACCGCCATCCCCTGGTGTTCGAGTTCTTCAGCAATCCTGGCGAGCAGGACGTGATGGGCGACCTGACGAAGATCTATGCGGACCTCGGATGCACCGTGACTGTCAATGTCTACGATGGATCCGCGGAAACCGACGTGGAGCGTCAAGCCATCCCGAGGCTCCTCGGAAGCGGTACCAAATATGATGCTGGTGATATCGACCCGTACGGTGGTCTGATCGGCCTGGAATGTATCCCACTGATGCTGAAGCGACTCAAGCCGATCAGCCTGATCATGCTGACCATTCCCGGCACCGGGCTGGCCGAGCGGAACGACGACAACCGTTGGAAGTTCCACCAGTATCTCGGTACAAATGGCGACACTTATCAGCGCCACCACGTGGTGGAGTATGTTCGGAAAGAAGCCCTGAAGAAGCAGTTCCGGATCATCGGTGACCCTCATGTGGTGTCGATGGATCGGATGTGGCGGTTTGGGTTCCAGCTCCAGCACGACACGATCGAGAACCTGAAGCGCGATTTTCCGCATAGGGAATGAGACACCGTATGTGGCCTGAAGATTTTCCCACCGTCATACGACTGGTGAGGTTTATCAAGCGATGTCTGTACGCGGTCTGGTATGCATGCCGATTTGTTTGCTCGCCTCGTGTCCGACAGCTATCGGCCCTTTATCGCGAAGCCGCCCCAGATGCTCGCCGCTTACGAGTCGGTCAGGTCTGGCAGTGTCGGGACCAGCGGGTGTCGATGAAGTTGCTTCATCTTGATGACGAAGATGTAGATATCCGCGGTGATCAAGTTGTTGATATGCTAAGCTTTCAGGTAGAGGTGTACCGGTCGGGTGCCGATGGATCGGTGTTCTCGTTTACCGGTCATGCGACGAGAGAATTTGTGTATGGCCAATGGCGACACCCTCATGATGCGGATCGTGATTTCACACTTCTGTTGTATGATCCGGAAACCACATCATGATTACGCGCAAACGAGGTCAAATCTGGCAGTGTAGGAACCAGAACCTACGTATAACCATTCTGAGCGATTCGGTTGTAGCCCGTGTTGATGGTATCGTTTATATCGCGAGGTGTGAGGCTATGACGGAATCAGTCACGTATTCTAATTCGGTCTGGCAACGAACCGGTAGTGGTGGTTGTCATCGCACGTGGAAGGATGGGCTCTGGCGTCATCCAAGCCTGCCAGAACGTGATTTCATTACACTTCTGTATGAGGCACCGTGCTAAAATCACTCCTGCTTACGAACTATTGCCAACATCGAAGTCTGGAGGTCGAGTTTCGACCTGGCCTGAACGGTATCGTGGGTGCCAACGGAAGTGGCAAGTCGAATCTTTGCGACGCCATCCGACTGTTGTTCACGGGTCGAAGCGTCAACAGCGGCAACAACAAGGACAACATCCGCGACGGTCAGGCCGACGCAGAGGTCAGAGGTCTGTTCGATCAAGCCGGTACCGAGTATCAGATCGTCCGGCACATCTATCGTGATCTGCCGGCCAAGTCGATTCTGACCGGACCAGGCACCCGTATCAACAAGGCCGGTGAACTGGATCTGTTTATCCAGGACATGTTTGGCGCTCCGATCGATCTCCTGTTGGACAATGTTTTCATCCAGCAGACCAAGATTGAGGCCATCTTGTGTGCCAGCCCAACCAGCCGGCTCAAGGAGTTCCAGGCTAGCTTTGGGCTCGATCGAACCGAGCAGGTCTATCGACTCCTGACGGTTGAGCAGAATCTCTACCAGGTCACGCCTAACCTGACAGACATTCTGGCCGAGGCGGTTGCTGCAACCACCAAGGCGAGAGCCGAACTGGTAGCGGCAGAAGCCGACCTTCAACGGACGCAAGTCGCGTTAGAGGGACTGGCGGTTCACCAGCAGACGCTTCAGCGGGCCAGTGAAGCGATCCGACATACGGCTGCGGTTGCCCAGGCGACCCAGCAGTACGAGCGGATGACGCAAGAGTGTGAGGCTGCTCGGCTGGAAGCAGATGAGGCCCACCAAGCGTTGGTGGCCAAACAAGCACAGCGTGACGCTAGCCAGGCTCTTGCGATTAGTGCGGTCGAACAGATCAAATCGCTGGAGAAGGCTCACACACAATGGGAACGATGGGTTGAGCTGAGTCAGCGGCTTGCTGAGCTTCAGAAGACCCAGCTGGCACCATTTTCCCAGGCAGATCAAACCGCGCTAGCGGATCAGATCAAGGCCGACACCGCTCGGTTGGAGTCACTCGAATGGATGGTTAAGACGCCAGCCGCGCGGCCGAAGATGCCAGGTCAGGAAGCCCTGGAGGTTGAGCTGGCACGGCTATCGGATAGCCAGCGCCAACTGTCGAGTGAGTGTCAGCACCTTGGAAGTGGGGTCTGTCCGACGTGTGGTCAGACCGTTCATGGCGGGCCAGAGATGGTTCAGCGGAAGAAGTCCGAATTAGCAGTCCTGCAAGAGCAGCGTGCTACCGTACAGGGCCAGTTGAATCAGATCGATCAGATTACGAGCAAGTTGCTGAAAGGTGAAGCCGACGTTCTCAAGACGAACCTGCGACTCCAGACGGCCGAGTTGACCCGACTGACCGAGCTGGCTCGCGCCCACCAGTTGCTGAGTCGTGATGTCGAATCGATTACCAGTCAGATGCGAGGCCTGCCTACCGAGCCGGCGGATAGCGTCCTGATGACTCAGTTACGAGCGATCGTCACGGAGTTCCAAACGCTTCAAACGGCTGTCGCGGTAGCGAATGAGCGCTACGCTGGGTTGGTCACGCGGATCACCCAGGCGGCTGCGACGGCTTGTAAGGCAAAGGAGTATCTCGATCAGCTAGGTCAGATTGACAACATTCCAACTATGGAGGAAGTGACCGAGGCTAAGCGCCAGATGGAAGCTTATCCTGGTCTCAGCCGCGCATTACAGGAACTGACGTTGAAAGTTGGTGTCGCCAGCGGGCTAGCGACACAGCGTGAAGGTGAGGCGCGACGCCTACTTGAGCAGTCTCAGCGTGAGGCTGACGATAACGCGTGGGTCGCAGTCGTTCGACAGGTCAGAGAGGCTATGCATGTATCTGGGTATCCAGCCCTGGCGATGCGTGAATACTCTGCGATTCTCAACAACCATATCGAGCAGTATTTGCTACTTCTCGAATCTCCGTTTCGAATGTGGTTAGACGCCGATATGGCGTTCCGTATTCTCTTCATCAGTGGAGAGAAGAAGGGTGTTCAGGTAGACGCATCTCGCCTATCCGGAGGTGAGAAGATCATTGCGTCGGTTGCGTTCAGGCTAGCGATGGCCGATACGTTTGCCCGGAACATGGGCCTGCTGGTTCTTGATGAACCGTCGGCTTATCTGGACGAGGCAAACATCGTCCATCTTCAGAACCTGCTCCTGAGGTTACGCGAGATTTCGCAAGCCAAGGGCAGACAGATTCTGATTGTCACACATGATGCGTCACTCAAAGGTTTTCTTGACCATGTGATTCACGTCGGTGAGGCGTGACTTGGTCGTTTCAAAGGATACAAATGGCTCGTACTTCTCGTCCTCGTCCGGCCACCGTCACGATCCCCGAGGGAGTCACTCCTGAGGCGGTTCCGACGGTCGTCGATGTCAGTTTCGCCATTCGGACCGATGTGGTGTCGGCGCAAGACCTGGCCAACGTCGGTGCCTACAACATGACCCCCAACGGCATGAACGTTGACGGTCAGCAGTGCTTCCTCGTGACGCGTGAAGGTCTCGACCGTCTGGCTCGCGCCGGCTGGGTCATCGGTGCCCAGCAGCACAGTTCGATCAATGCGATCGAGCTGACCGCCATCACGGCCGGTGCCGCTCCGGCCCCGGCTGCCCCAGCGGCTCCCGCGCCCGCAGCTCCTGAGGCCGCCCCTGCGGCACCTCAGGCGGCTGCTCCTGCGGCAGCGGCTCCCGCCGTGGCTGCCACGGCTGCCACGGCCGCTCCGGCCAAGCCGGCGACCGCCCACAAGGTGCGGATCGGCACGATGGAGGCTTCGGCCGTCGTCGTGACCCCGAAGGGTTGGACCGACTATACGATCGCAACCGATGCGGGCTTCCGTGACTCGGTTCTGAAGGCGTTCAAGGACATCCTGGGCGCTTACGTGAAGCGCAACATCGACGTCTACATCCCGCACGGCCGCGCGCAGGCTCCGATCGCCGGTGACACGTTCAACGTGTTCATCTGGTCGGCGCCCGATGCGGGTGGCCCGGATTCCCGTTTCGTGGTGCCCGAGACCATGTGGGGGCATCAGGTTACCGAGCGTCCGCCCGGCCACTTCGTGCCGTGGGAGCAGGGTGGCAAGATCATGTCGGCCGAGGGTGATGAGGTTGGCTATTTCAACGACAACAACCTCTACATCACCTTCGATGCCGTCCATGCGGTGAACGATGGGAAGACCCTCACGCTGCTCAAGACCTATCTGACCGAAGCGGTCAAGATCATGACGCGTGGGTATCGCCCGCCCAACTATCGCGACCTCTGCGAGAAGTATGTCGCGGTGTCGATGAAGCGATTCGAGATCGAGCGCAAGAACGCGGTCGAGAACGTCAAGAAGGAAGAGGAGGCGCTCGCAGCGGCGAAGCGTCAGATCATCGAGTCGACCCGCAATATCGAGCATCTACAGGCGATCGCCGAGGCCCGTGGCCTGACGACCGATCAGCAGACCGCCAAGCTGACCAAGGAGTTCGTTGCTCTGCGTGAGCTGGCGCATGTGGCGAACGTCACCTTCAAGGGCGACGTGCTGACCGTCGAGACCGATCCGCTCTATGTGACGGATCCTCGGGTCAACAAGCTCCATGCCGTGGGGTGCATGCGCATCAACATCAACACCACCAATGGTGATGTGAAGATGTTCGCGATCGGCAAGACCGTCGATGCCCAGGAGACGGGCATGCAGGCTCCGCACGTGTTCTCCAGCGGTAAGCCCTGCTGGGGCAACATCGGGTCGACCGTCACCGAGCTGGTGGCGTCGTTCGAGTACAAGGCGGCCATCGTGGCCGTCATCCTGTACCTGCAGTCGGTCAATGTGGACGACAGCGCGGGTAGCAAGGTGAACCGGTGGCCGGTGGCCGATCCGGAGGTCGTCAAGGCGCAGCGCGCTGCCCTGGCGATCGAGAAGAAGGCTCGCTATGCTGCCGAGCTGGCCGAATACCCTGAGCTGGCCGAGATGGCCAAGCCGGCGGCGAAGGCCGCTGGTGCGAAGAAGGATTGATCATGACGTTTGTTGGGCACAAGTTCAAGAATGACATTCAGGCTCAGGTTCCCAAGATCATCATCAGCCGCCAGGCTCTTGAGGATCAGGCCATCATCACCGACATCGCCACCGTTGAGGTGGGGATGCTCGGTGCGGTGGAGAAGCTGGCCGATGGGACCCTTGTGGTCCAGCGGGTCTATCTGATCGACCAGCAGGTCAACGCCGGTACCAACGAGATCTCGACCGAGGGGCTGGGTAAGCTCGCGGTCGAGCTGGGCCGGAATGCCAATCCGGTCATCAAGGCCGACGTGAATCGTCTCTACTACTGGTTCCATTCCCATCACACGATGGGGGTGGAACCGTCTGGTCAGGACGACACTCAGGTCGGGCTCTGGAAGCGCAACGAGGCTCCGTTCCTGATCCGAGCGATCGGCAACAAGCGTGGTGAGTTGAAGCTCGATCTGTTCGACTTCGACAAGCATTATGCGGTTCTCGACATCGAGTGGGCGGTCGAGGCATCGTCGGATTCGCCGCGTCGGGCGGCCCTTCAGGCGGAGTTTGACCTCAAGGTCAAGCCTCTCACCTGGAGCGGTGCGAGCCAGGACTGGAGACGTACCAGCTGGAGCGATGGTGACGACTTCAAGGGATATCGTCCGTATAAGCCTTGGGACGAACAGGAAGTGCCGGCTTGGTGTTCGGCTTGTCGGCAGGAGGTCACGGTTGAGCGTCGCCAGATGTTCAGCATGCTGACCTGCCCGTACAAGAAGAAGGGCTGTGGCGTGCGTGCCAAGATGGTGCCGTTCACCCATCTGCCGTCGCTGGGCGACACGGTTGCGGTGATCGAGCTGGAAGGCACAACCTCTTCGACTCCGGTGGCACCATCGGGTCAGGAGGTCCTCGATCACGAGGAGCACTTTTGCGGAGCCCCGCACCACAGCCCTCCTGCCGAAACCTCAGTCTCCTCACGATTCAACGCAAAGGACACTTACCCTGCCGTTGCGGAGATTCTTGAAGGGGCGGAGCAAGCTCCGTCGACTCAAGTGAAGCCAGACCCACAGGCCCCGCGCGGCCCGTAGAGCCAGGATAGGTATGCCGCTTAATACGATGCGGCATCTGGAGGTGTTCGACCCGTATGCTTTTGGCGAGCAGCGGGTCGACATCATCGGATGCGGTGCAACCGGTTCCCGAGTGGCCATTTCGCTGGCCAAGCTCGGCATCAAGAATCTTCACTGTTGGGACTTCGACAAGATCGAAGGCCACAATGTGCCAAATCAGGCGTTTGGCATCGATGACATTGGAAAGCCGAAGGTCGAGGCGTTGAAGGAGATGATCCGGCGCCAGACCGAGATCGAGATCACTGCGCACAATGAGGCCTACGAGGGCCAGCAGGATCTCGGATCGTTCGTTTTCCTCCTGACCGACACGATGAAGAGTCGGAAGGAGATTTGGGACGCCAGTATCAAGTACCATCCCTACTTGAAGCTGATGATCGAGACCCGCATGGGGGCTGACCAGGCGCGTGTCTTTGCGATCGATCCCAATAGCCCCGAACAGGTCAAGTTCTGGGAAGGGTATCTGTATGGGGATGAGCAGGCGACGGTAAGCGCCTGTGGGACGCAGATCACGGTAGGTCCGACTGCCGAGATTCTCGCAGGATACGCCACGTGGACGCTGATCCAGTGGTGGGCCCACAAACAGGGTAAGGAAGGGAAGGAAGCCCCACAGTGGGACGTCCTTGTCGCTATGAGCCCCGCCTTTACTGTCCTGTTGCCCCGGACCTTCCTCAAGAAGGCTGCCGGTTAGTTTGCGCTTGTACTGAAAATGTTGTTTGTTACAAAGGTGGGCCTCTAACCCACCTCTCTCAAGGAAGTTTCACATGGCTATCTCCGTTCAGGTTGGCAAGTTCCCCGGTCGTCTCACCCCCATCACCTGCGATGCAGGCTCGACCGTCGCGGATGCGCTCCGCCACGCGGGTCTCGTGAAGGGCAACTACGACCTCAAGATCGGTGGCGAGAGCGCCAACCTCGACACCGAGGTCTTCGACGGCGATCTCGTCCTCCTCACCGAGCCCATCAAGGGCAACCAGATCAGCGTCCAGGTCGGCAAGTTCCCTGGTCGTCTGACGCCTGTCGCGGTCGATCACGGCGATACCGTGGCCGACGTGCTGCGGCATGCGGGTCTCGTGAAGGGCAACTACGATCTCAAGATCGGCGGCGATCCCGCGACTCTGGAGACCGAGGTTCAGGATGGTGACCTGGTTCTGCTGACCGAGCCCATCAAGGGCAACCAGATCTCCGTTCAGGTCGGCAAGTTCCCGGGTCGCCTGACCCCGGTGGCTGTCGACCACGGTGACACCGTCGCGGACGTTCTCCGCCACGCGGGTCTCGTGAAGGGCAACTACGATCTGAAGATCGGCGGCGATCCCGCCACCCTGGATACCGAAGTCCAGGATGGCGATCTCGTCCTCCTCACCGAGCCCATCAAGGGCAACAAGTGAGGCTAGCCCGCAAGGGCTAGGTTTCAGCATCAGATGAACTCACTCCGGCGGAATGCCGGTTGTGGGTGAGGAAGATCCCCCGGTGGCCGAAAGGCGCCGGGGGATCTTTTTCTTTTGGTATCAATCACTAGTGGGTCATGGCCCCGGTTCTACAACCGGATGGGGGACATAACCAACCTATTGAGATTGATGGAACTCTGTTATCGTAGCTATCCCGACCTAAGGTCCTCATGAGCGACAAAACAGCTATCGTGACCTACCTGGGTAGGGTGATGTCGATTGAACCCGCCTACCTAGGGCAGTTGTTTGAGTCTGACCTTTCCATCACGTTGATCGAGCGCGGTGATCCCGACCCGAGAAATGGATGGAAGCCGCAAGTCATTCAGAAGCCACAGCGTGTCTTCTGGTACGACACAGACCCACAAGGTGTGGCCAAGTTCTTCACCTTCAGTGGATTCGGCCCAAGGATCATTGGTGGGCTAAAAGATGCTGGCTTCACTGTAGAGGAGCGGGATTGGATTCCGTGTGAGCTACCGGCTCCACGGTTCGATTGTATTCCTGCCGACATCCAGTGGCGTGGCAGTCAACCCGCCGTATTGGCATCGATTCTTGCAAATCGTTGTGGCACAGTGGTTTGTCCAACCGGATGGGGCAAGACTTTTATCATGCGTCAACTGGTACACCTGTACCCTGACGCAAACATCATATTCACCGTCCCGTCTATCGATATCGCGCGTGACACCTACCAGTCACTGGTGGCCCAGGATGGGCGGATTGGCTTTTGTGGTGATGGAACTGTGAATCCTCAGCGAGTAACGGTTGCGGTTTCCCATTCGCTCAAGCACTGTCATCGTAACGCTAATCTGTTGGTAGGCGATGAAGCGCATGCCTTGGTGAGCGAACGATTCCGTGAGGATTTGGTCCAATTTCCACGAGCCAAGTTTATTGGTATGACGGCCTCACCAACCGGTCGGTCGGATGGCGGAGACCAATACATCGAGGCTCTGTTTGGACCCATCATATACGAAGTCCCTTACCAGGAAGCCGTCGAGATGGGTAACGTGGTGCCGATTGACGTCTGGGTCTTCCGGGTCGACCATGGCCCCAACGTCCAGTCGATCGTGCGGCCTGATCTCAAGAACCGTAAAGGTATCTGGGAGAACCAGTACCGTAACGAAATGATCCGATACTCGGTGCAGTATGCTAGATATCGGCTGGAGCGGGAGGATCCTCAGATCCTCATCATGGTCGACAAGATCGAACATGCGTTACGACTACAGCAGCTGATGCCCGATTTTACCGTCGTGACGGGTGAGTCGGATGATAGACAGCTCGATAGGCTGGCGAAGCGTGGCGGTATCCTGGAAGGTCAGCGAACCTGTACGCGTAAGGAACGCGCTGCCTACAAGGAGCAGTTCAGCGCCGGTACGCTGCGCCGCGTGATCGCCACCTTCATATGGTCTAAGGGCGTTAACTTTCTTGATCTCGATATCTTGGTCCGCGCCGATGGTACCAGTAGTTCGATCAACTCGGTACAGGTACCGGGTCGATTGAGTCGATTGGGATCGGATGGTCAGAAGCAAAAAGGGCTACTGATCGATTTCAACGATACGTTCTCTCCCGATCTGCAGGCTCGTTCACGTAACCGATTCAAAGTCTATCGACAGAATGGATTCAAGATTGAGCCGGTCACGTAAAGATCAAAACCTGACCCCAGATGGGGAACATTTCGCCGTTACGCCTGAGCTGGAAGTCTTGGCTAAGCGGATCATGGATCTGTTTCTTGAAGTGAGGGCCCAATATTGTGACAAGCGGGTGAGTGCAAAAGTCTCCAGCTATGTCCGTGCGGCGTGGCTTTGCCGGCAGCGTGGACAGACAGCTGAGGAGTTCGTTATGCAACGAGTTCCTCTTATGATCCAGTACGGTATCTGGTACCCACAGGTATTAGAGTCGGCCAAGATCGCCGATGACATTGTTCGACTGCAGGCTAAGCAGCGGATCAGTCATATTGACTTCTATATGGCTCAATGGCACACCTTTTCAGACGCCATCAAGGTCATGGAGCCCCGTCTCGTTATCCTTGACGAGTTCAGGTCGTTTAGCCCACTGTTCCGATGTGTACTTGCCCTCAAGTACAACATCCCTGGCGTGTTGAACCAATATGCTGGTGAGGCTCGTAAAGAGCTGGCTCAGCAACCGGTTGCGGCCGAACTGTTTCCCGATGAGGTTGCCAAACTATGACTCCAGCATTTAAGGTATCGGTGATGCTGGCTCATGTGTTGCATGATCCGGCGGTAGCAGAGCGGTCATTTCAATACATTCTTCCGCAGCATCTCACACATACCCTGGTAGGCGGTGAGACCTGGCAGGGCATCTTGTTTGATATCATCAAGCGGTATTACCAACAATATCGTGAGATCCCTGGTGATTTGATTCTTTTTAACCAGCTGTCGGAAGTCACCTCTCTATTGTTTCCCGAGCGAGGCGACCCCCGTGCGATGGAGATATTCGAAAAGTCTTTTGAGTTTTTGAAAAACTCACACCACTTGGCCGCTGGCTCTGGTGGCCTTGCCAGCGAGACGATTGAGTTCATCTGTCACCGTGTGGTCCGAGATGCTGCTATTAAGCAACAAATCGAGCAGGCTGAGAAGACAGGCACCCTGCACGAGCTGGGCGATCACATCCACAAGATCCGTACCCAGTATGCGGGTGCATCTGGATCCACTATCATCTCGGGTATCTCCACCATGGAGACCGAACAGGTAGAGCGGGTTCGCACTGGAGTTGATTTTGTCGATTCATCGTTTGGCAAGGGTGCTGGACCGGTAGCTGGCGCAGGGATTGCGGTACTGGCAGGCCAGGGATCGGGTAAGACTACCTTTTTGACCCAGCTGGCCATCTCGAACGCTCTGCTGGGTAAACCGGCGCTCCTTGTGATGACTGAGCAGGGGTTTCAGCCCATCATACGGGCCAAGATCCTGAGCTGCTGCACCGGTGTACCGTTCGATGTGATTTCCGATGGCATGTTTAACATGCCGGAGATTGCGCGACGGCTTCAGTGGTCAGCCGATCAGATTGAGATCATGCAGGCTAAGCTTGCCCTTCTGGATAAGAACTTTCACATTCTGGATCAGATCGCCAACCCTGGTGGTATCAATGAGATCGAGAATGAGATCCATAATCTCGAACGTCGCCATAGTGGCCGGTTGGGGATCTTTTGCATCGACTGGGCTGGCCCACTAGCCAGCCACATGAAGGGCATGGATCCAAAGCGGTTTGGTGATGCGCGTGATCTACCATTGCGGGCAGTGGCCGACTGGGTTGCTAGGGTAGCATCCGCTCACAACAACATTGGGGTTGTGGCACAGCAGTTGAGTTCGAAAGCCAATGAGCGCGGGCCGTTCGCGGATAATTCGTATTTCGATGGTGAAGACTGCAAGTCATTCTGTGAATCGATGCGATACTGCCTGACCCTCAACGCGCGCAACCCAAAGGCCCTACCTGGATCAAAGGGCTCTGACGTTCAGAAGATGCGAATCGCGAAATCTCGTGACGACAATATGGGTGAAAACATCCTGGTGCGGAACGAGAACGGCACTTGCTTCAAACGCGCCGATGGATGGGAACAACGCGGTAAGCGGTTCGTAACCAAGGATAGCCCAGCTAAACTGTCACATGCGTTGCCGGTCGAAGAACGGGCGCGTAATGCGGTTCAGGTCGAGCGGGTATGAGCGGTCCACTTAACCCGGTGTTGTACCGGTACCTACAGGCCAAATTTGGCAATGTAAAGATCACGGCGCCTGGAGAGCAACTGCAGGCGCGGGTCGTGACGACTGACCGCGGTGCTGGCGCTAAGCGGTTCGTGAAGGATGGATCACACGAGCAGTATTGGATCAACTGCCCGCTCTGTGGGGATCAGAAGGGGCGACTCGGGCTCAGCTACAGATGGTTGACCGACTGGGAAGGATGGGGTCTTCTCACTCACCTGGCGTGCTGCTACAACAGCGATTGCCCGGTTAGGTCGCCTGCTTTCTGGGAGCCGATTGCGAAAGAACTGACCAGCACGGCAGGTGTGATCGAATTGATTCAGCCCCCGCAGCCAGTTCAGGTTCGTGAACCAGACAAAGAAACCCGACTACCTACGTGTGTGGTGCCGCTTCAGGAACTGTCGAGTGATCACCCAGCGAACCTGTTTTTGCTTCATAAGTATACAGGTTTGACTGGTGCGTATTTGGGATCCTACTACGGTGCTTGTTTCTGTTACGGCAGGGATCCGGATTTCCGACTCGTCCAGGACCGCATTATCTTTCCTATCCACCACAATGGCAAACTCGTTGGTTGGCAGGGACGTACGATTCTGCCAACTGAGCGAGAACCCAAACGATGGATCCTGTCGCCCGGTTATCGTAAGACGCCCTATGGAATCGATCGGATAGGCTCAACGAGCGTTCCGATCATCTGTGAGGGTATTACGAGTTCGATCGCTTGTGGGCCTTCAGGTATGGCGATATTTGGGAAAACGATTGATGACAAGATGGCTCGCGAGATCGGAGCCAAGTATCGTACCTGTGTGGTCTGTTTGGATCCCGAGACGTCAGTGCCGGATCCACGCGCACATGACAAAGTGTTCGCTGCCGAGGCGTGCAGACGATTGAATCAATTTTGTGAGCTACCAGTCTATCAGTTCAACTGGGCGCCAGGCATTCTTGAGACCGCTCGACGAAAAGTTGCGGGTGAAGATGTTCAGGTACCAGACCCGGCAGATCTCGGCTTAGCTGTTATGCATCAACTGCTGAGTCAGCAGGTACCACTTACCCATAGGAGTCTTGTGTGACAACCGCATTGTCTGAAATTGTCGCACTACCGGTGCGGCCACGTAATCAGGTTCTGATTCCTACCGTCACTGAGGCTGACCTGTCGCCCGAGCATAATGAGTTCCGTATCACTCAGCGTGCTGGTCTCGATGTTCCGTGGTTCTGTTATGAGGTCTGTAAGGACCTGGTCGCACTACCGGAAGCGAGGATTGATTATCGATGGCACCTTCCCGTGCAGACACCCGGCTACATGGGTGGAACTGGATTCGGATGGCGGATAGCCGACTACATGCTGATTGGGCCGATCTGCTCACAAAGCGATATCGAGTTCCGGACCTGCCTTCGTAATTTCTGGGGCCACCTATTGGCCGAGCAGGCGGTGGAGGCCGGATTACCGTTAGCCGACATGTTGGTGACCCATGCGGTTCGGTTTCCTATGCCGACCAAGGATATGAAACCCTTAGAGTCACATAAAAAAGCCTGTGCGGTTTACGCACGGATGGACTGCGAAGCCTGCCAGCCACGGGTTATCGTGACGCTTGGGTCAGACGCCTTGAAGGTCCTGTATGGCAAGACGGCGAAGCTTGACACGTATCGTGGATCCGTACATGAGTGGAAAGGCATTCCGGTTGTTCCGACCTGTAATCCATTTGTGTTTGTCGGCTCAACCGCAGGCATCGATGTATTCCGATCCGAACTAGCCCGCGCGGTCGATGTAGGGTTACGTAACTATGTGTCGGGTGCCTGTCTCATGAAGCCCGACTACCGTGTCTGTCAGACGGTTGAGGAGGTCGTAAAGCTCCGTGACGACATGGAGGCTGACTCGGCAACCCTTGTTAGCTTCGATACCGAGTACGGCAACCTAACGGGACGTGAAGAGGATGGGTTGCTTCGAACGATACAGTTTTCATGGGCAGCTGGTAAAGCGGCTCTGGTAGTCATCAGGGGTGTGGGTTGCACCGAGATCCACACGCCAGAGCAGTTGAACCAGATTCGAGAGCTGTTGCGCCAGATTATGGATCATCCGGCACGGCGGCTTGAAGGCCATCAGTTGCGCGGTGATATCAAGGCGGCTGGTGAGTTTGAGATCAATCTGGATCACAAGCTTGCGACCGGATTCTGTACCCTATTGGCTCGCAATCTCCTACACGGTTCTACCGGGGATGAATCAGATGGTCTCGACCACTTGATTCGTGCCTACGTACCAGAGTTCGGTAACTACTGGAAGGAACTCGAAGAGTGGCTTTCAACCGGAAGCGCGGTTCGACCCGATGGGATCAAACTCTCGGGGCGTCCTTCTCTACTGGCTCACGGTTATGGCTACGTTCCAGATGAGATTCTGTTTCCATACGCGTTACGAGATGCCGATGCGACCTGGCAGGCAGCTCGCAAGGTTGAGGCTGAACTGGACCAGCATCCTAAGCTCAAGTCGCTGTTCTGGAATCTTGTCATGCCCACCGCACTCCATCTGCTGGATGTGGAACGCCAGGGCATTTTGGTGGATCAGGCGCGGCTACGTGAAATTCATTATCAGTATCAGCCGGTCTATGAGGCACTACTGGAGCGATTTCGCGATACCATCGGGTGGCCTAAATTTAACCCATCGTCTAGTAAGCAGCGCACGTCTTTGCTGTTCAGCACCTCGAAGTTCAAAGACAAAAAGCCGCTGCCCGAAGGTGTTAGGGGGTTATCGTTTACCCCCTACTGCAATACGGACAAGTATCCGAAGTTATGGACCGATATTGTAGCCGATCATAAGGAGTTGCAGAATTCGCCTTGCACGAAGGCGAACATTCTTGACCTCATGTATACGCAGTCTTTGGGGGCTGCTAAGACAGACGAAGAGAAAGCTGACCTGCAGGTACTGAAGATGCTCAAGCATCTGTCCGTACTCAGCAAGTTCCTATCGACCTACCTGGTGCTACCAAAGCAAAATCGTTATGGTGAGAAGGAGGACGGTAAGTCGTTCCAGAACAATATCTGCCGTGACGGTAGGGTTCGTACCCACTTCCACCAGACGAGTGAGACGGGGCGGTATCGTAGCTTCAAGGCCAACCTACAGACCAATCCCAACAAGCAGGAGACGGCTGCGTTGGAAGTACTGGTTGACTACAAATTCGATGGGATGACTCCGAAGGAATACCTGCGTCGTACCGATGATGTGAAGGCTCCTGCCGATCTGATCCCAAAGGAAGATCGGATTAAGCTCCGACCATTTAAGTCGTGCTACGTTCCTGCACCTGGCTACACGCTGATGGAGGCGGACTTTAAGACCGCCGAGCTATGTATTGTGGCCTTCGTCTCTGGTGACGTAGCGATGTCCAAGGCGATCGATCAAGAGCGTGACATTCACTCTGAAACCGCTGTTCGATGCTTTCAGCTCCCAGAGGGAGCAGATCTTCCAGCCGCGTTGGCCGCAATTGAGGCCGGCGATTCGAAGCCATACAAAGCATGGACCAAACGGGTTAAGAGTCTCTATGACGCATTACGCACGGCTGCTAAGGCTGTGTTGTTTGGACTCCTGTACGGGCGTTCCGCTGGTGCGCTGGCCCGTGAGATCGGCAAGGTGGTTCCGGGGTTTACCCAGGCACAAGGCCAAGCGATCATCGATTACATCGCCAGTACATTCCCTCAGGTTTGGGCGTTTTTGAAGGCAGCTGCTAAGACGGCCGTCGAGAACGAGTACCTGGAGACGGTGTTTGATCGGTGTCGTTACTTTCCAGGCGCCGCTACGGCGTCGCGTTCTGTTCAGGCTGCGATCGCTCGACAAGCGATGAATTGTGGTATTCAGGGGGCGGTAGCTGATTTGCTCGCTCAGGCTGGCATCAATCTCTACAACTTCCGGTATCATACCGAGACGGGTCGACGACTCGGATTCCGAATCATCCTACCGGTCCATGATGCTTTCTATTTCGAGGTCCCTAACGAGTCAGTCAATGAAATGAAGACCGTTATCGAACTCTGTATGCGCACCATGAACCCCATTCCAAAAACGAATGGAAGACGACTCGGTGTCGACATTAGCGTCTATCCCAACCGGTTAGGTGAGAAGCCTAAGGCAGCTTAGGGCTTGATTTCGTTGTTGAATCTTTACATTCAAGACGCGCCAAAACGCGTTACCTAGGTCGCAGAGCCGACGGCTCATTGACCGCTTACAAAATAAGGCATATATGGCTACTTCGTTTCATTCTCAAGATGGCAACCAGGACAAGATCCAAGACATCCTTAAGCCCAGCTGTGGCTGGACGGTAGTGAAGCCCAAGGGTATTGTTGGGGCCACAACCATTATTCGGCTGTTCCCTGAGGTGGCGCCGGACGGCACCATCCTACCGATGGTGGTTGGGCATGATGCCAATGGTCCTATCTTCTCAAACCTCATGATGGAGAAGATGGCTTTCTACGCTGGCACTCATACTAAGTTCCACGGTGTGGTACGGCCGACGGACGCCGGATACCGTGATCTGGGTGATCCAGACCTTCCGTTTGCTGGTCTCTACATCAGCCTGAAGGGTGATATCAACAAGAATCGGATCCAGGATCCGGCCGTCTTCAAAGAGGTTAGTCAGCTTCTCAACAAGACCGAGAAGGGTAGTGCGCCACTCTCTAACGTTCAGGACCACGTGCTGGGCCAGGGCATGGTACTTCAGCTGAATGGCCAGAATTGTGAGCCAATGATCCAGCGTGGTGTGATTGTTTTCGGTGCAAACGCGCTGAAGGCACTTCAGGTCTGTCTGACTCAGGCGGCCAGCATGGGTATCGATGTGTTTGATCCCAAGGCTGGTTATGCCCTACAGATCGATCCGGTCGCTACCGCGGGTAGCAAGGTGGTCAGCTTCAACATCAACCCAGTGGCAGCGCCGGGACAGGCCCCTGTGCCGTTCCCGCTACCAGCGGAGTTGATGAACGCGTGGGTTCCGTGGGATGATATCCTGCGCCGCTATACCTACGATGAACTGATCCAGAAGATGGTGATTGCCTATGGGGCTAACATCGTGTCACTGAAGCCAGCCTTCAGGGACCGAATCGAGCAGCTCAAGTTGGCAAGCGCACCCGCTCCTGCGACGACTGGCTATGTGGCCCGTCCGGCATCGGCTCCAGCTCCTACGTCGGGCTGGGGTGCCAGACCGGCGGCGCCAACCGCTCCGACGGCCGCACCAGCGGCTCAGACACCAGCGCCGGCGCCGGCTCCATCCGGCTGGGGCAAGGCAGCCCCCACGCCAGCAAGTGTTGCACCTGTCGCGCCTAGTGCGCCACCGGTAGCGGCTCCCACGGCGGGTGGCTGGGGTGCGGTTCAGGCTCCCGCTTCCGTTGCCCCCACCGCGCCTACGCCAGCTCCTGCGGGAACGGCTGCACCGGTGGATTTAGAGGCAGCCTACAAGCGGATTCTTGAGCAACAGCAGAAGAAGTGATCCGATCGAAGGGGGCCATCATGGTGGTGGTCCCCTTTGGTTTTCCTATTAACTAAACGAGAAAACAAATGGCTAAAAAAGCCAAGGATGACTTCGCGCCCGATCAGCTCGCCCAGATTGCTATCGATGCGATTAACCAGGCGGCGACTTCCACGAAAGCCTACTCAATGGGTGATCATGCCGAGCACACCTGGGGGATTCCGATCCCTAGTCTGGCCTTTCAGTGGGTGATCGGTGGTTGCAGCGTATTCCCATGTCAGCGCTATCTAAGCGTGTCAGGGGAACCTAAGTCTTTCAAGTCGACCCTCATGATTGAGATCCTGACCTGGTATATCCTTGCGGGTGGGCTCGGTACGGCGATCGACAATGAGAGTAAGAGTTCGGCTTCCATGTTGAGTGCCATGACGTGGTGGCGCCTCACCGAGGCACAGTCAAAGCTACTCATCTTCAAGGAGTCGGCTTCAGTTGAAGAGTGGCAGTCAATCGCCACGGCAGCTATCCAGCTGGCCCGACGAATCGGATACCGCGATAAGGGCGCTCGTATTCCGTCATTCGTCAGTATTGATTCGCTGACCGGTAAAGCCTCGGAGGGTGACCAGGAACGTATCGAGAAGGAAGGTATGGCGCAGGCTCGTGGTTACCCAACCACTGCCGCGCAGATTACCCGGTATCTGGAGGCTATGCAGCTTCACGGTACGACCTGTTCGGTTGGGTATGTTCGGCACCTCAAGCAGGCGATCGAGCAGACCGGCGGGTATGGGCCGCCTCCGAAGCGTGAAACCGGTGGTGCGGCAGCTAACTTCAAGGCCAGTCTGAGTTTGCGCGTAACCAAGTGTGCGGGATTCGAAAAGGCCACCCACGAGGCGATGCCGCATCCGGGTGTGCCCTGCACGGGGCATCCGCTCATCATCGAATCCAATATGTCCTGCCTGGGACCCGATCACCGCAAGCTTTGGGTCGATCTGATTTGGCAGTACGTGGATAGCCCGCATCCGGACGATCCGACCCTGAAGGGACCCCGTCGCCAGATCATGAAGTATGACTGGGAAGGTGCACTTGGTTACCTGCTCTGGCAGATGAAGTATGACAAAAAGTTCGGTAATTTCGCCTACGATATTGCCCGTCTGGATGACGCGCTCTACTTTGTCCAAAATGACCCCAACCATATCAAGTGCGAGGCGTTAGGGCTCGATGGAGCTAGCTTCACTGCGTTTGGACGTGCGATCGAGCAGAACCCTGAGATGCGACAGAAGGTCTCCAACTTCCTTGATATCATTCAGTATTCGAACATCCAGGAAGTGGACCTGACCGACCAGACCGTGCTTGGTGACTAACCATGTACCCTGATGACGTGATGAAGCAGTTGGGGTTATCTGACGCTGCCAAGGAACTCGAAACCCACAAGCTGACAAATTTCGAAGAGTCGTCTGTTGGAGCGGTTCTTAAGCAGTTAGGTTGGTCGGCTGGTCAGGTCGCCCACCAGAAACATGAGCTGCAAGAGGGGTTTGGCTGGGACTGGTTTAACGATGAAGGCCTAGTTACCGCTAGGGTTGGATCGACGCGTGAGTTTCGATTTAACTTCTTTGACTTGCTTCGTAAACCAGTCAGCCACCCCATTACGGAAGCGTTTCTTAATTTCCGCGGCACGTCAACAGAGCCGTGTTGCTTGATATTCTACGTGTATGGGCAAGGACGATGGGTGGCTACCAATCTGACCACCCTGGAGGACTGCTCTCTTCACGTTTCTACCAGCCAGGCCATTTTCAATGTCCTGCCGTTTGAGAAGTTCTTCTCTAACCGATGGGGACCTTCAGAGGAGCCTACATGAATACTCCGGCCGAACAGCCTAGTTTTGAAGCTATCTACAACGAATGCCTAGAGGCAGCCTGCCGCTGTACCAGTGTTGCTCAGCTGTCTCACCTGAACTACTACTGGGAGCTGGGTGCGATTGTGATTCGATTCATCCAGGCGGCTGGGGAGAAGCCATCCCGAGCCGGCATTGAGCGGTTGGCGAGTGAGTTGACAGCTCGCATCCCTGGCGCGACGTTTGGTGCCACAACCCTCTACTGTGCGCGGTCCGTCAATCTCATGTACCGACAGGAAGATCTGCCCGAGATGGTCAGTAAGGGTGTCCTGATCGGTCACCTCAAGCTGCTGGCTTCGGTTGACGAGGAAACTCGTCCAGCGGTGGTCGAAAAGCTCTACGGTGATGATGGTAAGGCTGTCACGATCAAAGCCTTGGAGGAAACGATCCAGGAGCATCGTAAACAGTCGGTTCGAAAGGCTACTGATGAAGCCATCCAGACCGCCCGAGCACCAGCACCAGTTAAGCCGACTCCGCCGGCGGCCGAACCATCAGATAACGTGGGAGACACTGGTTCGGCTGACAATGCCGTTGGGGTCGCGGCCCCAGTCCAGCCCGATGATGGAAAAACAAAATCGGTTGGTGCGCACCAGGAGAAGGAGTTCAGCCAATCACCGCTGAAGCCACTCAAGCAGATCGATTCGACCTGCACAAAGCTGTTGAGCATCGCACCTGATGTTTTCATTGTGATTGGCGAGGCCAGTAAGATCGGGTTCGACTCCGATAAGGCACAAGCCAACTACAAGGCCGCGTTCGAGAACGCACAAGCCGGCCTCATGGAGGTCAAACAGGTGGTGGATAAGCTCCTGGAACAGATGACCGATCTGGCACCCTAATGAGCCTGATGCCACCCATCAAGGTTGGTCAGACTTGGGAATATCGGAATGGGTCTCGTGGGCTGGTGACAGATTTGTTGCGACTCGATGGGTGTATCCGTATTCAGGCGACCACGCGAGGCGGAGTGCGAGACGCCAATCGCTGGTATGATTCATCTTGGATACGTGGTTGGTATAAGGTACCGGAGCTTTTGGATTCGGCCTATTACTGTCGAGACCGCACCCAACCATATCCGTGGGATTTGGTGCGACTGCTGGACGGAGCGCATCGTGGATAACGATCTACCGCCGATACCACGTATTCGGTTTGACGACATACTCCTACAGACCGACACAGCGTTTACGTTGCTGCGTCAGCGAATCGATTGTCCGATCACGCCTGAGATGGCGATCCACGTTGGAGGCCTACTGGCCGAGCTGCTAGGGTTTCAGGACAACCATACCTGCACCCAGACGATGCTTCAGTACGTGGGCCAGCCGCTCACCAGGCAGTTGGCCGAAACGCTGGCTGCCCAGATTGGTGGTCGTGAATCCGACTTAGCTAACGGCCCTTTGATTGCTTACGATCGCCCCGTGCGTGACGAATGGGTCGCCATGGAGGTACGTACGACGAGAGAAGCGTTGTGGCGAGAACGATTTGCTGGAGTGGAGTTTGGGCTCAGGTGCTTCACCGGGCATCCGGCGGGCCACCTGATCCGCCGGAAGTTTCCAGAAGGCTTTCTCAGCTACCTGGCCTATCAGGTCGGATGGTCCCGACGCCTGCAGTTTGATGGGGATGCGAGACACTTCATCGGTCTACGGCTATGGGGCTTTCTAAGACCGGTGCCGGATTCCGATGAAGTACAGTTCGACCAGTGGGGTTTGACCCCCTCGTTTCGAAAGCACAACCTGCAGTTGATTCGGTTACGTACTCGCTACGATGTCGAAGACCCGAAGGCTGAGTGCCCCAACGGACTTACCAACCATTGCTTCGACTGCGCCGTAACGAGGACCGAATGCCAAGCCAGCCTAGTATTCCCGACTTCACCAACCCACCTGATTCGATCGTAGACCCCAAGGACGTCGAACAGCTTCACCGAACCCTGGCGGTGCCCGAAGATCAGCCCTTTAGGTATCAAAAGATCGAGGTGGAGAAACGGTTCGAAGAGTTTGACGCTCTACCCAACAGCCTGAATCCTGAGATGGGTTGGTTCATCCTTGGGCTCGCCTACTGCATGATTCGGATCGATCGATCCCTTATGGAGGCCTACCGGTATAGCCTTGGGCATAGTTTTGTGCTCTCGACCTATCAGGTTGGGCGTCCACTTCTGGCGGTAAATGGCTCTACCGCCTGGGCAGAGAACGAATGGTCTGGTATCATTCAAGGGGTTGAGCCTACCCACGTGCAGTCGTTGATCGATTATCTGGAGAGTTACCAGTTCAATCGTCACGACACCAAGCATTGCTGGCGGATTCGATTCAAGTCCACCACAATCGTTGATCCGTTCGCCAGTGGCGATCGTAAGGTGAGAGCTTATATCGCACTGCCCCAAAACATCACTCAGCAACGCGGTATGATCGTCGCCAGCCCCGCCCTAGGCTCGGCCATCCCTATGATTGGGATGGTTCGTACTAAGAATGTGACTCCTCATGCCCAGTAAGGTATTTGGATTCAGACATGAGCCGCTTGGTCAGCCCTCCTATCAGGTAGGATTGGCTCCGGAACAACTCGAAGCGTTTCGGTCAGAAGCTGTTGGACCAGCCACCCCTATGGCGGTTCAGGCCAAGCCGAAGCTGTTCGCTATGTCGGCCCCTCGCAAGGGTGGGGTTCCGATGGTACACGAGTATGAGGATGATGACTCTGGTCATCGAGAGCTAGCTAACCTGATCCGTGGTGAGATTGTGTTAGCGATTGTTAAGGGTCACCAGGTTGAGTTCGAGCACGCCTCGGTGGTGGCGTTACTCGGCGCGGAGATTTCGGTCAAACTCACCACCCAACTGGATAGGTAGGGTTATGCCACGTAAGTCGCGGAAGCGTAAACAGAAGCCCCGTAGCGTCCCAGTCGTCTACCGAATCGGAGAGGAAACGATCCGATATGTAGATCAGCCGGCTGAACTGTTACCAGGCGAGGTGACTCGTCTGGTTGGGGTGATGGAGGAGATCCACTTTCTACTCGCTAAGGTCGGAAGGGCCAAACACCCTCTTGTCGAGTACGTTAGGTTTCAGACCGCTACCACGGCTTCGCTTCGGCTAGACCCTACAACGCTCACAACGGCGCAATGTTGTCAGGAGATCGGTCGTCTGAACCGTATTCTTCAAGATTCACTTCAGATTATTCGTAGGTTCACGACACCATTTCCATTTATCGACCAGGCCACGTTTAGGCTCCAGTACGGTCAGACTTCTCGTAAGCGGGAAGCTGGCTGGAATAGCTTTAAACGGGACCAGGAACCGGAGACCGCGCCGGAGGCAGAAGCCGACCCGAGTGAGGCTCCCCAAGAGACCTAGTCTCTAGAAAGCCACATTGTGGCGAAGATAACGTTTAGGGATGGAAAGCTGGCCATCCCAGAAACCCCAAGGCCGATCGGGTTACCCGATGACCTATCAAAGGAGTTTCTTACCTGTTGTTTTGAAGCACTTCCGTATGAGCCACAGCACGTGGCTCGTGTACACGAAATCATCGACTGGTCCGAGAAGGAGCGGTTTCGTTTAGCCTGCCAGGCTGGCGGGGAAGCGCTGTATGAGGCTTGGTCGGCGGCTGCGCTGGACTGGGCATCGATTCTGAATGAGGACAATCATTGGAATCCGAAGACCATCAATTTGTGTTGGATCCAGAAGATTGATTCACATTTGGTTAAGTCGATCGCAATCAGTGAGACTGGTGTCATCTTCGTCGACTCCACCGATATGGGGCTATTGACTGAAGCAGAATTCCAGTACCACTATGGTAGTAGCTTTGCAACCCATCTTGACGAGTGGGTTGAGTATGTGACCAACCTGATTGCACACGTGAAGACCATCATTGCTGATGAGTTAACTGAAAGAGATGTCACACTGGCTCAGCCCGATGGGGAGATCGTTACAGAGAAGCGGATTGGCCCGCGCCTGTTGGGGCCGAAATATTGGAGTTATGGTGACGGCTTTACCTACCTGGATGAGGGTTGACTCACCAGGTAACCCCATATGCTAGACCCAACCTAAAGGAATCCTATGAGTGACATGACGCTTGATGGCCTACCGTTCGAGGTTCGTAAGTCCGATACCATCGTGAGTATGAATAAGGCAATTCTGATCGCCCACGTAACGGTGGATCCGTCGAAGCCCGAACAGATCTCACAGGCCATTACGGCCCTGCGCTCCAGCGAATGCAAGAGCGCGGTGGTGAAGGAAGCGGCCAAGATGGGCTACGGCAACTATGGTATCGCGGTTGCGGGCGGCCCACACCCGTTCCGAGATGAAGCAGATGGTGGTCTCGTGAAGGGATACCAGCTCGACTTCCGTCTCACCGCCAATATCTGAATCCACATCACCAAGACCGATCGGAGCCACTATGTCTGAACAAGGACTTAAGGTGCTGACCCGAGTCGGTCTTGGTGATCATTCGGATAGTTTTGATGGATTGCTGACCCCCTACTGCGCCGACCTTGAAGCCTTGAGTAGGCTTGAGGTCGCCATAGGGGTTCTGGGTGTGTTACTTGGCTTGGCCGGTTTCAAGCCACCGTTGGTTGCTTCGGTGGTTAAGCAGTTGATTCGTGAGCCAGAGGCTTCGCTTCAACAGCCCTTCAGTATTTTGGCCCTCGACGGTATTCGGTTGTTTGTCCCCAGCGCTACTGGTGCAGTCGTCTATGCGATCGCTACTGGTAAGCCCATGGAGGGTGCACCGGTGGCCGAACCCATTACCGTGACGAGCTTCTCGCTTCATCGGATCTACCAGCTCACTGATGTGCTGGAGAAGCCTGCTCGTGCGGTTTAGTTGCCCTAGCTGTGGCCGTGTCGTAGAGATTGATGATATCGCTGGTGCACGTAAGCATCTCAGCGCCTGTAACCCAGCTGTTAAGACGGCTACGACAGAGTCAGTTACGCTTCCGGTTACGCTGCCGGTCACGTATCGAGCGACGCTCGAAATCCCTTCTCAGAACCAGTACGCGAGACGCCACTGGTCTCAAGCTGCTCGGGAAGCTAAGGATTGGCGAACCCTCGTGTCGGTACTGATGCGTGAGCTGTCTGGGCTCTCACTCCCCTACTCGGTTTGGCACTTTACCCGCCTGGTACCCAAGCGTGGTCGTTTTTACGATCATGCGAATCTCGTGGGTGGTTGCAAAGGCCTAGTGGATGCGTTGACCGATAATCGCATCATTCAGGACGACAACATAAAGTGCTTCTCTGCGAGCTATTCTCAGGTACGGTACGCGGACCACGCCGAAGGCATCGACCTGGAACGCGACCATATCCTTACCCTCATTACTCTTTTGGACATCCATGCAGACGCAAAAGCTACCCGCTGATTTCAATCTTGATGACCTGATGATTATCCCAGTCCTTATGGCAAAGGTCTCCGACGAGGTGAATGCTCTCGTGATGATCGCTCGCAAGGGCGGTGGCCTGGTTGTCCAGTTCAATGGTGATAAGGATCGTACCTTCCATATCGACATCGAGCACCTGGCCAACGCCGCCATAACCACCAGCTTGTGGCTGGAGAAGAATCCTCAGATGGCGAAGCCGGTCGAGACACCCGCTCCTGCCGATGCCGCGGCCCCCGCAGCACCCGCAGCACCCGCTGCTACGCCCGCTGCTACGCCCGCTGCTGAGCCGGCTCCGTGATTCCGCGGCCGAATAGCTTTGAGACATTTCTCGGGCAGACGGCAGCGATTGAGCATCTGAAGGTTTCCACGAGGGCGGCCAAGCGATTGGGGCGCCCTCACGGTCACGTTCTGTTCACGGGTGCACCCGGTCTGGGTAAATCCACACTGGCCAGCTATGTACTGCCGGCCGAGCTGGGGAGCCAGTCCACGGTCGTGAACTGTGCCAGTATCGAGAAACCGGCCGACCTGCTCCCTACGCTGTCAACGGTCAAGCAGGGTCAGGTCCTGGTGCTGGATGAGATCCATTGCCTGCTGATGCCGCTCAAGGAAACCCTCTACAGTGTGATGCAGGACTCGGTCTTACCGATCGTGTTGGGTGAGGGTGATAAGCGTCAGGTTCTGAACCTAACGCTACCGGCGTTTACGTTGGTCGGCTGCACCACACGAGACGGGCTGCTTCCGATTCCACTGCTGGATCGGTTCAAACATACGATTCGCCTCGAATCCTATACTGACCGTGAGATGATCGACGTGCTGACCTGGATGGCTCAAAATTCTGAAGCGGAGGCCATCACTGGGGAAGCGGCAGCCGTGCTGGCGACCGCCTGTCACGGGACGGCCCGACACGCTGGCCGCCTTATCGAGTCATGTGTCGAGACCGCAGCCGCGGGTGGGCTTCCCACGCTAGCTATCACACGTGAGGTGGCGGTTTCTACCCTCACGCGGCTCAGGTACGCCCCCACTGGGTTGTCGGCCGCTGAGGTTCAGCTGCTGGATTGCCTGGCCGGCTCTTCCCGTGGTACCATGGGGCTCAATACGTTGGCCTCAGTGATGGATGAGGAAGCATTGACGGTGTCTGAGATATACCTGCCGTGGCTGCTGAAGAGCGGCTACATCGAGACGACTCCAGCGGGTCGCACAATTACCGAGAAGGGCCGCCAGGTATTGGCGGCATCGAAGGTCTAACATGACGGCAATCAGCATGGTGAAGTTCCAGATCGGTGACCGTGTCTCGCTGGTTAAATACCAGCATAGCTGGAATAAGGACGATCCGTTTATCCAGGTCACCCATATGGTGGTGACTGGCTTCGATGGTCCCATCCCACTCATCACGGGTGACTCCGAGTTTTCCGAATCCGGCATACCGCTTGCCCAGACCAAACTTGCGCCGTTACCGGCCTACGAGTTTGGGGTCCCACATATCGAGGATATCGACACCTGCAATGGTGATGGGTTTGATTTTTTCTTCAGCGGGTTCTGCTGCCGTGGCGATGAGCCGCGGCTGATCGAGCACGGCCTTACTCTCGTTCAGGGTGAGATCGCTCGTATGATGGATAGGTTGGCGATTTCGCTCCGTACGGTGATTGGTTTGTCGTACGAGAACTACGATGGGGCCAACGAGGCCTCTGAGGAAGAAGATCATGATGAGCCCGGAGAAAATTGACGAAGTGGTGGCTGAGATAGCGGTGCTCATGTTCAGCAAATTGGACATGCGGGCCAACTATCTGGTGATACGCGACGGCAAAGCCGATGAATGGAACCACCAGCGGCTATTGGCTGGTGAGCCAACCAACCTGGTGGGTCACCAGAAAAGCCACATCGGGGTGCCGCTCCGTGACTGCCAGATTCTCAAGCTGACCCCAACGGGTGAAGGCCACATGGAGATCGCGGAGCCTTGGCTCCCCATCCTGTGTGAAGCTGGTGTGGCGTTGGCTTTCTCAGCCGATCAACTCAAGATTGGTCATTTTTATGCCTGTGCGAGGAAAGAGGTAGAAGCCTTCCAGGCGTCTACTCCGCCGGATTTCCCTATTAACTAAGGGATCATATGCTTGATGGGATCACTATCTCGATTGGCTCGTTAGAGGACGAGATCGAGGCCAAAGGTACGTTTGATCATGATTTCGAGTATTTCTATTTTGAGAATCATGCTTCTTGGAACTTCATCATCGTCCTAAAGGGCTGTGATCCGAGTGACCCATTCGTCCATTTCCTGAATGAGGGTGGACCGGCGCCAAAGGTGCTGGGGCAGACTCCGGCAGACACACAACACAATCTGGAAGCGCTGATCGAGCACTTCTACAAAGGATTCTAAATGGGCGGCTATTTTGTGACCGACATAGAGTCGGTGCCAGACAACGATCTCATCCTCCAGACCAACGGTGGCATTCTCGGTACCGAGACTAGGGAGGAAGCCCTGATTCGGATCAAGGCGACGCTCTGCCAGGGCAAGGATGCGGAAGACTGCTTCATCCCTCCTCGGTATCATCAGCCGGTCTGCATCGTGCTGACCCTGTTGGATCCACAGCTCCAGTACATGGGGCATAAGACGCTCACGCATACCGATTTGACCAAACCCGGTCATATTGTTCATGAGTTTTGGCGTGAGTACAATGAGGTGAAGCAACACTATCAGCCCACCCTGGTGACCTTCAATGGTCGTGGCTTCGACATGAAGGTCATGGAGGCACTCGGGCTAGCCTATGGGACCGATCTGACCCAGTGGTTGAAGCTGTCGTGTCCGCCCTGGGAAGACCCAAGGCACATCCTGTGCCGCAACGGTCACATCGATCTGTTCGACACGCTCGGCAAACACGGGAGTCTGGGTTTTTGGGCCCACCAGGTGGGTGCACCGGGTAAGGTTGGGGTTGATGGAACCGATGTCGAAGCGTTGTTTGAGGCCGGTCGTCTTGACACGATCTCCGCTTACTGTGCCACCGATGTGCTGAACACGATCGCTGTGCTGGGTCGGGTCCTCTACTGTACGGGTGTGCTGCCTCGTGACTGGCGGAACGAAGCGTTCGAGCAGGTCATGGGCAAGATGATGGAGGGGCGGGAGACCGATCCCATCATGACTGAATTTCTTAGCAGGTACCGAAGTGAAGGGATGTTCTGATGAAATACGAGAATGTAAGCGATAGCCGCTACATCGAGCTTGAGTGTTGTACACTCGATCAGGCGATCAAGAACATTAGGGATCTGGAAGCCGAGATCATGGCCGAACACCCTGACGCAACCAATCTCCAGCTAAGCATCGATACGGGATACGGTGGCGGTATCGACAGGAGTATCGTGTTTCAGCGCCCACCAAATCAGGAGGAGCGTGAAGACCAGGAAGCTCGCGCGGCTGACCGCCACCGTGAGAAACTCCAAGAATACAAGCGCCTAAAAAAGCAATTCGAGAAACCAACATGACGATGACCGTGCTATGAACCCAACCCATAAGGGTGGTTGGGTCGCCATTGCTAAGCGACTCACAACTTAGACCTAGGTTTGTTTCCTAGGAACAAGGATCTGGTAGCATGAAAACTGCTATGGCTGCTAATGCAATCGTAAGTCTGTACTGCCGTTGCTGTGGAGACATCGTCTATGCCCCCAAAGGCTTGAGTCTCGATGACGCCACCGGCATGAAATCCTGGGAGTTGGACGCACTGATCAAGGGCTACGGGTGTGTCAGCTGTAAGGGCAAGCTGCCACAGTGGATTAGAGACCTGCCGGCTGATGAGGCGGCGCATGTGGCGTATGGGTTTAACCATCAGTGGGAGTTCCATCTGAGGCTAGCCCTCAAGCACGGTCAGAGCCCATATCCGGCCTACCCGGCTCCCGAGTCGGATCCGCGATTCCACTGGAGCGAACCCGATCTGGCTGGCCGGCTCAAGCAGAAGCTGCCTGATGCGGCCCAGATGCTGGAGCGGCTCCAGGGTGGGATCGACCAGCTGCGGAGCCACCCGAAGGCTGACTCGTCTGATGACCCGGATCGTAAGTATGGACTCTGGCACGTCATCTCTGAAGAACTCGCATGGGCGGAAGCCGAGACCAGCAGTGCGGTCAATCAGAACGTCTGGATCCTGAAGACGATATTCGGCACATACTCTGAGCTGATCGAGGGGCGTTGCTGGGTCTGTGTGGGGCACGAGCAGCCTGATGGTGGACTAGATGTCGACTTCTCCATTCTGACCAAGCTGGTCGCCCTGGAGATCTCGTTGGTCCGCCACCGAGTCCTCACGCCCGAGGTGATGGAAGTGGTCGGTCTGGTCGATACCAAGACGGCCAAGCCGGTTCCCGAGCCGGTCGACACGGTGTATCCGTTTGGACCCATTGGGGCACCGGTGACGCAGGAAGGGCCACCCGCAACGGAGGCTCGGTTGCCGTGGATGCCTGGCGACGGATTTGGAATCGACTTTCCAGAGGGTGACTACGAACCCGGTCGAGACCTGATGGACGTACCGCCTCCGAAGTATCCGCCCCATCAGAGGGGTTAGAAGATAGTTGTGTTGGATCCGAGTCTTGTCAGGATTCGGATCCCCAATCCCAAGTAGCGTTCCAGTCAAGCCCCGGGGGTCACAGAGGCCCTCGGGTTGTTTGACCGGCTCAGAAGATGAATCTGAGGAACCACTTCATCCAAGCTAAGGTTGCGTCTCAATGTCCCGTCAAGACTTGCAGAATTTTACTTTCACGTCGCGTTATGCCCGTTGGTCGCCCGAACTCGGCCGCCGGGAAACTTATGAGGAAGCTATCGACCGTGTCGTCCAAATGCATCGTCGGCACTTTGCCGACAAGGATGTGGGGGCAGAGATTGATCTGGTCGAACGAGCCCTTTTGGGGCAGTTGATTCAAGGGTCCCAACGGGCCCTTCAGTTCGGTGGCGCGCCGATCGAGCGTAAGCACGCTCGGGTTTACAATTGTGTGATGAGCTACTGTGACCGTCCGAGATTCTTTCAGGAAGCATTATGGCTGTTGCTGTGTGGGTGTGGGGTTGGGTTCAGCGTCCAACACCATCATATCGCACAGCTTCCATCGATTTCAGCCCCCACGGGTCCCAAGCGGGTCTATCGGGTGGATGATTCGATCGAGGGTTGGGCTGACGCACTGGGTGCCCTGCTGTCGAGTTACTTTGACTCCAATCAACCGATCGGCCTCTGTAAGGGCCATACGATTGAATTCGATTATTCTGGTATTCGACCCAAGGGTGCCTACCTGAGTAGCTGCTCGGGGAAGGCGCCTGGACCGGATGGGCTGGCCCGTTCACTCGAACTGTGCCGACAGGTGCTTGACCGGTGCGCTGTCGTCTCGGATAGATTGCGCCCAATCGATGCCTACGACATCATGATGCACGCCAGCGACGCCGTTCTGTCCGGTGGGGTCAGACGGTCAGCCACCATCTGTCTGTTTAGCCCCGAAGATACCGAGATGGCGACTGCTAAGACGGGGTCTTGGTTCGTTGATAATCCTCAGCGTGGTCGTTCCAACAACTCTGCCATTCTGGTGCGTAACCAGACCTCAAAGGAGCAATTCCTTCGTTTGATGGAGTCGGTCAAGGAGTTTGGTGAGCCAGGTTTCGTTTTTACCGACTCGACCGAAGTGCTGGTGAACCCGTGCTGTGAGATCACCACGTGCCCCAAGATCAGCCTGACCAAGGCGCTAAAGGTGCATCCTCAGGGCGAATGGAATCTCAGTCCAGACACCGATATGGAGACCGAGATCACTGGCTGGCAGTTCTGCAACCTCAGCACGATCAATGCCAAACTGTGTCGGACGGAGGCGAAGTTCCAGTTAGCCTGTCGGGCTGCCGCCATGTTGGGTACGCTTCAGGCCGCCTACACTCGCTTTGACTACTTGGGCCCCATCAGTGAGGCCATTACGATTCGTGAGTCCCTGCTGGGCGTCAGCATGACCGGAATCATGGATTCCCCCGACATTACGTTGGATCCTGAGATCCAGCGGCGTGGTGCCGAACTGATCAAGCAGACCAATGCCGCGCTGGCTGCCAAGTTGGGTATCCCGAGAGCGGCTCGCACGACGTGCGTGAAGCCTGAGGGGTCGGTCAGCTGCCTACTCGATACGGCGTCTGGTATCCACCCACGACACGCACGGCGCTACTTTAGACGCGTGCAGTCGAATACGTCGGATCCCGTGTATGCCCACTATGCGGCTACGAACCCGCGTGCCACCGAGGTGAGTGTCTGGTCGGCCAATAAGACCGATGCCAGCATCATCTTCTGTGTCGAAGCTGAGGCGCATTCGAAGACCAAGCGGTCCGTCACCGCGTTGGCTCTCCTGGAGGCGGTCAAGCTGACTCAGCAAAACTGGGTCGAGGCCGGTACGGTCTACGAGGCATGTGCCCAGCCTTGGCTCCGTCATAGCGTCTCCAACACCATCAGTGTGAAGGCGACCGAGTGGGAGGAAGTCTCCAACTATATCTATGAGAACCGCCAGTACTTTGCAGGCATCTCACTCCTACCGGAGGGCGGTGACCTTGACTATCCGCAGGCCCCGTTCTGTGAGGTCCCCACGTACCGTGAGATCGTTGACGAGTTTGGCACCGGGGCGCTGTTTGCGTCCGGTCTGATCGTTGATGGGCTCCATGCGTTTGATGACGACCTCTGGGCCGCCTGTGCGTGTGTACTTGGTACGGGGCGCAAGCTGGAGGTGCCGGCGTTAGATGTATCGCGTGATTGGGACGACAAGTCGTTGGCCCAGTTCCGTGCTACCTGCAACCAGGTCATCATGCAGCAGGACTTCATTCGACGTGCCAAGCAGTTTGCAGCCCGCTACTTCGATGGTGATGTTCGTCGTATGACGTATTGCCTGAAGAATGTGAGCAATTGTAAGCTATGGGAAGATCTCACGAGAGACCACCAGCCTGTCGACTATCGTGATCTGATTGAAGCCGAAGATAACACACGCCCCAGCGAGACCATCGCGTGCAGCGGGGGCAGCTGCCAGCTGATCTGAAGGTGTTATGTCAAAAATACACGAGACGCTGGCACGTCTGCCAACGCGTTGCTATGTTTTTGTCCCTGAGGAAGGCCGAGTTGGGGTCATCATGTTGGGCGGTCGAGGTTATCGACCCTACCCGGGTGCCCAAACGGCTGAACGAGCCCTAGCGATGAATCAGGCGCTTGGCGTTACACCGTTTCAGGTGTCAGCCATGACCGCCGGAGCCCAGCTGGGTTGGGACTCACCCGTGGTGGCTGACCTGCTGGACGCGGAATTTGCGCCAGAGCCCGAGCCACCCGCTGCTGCCAAACCGGTTGAACCAACCCCCGATCCGATAAGAGATCTCCTAGATGAGTGAGTACAGTATTCCCGATTTCAATGCACTGTGTCTGGCCAAACGTGGGCCAGTCGTATATCAGGAGAATCGACCATACGTTGCGCCTGGCGCGATAGCCTATGAAATCGATAAGCTGCTGGCCGGTACGAGGGATCCGCGAGAGTCTCGTTGCAGTGACGAGATCCTGTTGATCCACCTGGTACTCTACAAGCGAGCCGATGCCGAATGGCTCAATCGTATGACACAGCAATACCCGTGGGTCGACGATATGCTGCTTCTCTGGGATACAGGTCTGTCGATTGAAGATATCTACCAACGTCTTTATGACGTGTTTCATCCAACCAAAGGAGCCTTAGATGGCTCGTCGTCGAACTAGCAGTGAAAAAGTCGAACTTCCGACTCCAAAGGTTGGTCAGATCTGGTTATGTCGTGGGCAGGACACTAGGGCCATCATTACCGAAGTGACCCAGCGGCGTGGGGACCCCATAGCCCTGTTGGCCTACGTCTACGATGCTGAATTCGCCTGGAATTACGACGGTAGACCCTACAATCGTGACCACTATGGTAGTACGATTAGCTATACCTACCGGGATACCTACCGGAATACCTCAGGATGCTATCGCCGCGCTGGCCGTCAGGTCCGTGAGAATATCGACCTGATCGGTTGCCTTGCCGAAACCACTCCCGCGTGGTTTGCCAACCATGTGAGTCCTACCGCATCTGGTGATCGCATGGCTGGCCTGATGGCTCGTCGTCGTACCATTTTTATCCCCACGTCGGTCGAGAACATGGCCGCCGCGGCTGAAGGTTAAACCGTGGAAGATAAAGCCGCTCAAACCAAGTTGATTTCGCGTGATGTGTCGATGCTCGTGCAGTTCTGTCGGTCCGCCATGGCGTTCGATTTCCTGGTCTATCTGACCGAGAATGGTTCGGCGGACTTAGAGGAGACGGATCTTGAGATCCTAGAGCAGTACTACGACAGCACGGTATCGGACTGTGATGTCGAATCCGAGGCCATGCCGCCCGAGATTACTGACCTGCTCCACAGGGCGGCTCAGCGCCGCACGGTCCTACACCCCTACGCGATGGCGGTTCGGCTCACGAAGGACCTGAGTATCTCGAAGTATGAGCCGAAAATTACATCCCCGCGATAATCCTGGGATTCAGCGTCTCATCCATTTGGCTGAGACGCGAAACTACCGGATCATCGGCAGGTCCTCTGGAGAGCTGGCCCGCTACTGTGGGATCTCTCCAGAGGAGGTGGTAGAGACGCTGCGGCAGTGCCCACTGGTGGGCCAGGCCCAGTGTGGGCTCTGGGGGTACGCGGATGGGCTGCCAGCCAAGCACACCGATAATGATGTGTGGACCGACCCCTGGGAAGGCTACGCCAAGCCCTCCCAGAAGCCTCGGGTGCCACGCAAGTCGCGTAAAGCACCAAAGCCACCAGAGAAGCCTGCGGAGCCCACAGACGGGCTTGCAGACCCTCTAGCTGACCTATAGTGACCGCATGAGTACCCGCCGGGTCGCTCGCAAGCTACCCCCAATGAGTAAGCGGCCCAGGGGGCCCAATGGTCACCTACTATGCTGGTGGTGTAAGACGGAAGTGACACCGCCTCGCCGATCCTGGTGTAGCGACGAATGCGTGCATGAGTGGCAGATTCGATCCAATGTCGGCTACATGCGTAGCTGTGTGTTTGGCCGTGATTCTGGCATTTGCAAGAGCTGTGGTATAGACACGGTTAAACGCCAACAGGATGCGAGGCTCGAACTCAGAGCAGCATTCGAAGCAGCGGGTAACCCACGCGTCTGGTCACCAAAGGGGTACGAGATTGCCAAACGGCTTGGTGAGCAGTGGAAACAAGATGGTTGGCCCGCTACGGTTGAGCGTGACTGGTGGGAAGCCGAGCACTTGGTACCAGTTTGTCGTGGAGGCGGTGAGTGCGGGTTAGAGGGTATTGCCACGCTGTGCGTGCCCTGTCATAAGAGATCAACTGCCAAGCTTGCGGCCGAACGTGCCGCTGAAAGGAAGAACCATGAGATTAAGCCTGCTAAGCCTCCTGGTTCTTCTGACCCGTTTGTGGGCGGCAGATGAGCCATCGTTTCACTGGGAATACGCTCTGGTGACCGCTTACGCGGACTGCGAGGAGTGCTGTTATCCGTTGACCCATATCACTGGTGATGGCCGGCACATAGCTGGGCGTTACGTTCGTGGTGTGGCTGCCGATCCACGCGCCATCCCCTATCACACCAAGATAGAGGTTCCGGGATACGGGGTGACGGTTGTCGATGACACCGGTTCAGCCATGCGGCGTGATTGGCGCGCCCATCATATCCTTCATATCGATCTACGGCTTCCGACGTTTGATGATGCGGTCGACTATGGGGTCAAGCACATGTGGATAAAGGTGTACGACTCTCCATAATGAGCAGCCTATGAATCAGGATGCGATTGGTCGTGTTGTAATGATCGGGTTGATCCTAGTGGGCTGCTGGATCGCCTTCGTCAATGTGATCGCGAAGCCAATCGGTACGATTGATGGCAAGACCATTGTTCCGACGGTATCGAAACCCGTCGGGGTACGCCGCCACAACGACATTGATCACGTGATTGTGATCAAGCATACGAATCAGGACCCCAAGGCTCCCCTGGAGCCAGACCTCACGCTGTACGAGTCCGCCGGTGAGATCTATACGGACCCAAACGATCCGGCGCTAAAAGACTACACGGTTAAGGACACCAGACAGGTTCCACAGCTCTACGTGGGGCTTGACGTCGGCACCTACATGGGTGTCATGTTGAATGGTTCGCTAGCTGATGGTGATAGTCGGGTCGACGTAGGTGTCAGGATCTCAGACGCTCGCGTATTTGACCTTTTTTCACCTGACCTGCTGATTGGTCGTGAGGCCGCTGGTGTTGGGATTTCGGTGTTTCCGCCAGCTGAGCTGTTCGGTCATTACTGGGAGCATCTTGGAGCCGGTGTGGGTGAGGTGTGGGACTACCACAGTGGACATTCCCATTTCATGCCATACGCTTCCCTCTCAATTCAATTCTAACCCAAGGATATCCAATGCTCAGCTTCCCTCATCTGTCCCAGGTCTTCGATACGATCTCCGCGAAGATTAAGTCGATCGTCGCCAAGGATCTACCGACCGGCGTGTTCTCAACCAAGTTTCTGGCCATCGCGGCTGCGACCGGTCTCGGTACCTGGCTCTTTTGGGGCCAACAGACCGTTGTGCTGGAGACGCTCAAGTGGGGCGCGCAGGTCTACTGTATCTTCCGCATCATCGAGGCGGTCGTGAATCAGGTCTGCCAGACCTACCTGCAGGGCCTGACGATCAAGCACGCGGTGCCGGCCTCCACCGTCCCTGCCACCGCTACGACTCCGGCGACCTAATGATTCCGTTCCAGCAGCTAATGTGTCGTTGGGGGAGTCAGTCGTTACGAGAGACTCTCTTAAACGCACTGAAGCACACCTACAGTCATGTAGGCCCGGACATTCGCCCTGAGGTGGAAACGCATTGTAGCTGGCATACCAGCCCGGGATTTGTGGGTCGACTTAGCAGCACGCTTGTGCCTGACCAGTACGTTGATTTCGAGCAAGCCAGGAAACTGTGCGGTGTCACATTGATGGTTGAGCCTGAAATGCCCGCCAACGACATCTATCTGCGCTACGACGATCAAACGGTCTGCTGTGTGACCGTGCTAGAAGAGTGACAAAACGCTATCCATGTAAGGTAGTGTCTAACCCCAGGATGTTCCTGGGGTTAGTTGTTTTGGTTGGACATCTAGCCCCCTCGTGATTTACTGCCAGGCATGGAACACGATGGGTTGGTTGAGCAGGCACGAGCCGTTCTGGTTACCCGGTATGGTAGTTTGTGGCAGGCCACGATAGCGATGAGACTCAACATGTCGGGTGGGGCCCTCCTGATTGCGATGCGGCGCCCCGAGGTTGACCCCGTGGTGAGCCTGTTGGTCTTCAACCATACAGGTGTCCAACTTCCGACCGCCGCTCTCCCCGTGCAGGTACCTTCAAAGCCAGTGAAACGCAAACTGAAGAAAGTCTAACATGATCGGCTATCTGATCGGTTGCCCTATCTGGGTGTCGCCTGATTCAACATCAGCCATCCTGCAGGTCTGTTCGGTTGCGGGTTATGCGGTTGGGTACGAGATTCGGGTGTGGCCAGGATTCGATCAGCTGTTCGCCAAACCCAATACTGGGGTTTGGATTTGGCACGTATTCAGTGAATTGGCAGGTCAGGACGTTTTGTTTGGGTTTCCTGATGTACACGATCGTGAACTGGCCAAGCTGGTGGCAAAGACCGACGGGATAGGACCCTCTAAAGCGCATAGCTTTGTCACACAGGCCGGAATCGAGCGAATCGGTCGTGCGGTGCAATCACGTTCGATTGATGAGCTGCGTGAGGTGGTTAAGGGATTTGGGCCCAAGCCGCTTACGGCGATTGTCGAAACGTTAGCCACCAAGGGGCTTTCACTGCTCCCTTCGGACCCACGGTCCACGACCGTGGCGTTAGCGTTGGGTCAGCTGGGGGTTGATGCGGTGCGGCTCGATAAGGTGATGCAGCAGATCCTGCTGAACAATCCACACGCAACGCCCGAACAGATCATTCACATGCTGTTGGAAAAGCATCCAAAACCTAGTTGACGTAGCGTAAAATCCGTCATGATGGGGCCACCAAAGGTACCCAATGACTGACCAGACTGGCAAGAAGACACCTCTCGTTATCGACTCCATCACCCCAGAGACGGCAGCGACCAATCGGACCGCGCTCTATGCGTGGCTTGGTATGCTGCAGGACGTGCTGGCGGCCAATGAGGGCTCGATGCTGGTGACCCGCAAGGATGAGAACTTCCTGTGGCGTCAGACCGGCATCTTGATCGAAAACGGTGTTGTGTTTGCCAAGCTGGGTGAGAACCACTACCAGCCAATTGGTAAGGATGACGGCACTGGCTTCTACCCAACTACTGCGTCACGGTTGTTTTGGGCCCAGGATTTCAAGCTGGCCAAGATGACGGATTTCGAAGGCGCGTTCCGAGTCGAGAAGCTGATCAGTGGCGTTCAGAGCGGGGCTGCGGCAGACGCGACGGTCGATCTGACCGAGTACGAGCGTGCCAAGATGGTGGATAACTTCGAAGCCCTGTCCGACTACATCAAGCGTTTCAATGCAGCACGTGACATCGGCGAAATGGGACCTTTCCAGCAGGCCCAGACCGATCTTCTGAATGTGCTGAAGCTGGCCTGCATCCAGTGTCCTAAGCTCGATATGCGGCTGGTTCGGTTCGGTATGGAGAATCCCGAGCTGAAGCTGCAGCCTGACCTATCAGGTGACTTCAAGATTGAGGACCTGGCAGGCGTGGCGTGTGAGTGGCTACGCATGCAGCTGAACGAGGATGCGACCCGTAAGCACTACCGGACGACCGTGCTGGTTCCGACCGTGACGGTTACGGCTGAGGAGCTGCTTCTGAACTTCAATGCCAAGCTACAGTTCCTGGCCGCCAACAAGACGGCTGAGCCCGAGCTGATCCGCACGGTACTCAAGGAAGCCATGACGATGATTCCAGCCCTGCAACCGGTGTTGGAACCGTTTGATCAGTCAACCAATGTGTTTGGTGCCCTGAAGGCTGCGGCCAACTATACCGCAACGCTTGTCCCGGCTGGTGAGGCTAAACCAGCTGCTGAACCTATACAACCGCCAGCGACAACCTGATCGAAAGGCCTCCGCAAGGGGGCCTTTTTCTATTTGAGGGGTAGATATGAAACCAGAACAAGTGCTAGAGCTAGCTGAGACCAAATGGTCTGATTCTGCCAAATGGTGGGAACAGGCGGCATTTCAAGCCATTCAACAGCACCATTTTATCATTATTACATCTCGCAGCGACAATGACGCTTATATGCTTCGTTGTTGGCTCACAAAGCCTTTGATTGATTCTGAGGACGGTGGATTGCAGTCAGCTAATTCCACCATGATTCATAGATTTTTTCGTCCAGATACCGACCCCAGCCTACACGACCATCCGTGGTGGTTTCGCACTCATCTTTTAAATGGAGGGTATAGCGAACAGTTGCCGGTGTCGACGTGGAAGCTAGGTTCGGTGTTAGGCCCTCGTATTAGTCAACATGTTCATGAACATGTTGCTGGTGACACAATTGAACACGAAGCAACGGATCTGCACTCTGTGTGCCGGCTTAAGCCAAACACATGGTCGCTTGTAACGACAGGCCCACGTATTCGCAAATGGGGGTTTCATCCTACAGGAGAAAGGTTCGTATTAGCCGACCAATATATACCAGATCACTATGCACCTGTTAGATTAGTGTGAATATGGTATCGTTGCGGCTTTTTTAATATTGTCAAACCACCACAATGGCTGCAAGTTTGTGTAGTGGAAACACTTACGCTGCTCTTCCTCTTTGGTGAGGTCGAATGCAGCACACGGGATGATGTGATCTACATGCCAGCCATCACGTGTGTGGTTTTCCCAAGTCATGCCAGGTAAAAATTTCGATTCTAGGTGTATTTTTAATTCACTGATAGTACACCCTAAGAGTTCTAATGTTGCAGCGGCTTTGTGACTATTTTTAAGAGCTTGATATAAGCGGCACCTCAGCCCACTAGTCAGCTTGAATTCGATATCTGAATGATATTTTTCAGCTAACCACTTTTTAGCCCACTCATTTTTCTTAGCACGGTTATTTTTCCTGTATGCTCGATTTGTAGCCTGTTTACGGTCAGGATGTTCAACGCGAGACGCGTTTACACGTTCTTTTATACGTGCTTCATTTTTCTGATAGTAAATTTCGCTCGCCACCGATATGCAGGCTTTACATCTCGCACGGTGCCCGTCTTTTGCGTTAGTATGCTTATGAAACATACTTAGCGGCAGAGGCGTCTTACACTTGGTGCAAATTTTAGTATGCATTGCGATATGATATGAATCAAAAAACCAATACAATAGGAATAAGGGCAACCTATGACGAGAACACGGGCTGTAAAGCCGGTAAACGAAGCGTTACCACTGCTATCGAAAGGTCAGATCTGGCAATGCTTCGACCAGCGGTATACGGCTGTCATAATTAGTCCGGATCGCGATGACTATGAAGACCGAGTATTCGGTTGGTTGCTTAGTTCGGCTCCCGACGGAACCGAAATGGCCACCAGTCATATCGGCGGTTTCAGGATAGGTTATCAGGGTGATGAGTACCACTGGCTAACTGGCTGTCTGCCACCCAATACCCGGATATCGGTACCCTATTACCTTTTCCCAACCGGATCTGAGGAGGCTCGTGGTACCTACGAGATAGCATTCTCACTCGTGCGGCTGATTTGGGAACCCGAGCTGGGTAATGAAGAGTGGTTCCGCGGCATACCGGCCACACCCCATCCGGATGGTGATGAGGATCAAGACGAAGATGAAGATGAGGATGAAGACTACGATGAACCTGAGGATGACGACAATGCATGATTTCTTCAACGACCTCACACACGAGCTTCAGCGAGCCATGGATAAGCCGACACCGGAGGAGCGTTCGATAGCCGTTCGGGTCATTATGGAGGCGGCGCGCCCCAAGCTGACCGAGATGGAACATCTGGCCAAAGAGCAGGCGATTCAGCTGGTCAACAGCATGATTATGGATGTGGTGGACGCTCCTGGTTGTGATAGCCCATTCCGTGGCTTCTCAACCCAGGATGTTCTGGTGCTGTTGCGCAAGCGGCTTATGGCGCTTGGCGATCTGCCTGAGGGAAGCTTTGACTCCTCAGAACTCGATCGTCGGCTCAAGGAGCGGGCCCGACGCCCTCACGCACGGCATGATCCCCGACAGAGCAAACCATGATGCCGATTGACTTGGAACAGGTTTCCAGATTTTGTCTGTGGGTGCATGCTGACCAGAAGCGTAAATATAGTGGGGACCCCTACCACACCCACTGCGCCAGGGTAGCGGCTCAGGCCTCCATCATCTGGGGCACCAGTCCTGAGATGGTAGCGGCGGCATGGCTTCACGATTCAATAGAGGACCAACCTCAGAAGTGCCCGATCGATCTGATCGTTATGCTGTTTGGCGATGCGGTCGGGTGGATCGTTCAGGACATGACGAATGTCAAGCTGCCTGGTTTGACACGTGAGCAGCAGAAGCAATCAGACTGGGATCGGATCCGTACGATCCCGCGGCGCTCCAAGCTGCTGAAGCTGTTGGATCGTCGCGACAACGTGAATGAAACGATCAATTGTGTGCATCGCGATCAGTGCACCGACTATGGGTTCTGTATCCAGTATGGGGAGGAAACGCTTCAGCTGAATCAGGTTCTCCATGACGCGAATCCCTTTCTGAGCGATCGGCTCGAAGAGGACACCCGCTATCTCATCAGGATAGCTCAGGAGCGCCAGCTGGCTTTGCCGGCCGCACCTGTTGAGCCGCCAGCGGCTTGAATCACCTTTTGTAGTTACCTTTGTAGGAAAGAGTCCACATGGATCTCACCCCTGAGAGTATCGTTGAGAGTGTTTTCGATAGCATCGCTGGCCACACGGATGGCATGAAGCCGGCCCATGAGCTTGGTCTCATCTATGAGGCGATGGCCACCGCCCTGACGGCCGCCCTGGACACGATGTCCGAAGAGCAGATGCAGGCATTCATCGATCATCCGGCCATGCAGGTGCCGCCATTCGATGGCCTGCATACTGAGCCCGATGAAGAGGAAGAGAAGTTCGTTAGCTTCCATGACCATGATCCACTTGAGGACATGGATGCTGATCTGGACATGGATGCGGACTCTGACGGCGATATCGAGGACGACTAATGTCCAGCTGGTACATTCGTATCGAGACAATCGAGAAGGTATGGCCACATCCGAATGCGGATAGGCTCGACCTAGCCAAATTGGCCGATATCGATTATCAGTTCGTCGTGGCCAAAGGCCAATTTCAGCCCGGTGACAAGGTACTGTACTTCCCGGTCGACTCGATCCTTCCGACCCATGTGACGGACAAGATAGGCCTCACGGGGAAGCTGTCGGGTAAGGACAAGAATCGTGTGAAGACCATACGGTTGCGTCAGGAGATCTCGCAGGGTGTGGTTGCCAACACGAGTCTGCTGGATCACCCCGACTATCAGACCGCAGCTCACCAGTGTCTGGTCGCCGACATGGCGTCAGCTGCCGCAACCCCACATGGTGAACCGGTCGACTACTCTACCGTGCTGGGCATTGTGAAGTGGGAACCAGAGGAGCGTATCAGTGGCGGCCACAACCATGGCTCGCGTACCATGACGCTGCCGACGGGTGTCTCGATGTATGACCTTGAGTCATGCGCTCGATTCAAACGGCAGGTCGAGGACCTGATGGATCAACCGGTCGTGGCGACGGAGAAGATGGAAGGTTCGCACGCATCGGTTAGCTTGGATCCTGACAGGGGATTCCTCTACTGCAGCCGACGTCTTCTGCTGGTTGACCCGGTGACTAACTGGCACGTTGGTGCCAAAGCTTCGCACCTGGAAGACATTCTGATCCACCTGAGTACCCGATTCTTCCCTGGTCGTCACCTCATCACCGTGCGTGGTGAGCTGTTGGGTCCAGGCATGAATGGGAACATCTATGGATTCAAAGAGCTTCATGTGAGGCTTTTTGATATCGAGGTAGACTCCGAACCGATCGATGCCGAGAAGTTCTATGAGGTCCTGGATGGCTACGATTATGTGGCGCCCGTGTTGTCGAAGGGACGGACGCTGCGTGAATGGATGACCGAGAACGGCTATACCAGTATGGATCAGGCTAGCACAGGTAGATCCGTGCTGGGTGATACGCTTCGCGAGGGCATAGTTATTCGCCCAATGCGTGAGCAGCGTGATCCGAAGCTTGGCAGGTTGATTCTGAAACAACGTAGCTCGGACTATCTAGCCACTCACGACACCTAAGGAGGGGCCGATTGGAACGACAACATCTCAAAGTGATTGGTGGATCGCGTGCCTATGGCTTCCACACCGCTGAGTCGGATTTCGATTATAGAGGCGTCTGTTGGCAGGGCACGCTTTCTCACCTGGTAGGGTTTAGTGCATTCGAGCAGTATCGTCCCGAAGGGGAACTTGATATTTGTTTCGAGTCTTTCCGAAAATTCTGTTTCCTAGTGGGCTGCAAAAGCAGCTTCACACATCTGGATACCCTTTGGGCGCCAGACGAATGTATCGTAGAACGTGATCCGTGGGGCGACAAACTCTTGAGTCTCAAGCGATTCAGCCTCGCTAGCGACCCAATGACGAAGGCGATCCACGGGTTCTGCAAGGGTCAACAGCGTGATGTGGAGAAGTGGTTCCAGCGTGGCGCTCCAGGCGAGCGTCAGTGCCGGAAAGCCCAACACCATGCGCTTAGGACACTGTGGCAGTTGTGGTTTTGTCTCGAAAACGGCACCTGGCCGGTTCGAGTGAGTGACTTTGACCGAAGGATGGCAGAGTCACTCATGCAGGTGAAACAGGCGGGTCTTAGCTATAATGAATGGCAAGATCGATTCCGAGAAGCTACCGAGCTTGCCGGATTGGCCGAAATCAGAAGTAGCCTCCGACGAGAACCCGATCTGCGGGTTTGGGAGGAAGTGGTGATCGACTACCATATTTGGCTAGCACGTGAGCTATGTGAGGAACAAGCAAAGGATCCACCACCGTATGGATGATGAAGAATACGACCTTCCCTACAAGGAATTGGTCGCTGAGTTTCCTGAGATGCTCGGATCGTGCCGGGTAGAGTATCCACCTGGGTGGCATGAACCGATTCGGACCGGTTGTCGCACCCTGTGGGCCCTCTATCTGGAACTAAAAGAGCATTTTGACGAACCTATCTCGATCGCACAGATCAAAGAGAAGTTCGGTGGATGCCGTTTCTATCTCGACGGAGTTCCGCTTACCGAGGCCTGTAAGGCTGATAAGGCATTAGCTGAGTCGCTTTACGATCGGTTCTGGCAGCTAGCTACCGAGATCGAAAACGCAGCCGGCAAGCATTGCCAATCCTGTGGCGGTGAGCCCGCCCGGATTGTGTCGCATCGCACCGGCTGGTTATCATGTTTGTGTCAACGCTGTCAAACCGACAGCCACACGGAAGTGACGTACGATGAGACAGATGAGTAAGCGTCAGCTGGCAGCCCACAAGGCTGTGGCGACCCGTCGGGCCAATCAGGCCCGTCGCAGCAATATTGCGAAGAGGGCCGCGTTTACGCGCGAACTGAATCGCATCACAGATGCTATTTCCAAGTATCTGCAGACCAAGTAACCAACACGAATAAAGGAATCAAACCATGTCAACCAAGTATAGCCGCGCCGCCAAGAAGGCTTGGATCACCCGTCGGGCCAATCAGGCCCGCCAGATGAGCATCCGTCGTCAGGCAGCCTTCAAGGCCGTTCAGACCCGTCGGTTCCGTCAGGGCTTCTGATGCACTATTGCCCTGACTGTGGACGGTTAGGGCACGATCGGGGGGCGTGTGCGGTTGACAGGACCGCACCGCCCCGCGTGGTCGTCAGGCCTCGCAACCAAACCGAATACCGAGACCGGTTATTCATTGGCTGTTGGGTCGAAGCGGCTCAGGACCTTTCGTATCGGCTGACTGGCGTCCAGTACTGGACGGCTGGCCAGCTCTATCGGGTTACCAACCTGACGATTCAGGAAGGCTTCTGCTTCGTCACCGCGACGACCGATCTGCCGGATGAGGTTACCTACATCTGTCTGGATTACCTGGTGGGGCCACATGCAACTGCCAAAGATATTTCGGTACCGGCCTAGCCCGGTGGATGACCCGTTCGTTCTGGTGGCCATGCGGCCCCACGATACGGGTAAATGGATTGAGCTAGCGGATCATCTGATGATAGTCGACCTCCTGCAACGGGAGGTCGCTCGTTTGACCCCTACGGAAACTCCCTATCTGGAAGATAGGCTCTGATGGGCCGTCTGACCCACGATCCCCACCAGCTGCAGCGCGACGCTGAGCTGGTCCGAAGGGCCCACGAATGTGCTAGTCGCGCGCTCCAGCGATCAAAGCGAGCAAAACCCGAAGGGCTACAGCCCGATAGAAAGCAAACCAATGGATTTCTACAGCACGGATGACACCGATACGGCGCCCGACACGGCCGTGGATACCCAGCAGTCGCAGTTCGCGCTCTCAGAGCTGGCGAATCTGGCGGGTCGCCTGGAAGGACTCATCGCGGCCCTCAACCTGGTGGACCCACAGCCGGTGCGGCGTGAGATCCGTCAGGAGATCGAGATCGAGATCGATCGTCTCTTCATGGCGGTCGAGAAGGTGCGGGATGAGCTGACGAACGAGGACCTCATGCCGTTCGAGATGACCGATCAGGCCCCCGACGAGCCCTACGAGGGTATGGGTGAGGCCCCGGATCAGGATGATGACGACTTTGTTCCCGAGCTGGAGATGGAAGACCTAGTGGCCACGATGGAGCGGCCGGACCCGTCGTTCTGCACGGCTCGACCCAAGCCAACCGGTGAGGCGGCTGCCGCCCCGGAGATGGACCACCCCTACATGTCACAAGGATAAGGTATGACGCACAAGAAAGCAAAATCAGCTCCGGCCAAGCCCGTAGCGGAACCATCACCGGTTGAAGTCGACACCTATCTGGTGTGGCGGCTTGTGCTGGATTCAGAAGAGCCGATCCAACCGGATGACTTGGAAGCCATCTTGGACCAGATGTGTGAGACTGGGGAGGCCCATCTGAACCGGGTTGAGCCCTTTAAGTCAACCAGCGGTATCAGTTGGCGCTATTACTTCAGTTACGCGGTCCAAGCGGTTGATATGATTCGTATACCTCCGGACCTGGATCGACTTAATGACGCCGGCCTGCTTACCGCTACGGGTGTTGAACTCCATGAACATGCGGTTTCGGAAAGCGTCCTGGGCGACGCGCTTGATCCCGATATGGTGTATGTGGAACCACGGGTCTGTCGCCATTGTGGTGAGACCACCTGATGGGAGACGAAGCCGATCATCTGTCTGACGAGTTGGCCGATCTGGAAGAGCCGTGGTGCCGATATGCGGACCAGGATGACCAGACGGATCTGAAAAAGAAGTGCTTGGAATGCAGGCTCTGGTTTCTGCCCGACCCGGGGCGCCCACGCTCTCAGATCTGCCGATTCTGTCGGGTCCTGCAGTCGAGGATCGATCGGACGGAGCGGCTGTGACGGTTGCCGGAATGGCCCTGACGTGTGCGTGGTTTGTCAGCATCCGAATCTATTGCCTCTGGAGACATAACCTGTAGTTGCCCGGACCGTAGGGATTCCCTAACCTGGCAGCTGGAGTACCGACCGGTGTAACCGCAACCAGCCTATGGAGTCGTTATGGACCCATTACTGTACGAGTATGATGATGAGTCACCTATCACGTCACCCGACGAGATGTTTGCCTCTGAGTTAGATTGGGCGGACGAGGGCCCACTGATGGGTAAGGATGGGTTGGGGCTCCCCGATGAGGACGAACCCGATGACCAACCCTATCTTGGTTATTGACCCAACCGGTTAGTCCCTACGATAGCAAAAAGAAAGCCAGCGGGGGCAGCTCCCCCGCAGTCTCAAAATCCCAAAATAGTGCCCAAGACGGCATTTCGCGCATAAGGCGGTTTCACGTGATTAGCAACGTCCATATCTACTACCCAAGTCAGATCGATCCCACCACGGGTGACCTGTCGGCCCAGACGGTACTTTGGTACGACCTCCGTAGTGTGGTGTCGGCGGTGGTTGGTAGACCGGTTGGGACCAGTGTGACCGCCACGGTCAAGCCGATCGTTGCCGGCCTGACGTTTGAGCCCCAGTACAGCGCGATGATTTGGCCTCAGACGGAGTTCGAGACCGCCAAGCTGGCCAGCCTGGCTGCCGAAGCCGCGACGGGTGACTGATGCGCCACACGAGTCTACGGATTCGACATCCGGTCGACGGCGTGGCCCGCTACCTCCGATATAGGGTCCACCTGTTTAGCGCGGCGACACAAGTCTCTGCAGGTGGAGAACTTATATCGCATCTGTCGAGACGTTGCCCAGACGGTTTTGACATCACCCCCATGGTGTCCGAGGACCAGACCTGCCGTGACGATTGGGAGGTTCGGCTGATTGTGACCAGTCAGGGCCAGCAGGTCGATCTGACCTGGCGGGGCGAAGGGGCGGAACCGCTGGTCCGCTGGCTGACCGAGGATCCGGTGTGGGGACCGGATTGGGATCTAGCGGGACGTCTGCATAATCGGACTGATTGAACCCATATGATGGTTGGTTGTCATAAACCCAGGCTCTGCCTGGGTTTATCTGTTTAAGGACACTATGCTGGAACAACTGAGGGTCGGACAAATTTGGCTCCGAAGAGATCAGACCGAACGCATTATCATTACCGAGCTGGGTGACCCACATGTGAGTGATGAAGGCCAGCATCGACAGCCCATACGCTATCGGGTTGAACAGGATGGGAGGTTCAGCCGAAACGATCGCTGTACCTATTGGTTTAACCCAACTCGTGCCTGTCATATGAGCCAACGAGACGACGACCCGACCGATTTGGATCTCATGATTCTGCTATATGAGCCTGCAGGTTAAGATGTTAGAACCACTCAAGGCAAACCAAGTCTGGCTGTGTCGGGAACAGGCCTGGAGGATTCGGATCACACAGGTCGTAGCCCTACCGCGGCCTCCGTTCGAATCCGATGGCTCGACTGTATGGTTCACCCACACTGGGTTTGACCCCGCACACCGTTCGGACCATTACTGTTGGTATGTTGGCATACCTGCCATCCATAGCTGGTGGCGCGATCTGAGACCTGACCCGCATGACCTCGTCTGGCTGATCTATCAGCCTGACTAGAAAGAACTTATGACTGACCCGTTACGTTTGGTATGGCTGGATCTGGAGACCACGGGACTTGAGCCCGAAGATGGCCAGATCCGTGAGGTCGGATGTATCGTTACGGATCGACATCTCACTGAGCTGGGCCGCTTCCACTGGCTGGCCGGCATGCCGTATGATGAATGCGTCGAGGGGATGGACCACCAGTGCGTCCGCCTGCATACCCAATCGGGTCTGATCGGTGAGATCGTCCAGCGGTACGAGCAGGGTATCTGTGACTGCCACTACTTCAGTGATACCGATCTGATCGAGTGGATTCGCTCGCATCGTGTGGATCGCCAGCAAACCTACCTGGCCGGCAGCAGCGTACATTTCGACGTTCGGTGGCTCCGCTGGCACACACCTAACTGCTTGTCAGAACTCAGCTACCGTCTACTCGACGTTAGTAGCTTTGAGATCGGCAAGGAGATGGTGACGGGTGTGCCGCGCCCGAAGGGTAATCCGGCCCACCGGAGCCTTGATGACTGTTTGGCAAGTATTGAGATGTTTCGCCCCTTCCTTTCTAGTTTGGAAACCACCTATGGAACCCACTGATACGCCAGTACAGCTTCGGCCCGGTCAGATCTGGATGACCCGTTACCAACAGTACCGATTTCACATCAAGAGCATCGCCGATCAGCGTGGTAGTCCGCCCCAACTGAGGGTCAGCTTTACCGTCCATCGGATCCACGATAACGGTGACGCCGGTAGCACGGATTGGGAATACAGCGGAGTCGGGCAGGCCTGGTGCCGCAACCGCTCCGGTCACCCCAACGAGTTCGATCTCACGGTTTGCCTGTATGATCCTCCCGCCGCTTAGAGAGGGTCAGATCTGGCTGTGCCGGGCTCAGGCGTATCGAGCCACCATTGGCCGCTACATTGGTGATCACGACGATGGCACACGTATTTGGCACCAATTTCACGCCCATCTGAACCGATCCAGTGGGTCAAACGGATGGAGTACCATCTATTGGTGGCCAGACGATCAGCTTGGTTGCCACCACTACAGCACCGGGCCTGGCCCTAACGATCTGATGATCCTACTGTGGGAGCGATCGTGTTGAGTCCTATCCGGTCGGGCCAGATCTGGCAGGTGGATTCCACCATTCGGGCCAACCATCCGAATAGGCTGTTTATTGGCGCACACGTGACGGGTGAGGACTGGCGAACCTGGTATGGGATCGACCCAGACCCAAATACCCGAATCTGGACGACCCGCACGATCCGTAGGGCTGGCCCCGTGTGGGCATTCGACCTGAGTCATCGACTTATCAACCTGCTGTGGGACCCACCATGATTGCCATACGAGAAGGTCAGATCTGGCTGGTCGATGTACTGGACCTTCATCCAAACCGGCTGTTTGTCGGTTGTCATGTGAAAGAGCAGGTATGGAGGACCTGGTATGGAATGGATCGTAACCGAATTCCTTTTGAGGACTGGACCATGCGACGTATCTATGAGTCAAACGGCTTCTGGCGAATCGATCAGGCTCATCGGCTCATCACGCTACTGTGGGATCCACCATGATTGCCCTGCGGATGGGTCAGCAGTGGCAGCTCAGTGGAGCGATGGACCAGAACCATCGTAATCGGATTTTCATTGGCGCCCATGACACCGACTCGATCTGGTACAGTTACGTGGGTAGCAGCCTAGAGACCAGCCGACACATTAAGACCGAATTTCGACGGCCGTTCTGCTGGTATGAGGGTGGTTGGTGGACCACCGTTCCGGGTGCGCGCGACGGATTTCCCATTGGACCATTAAAATGTGAACTGACAATGGCGTATCGACTCATCAGCCTGCTGTGGGAGCCACCATGCTAGCTTTAAGAGCTGGACAAATCTGGCAGTGTCGGGGCCAACGCTATACCTTCTGCGTCACCGGCCCTGATCAGGGGTACTACGAGTGGGTTGACGATAACGGTCTCATACTGCATGACGACGCAACCGAACGATGCCACCGGTGGGATGAACCAACCCGATGCTGGCAATTGTGGATCAATGCGCTTGGACGTGGGCTGCACGCACCACCGTTAGACCTCGTGCAGATGCTATATGCGCCCGCTTAGGGTGGGTCAGGTCTGGCTGAGTAGGGATCAGCAGGCCCGCTACCACATCGAACGCGTCACGGTCCGGCGGTTCACCCGATGTGTTCGTTACCGGATTCAGGGTCGCTGGGACCACCTCGATCTCGGTGAGGGAATGGAGGACATGGATCTTGATATAACGCTGTACCAACGATCAGGTTCGCCGGTCTACCACTACGATCGGGTGGGGTCACAAAACGATGAATACGATCTCACGAGTCTGATCTATGACCCCACTTAAGATTGGCCAGATCTGGATGAACCGCGGCCAGAACCGGCGGTTCCTGATCCGTGAGATTACGACTCACTCGAATCGGACCGTTACGCTGACGGTAACGACGTATGACATGTATGACGGTCATCAGTGGCCGCGCGAACAGTTCAGCTACTGTGATCAGCCCGACTGTTGGGCCCGAACCAATCGGATGTCAGAAAACTATGACCTCGTCACGTGCCTGTATGAGCCATCCACTTAGGGTCGGGCAGATCTGGCAGTTTCGGAACCCGAGGAGTCTCGCTACCCTGCGGGTACTGGGCGTGTGGGTAGAATCCGATACGTCAGACGGAGAGATGGTTCGGGTGCAGCGCGAAATCATCCGGCTGAGTGAGGATTTTGCCACCCAGACGGTTGACCGTACGGTTGATCGTGTCTATTGGTGCCCACGAGGCGAGTCGATCTGCTACTGCAATGCCGATGGTGCGTTTCGGGCCGATATCGACGACCTCGTCTGGCTACGGTATGATCCCCCAGGTTAGACCGGGTCAGATCTGGATGGCCCGATCGGGTTGGTGGCGCGTGCGACTCCATAGGGTGGTGGCTGCCCCACAGCCAGATCGATACCTGGTTGATGGGTACGGCTGGTGGACCACGCCTGATGAGAGGTTCGGCCCGTTTAACCAAGTCTGCTGGATCCGTCAGCCACTCTGTTATCGCTACCATAATGCCGCGCTGACGGCGGCTCAAAACGAGCTTCATGACTATCGTAACTGTGATCTCATAACTCTCTTGTGGGAACCCAAAGGCTAACCTATGGATCGAATCCAACTGAAGGTCGGCCAAGTCTGGCTGACCCGTAACCAGCAGTATCGTTTGACGCTTGAGGAGGTGCGACCCGATGGTAGCGGCTACAACATCAGGTTTTCCTATCTCCAGTTTAGTGGCGGCTATACCGGCAATCTCATTTGGAACGTCCGGTGGAACGAAGGGATTTGGGAGCAGAAGGGCCAATCCTATCGTGGGTTTGACCTCATGGGGCTGATGTATGACCCCACCGCTTAGACAGGGTCAGATCTGGCTGATGAGTGACCGCGAGGGCATACGGATCCATATCGGTAAGCATGTACGGCATACCATCTGGTGCAGCTATCTGTACGCGCCACTACGGGAGCGACCACCCCGTCCTGAGCAGATAGAGACGTGGCGAGAGTTTGTCCCACATCCTGATGGGTACTACCAGCTGTCAACCCTCCATCCTGACCGAATCCTTATCGTCTGTCTCTGGGATCCACCATGCTAGCCCCATTGAAACCAGATCAGATTTGGTTGTGTCGAGACCAATCGGCACGATATCAAATCCTACGGCTCCAGTACGGGCCTGCTCAGTATGGTGCCGATCATCGACGTCAGCACCAGATGTCAGAACAGGTGTGGGGCGGTCATTTTCGCGTCATCCTAGACGAGCGGACGCTGAGTCATGAAACCAGCGGCGTAACGTTCTGTGTCTCCGATTGCCAGACCTACTACCGTTGGTTTGGCCTCATAGGGCTGCCTGATCTGAAACATGACCTCATAACCCTTCTGTGGGAGCCACCATGCTAGCTTTGAGAGCAGGACAAATCTGGATGTGTCGGAATCAGCGATATCGCTACCACTTTCAGCAGATTGCTGAGCCGTCAGGAGGCTATTTTGTCGAGCAGGTCGACCATAATCCGGTCCAAACCTATGGAACCAGTTGGATCCGATGGAGCGACCGGGGCGACTACTATCAAGGTGAGCTGCAGGCAGCAGGGAACCGTTATAGCCCTATGGATCGGTCATTAGACCTGGTGATCCTGCTGTGGGAACCGCCATGCTAGTCCCGCTCCGGGTGGGTCAGATCTGGCAGCTACGGTACCAGCACTATCGCTGTTTCATCGTCACCGACCCCGTGATCGCCGTAGAGGACATGACAGCAGAGGTGAGTTATCAGCAGGCTAACTTCTGGAATGGTAAGCAGGGTGGGTGGGGTAGCATACACCACCACGCCTTTCGGTTCGATCCAACTGATCAGACCTGGCATTATCACCAGACCGAACGTTTTGCACCGGACGACCTGATGATCCTGCTGTGGGGGCCACCATGATACCGAAGCAACTCAAAGACCGTCAGGTCTGGCAGTGTCGAAACCAGCAGGTTGTTTATCAGCTGGTGCGGGTCACCTACGTACCGGACCATCAAACCTACCTGTGTGACGGATGGTGTCACGATTACGAGCCGGTCTATGAAGGCGGCGCGCTGGGTGACCGGCATTGTGTGGTGAGCGGGCTGGGATTCCGGCTATCCGGCAACCATCAGTTCTTTACCCCACAGTGGCTGGTTGACTACCGACGGCATACCCGACCCCTGCAGTTGGTTCATCTCATTTACGATCCGGACATCCATGGACCCTAACATCGATACGTACCAAGCCTGGATGGCGGCGAAGCCACACCCACAGGCCGAAGGGCTTCCCCATCTGGCGCTCCTGGGTCTGAACCTCGGAGGCGAGGCCGGAGAGGCGATCGAACTGATTAAGAAGCACCTGAGGGATGGGACACCAATCGACCTGCCCCACTTGCTGTTGGAGCTGGGCGACCTGATGATCATCATCTCTAGTCTAGCGACCCACTATGGAGTCAGCATGTCTACCATCTTGGAACTTTCACAACAGAAAATCGAGGGCCGCATCGCACGCGGCACGCTCCGTGGGTCTGGCGATGACAGGTGAGCTGGTGTCGATCCGTGAGGGCCAGGTCTGGCTGTGTCGAAACCCCAACCTACGGGTTCAGGTCTTCAGAGTCATCCGTCCGTCAGGTATGGATGGTAGGAAGCGTGCCCAGTATGCGGTCCAGGCGATGCGTTGCTCGCCTGGTGGGACGGATCGTGGGTTCTGTGGACAACAGAACTGGTGGTACGTGAGTGACCTCGACCCTAGCTGTCACCGTTGGGCTGAATCCGATGTCCAGCCGTGGGACCTCATGCAGTTGTTGTGGGAGCCCACATGACCGAACCATTACGAGTAGGTCAGATCTGGCTGAGCCGGAATCAGTGTGGCCGCCGACTCATACGAACGGTTGGGTTCCAATCGTATGATGGAACCCACTGGTGGTGTGAAGCCGAGTCATCGTGGTTGCCCCGTGAGGACGGTACGCCAGGCACAACGTTGCTGCTGATTCGCTTTCACAGTGATCCAGCCCACTATGGTTGGTACCACCATGATGATTTCAACCCCGTCCCTGGCGACCCAACCTACCTACTATGGAGCCCACCATGATACGACTGCAGACGGGTCAGCGCTGGCTGATCCACCGGCTTGGCCTGTCGGGTCACGATTCCCGTGTCCTGATTGGCCAGCACGTCCGGCACAACATCTGGCTCAGCTTCACATACAGTGACGACTACAACGCTCGGTTAGATGAAGCCACGTTTGAACGTACGTTTGTGCCGAAGGGTGAGTACTACCATTGTGACAACTTCGTACTCACCAACCTGCTGTGGGAGCCCACGTGACGCCAATCCGAATCGGACAAATCTGGCAGACGCTCGAACAATTTACGTGGTTACGAATCGACGCCATACAGGTACAGGAAGACCGTAGTACCCATTACTACGTGACCACGACCGACCTACTGAGCCGCGTGCAGCGTGGCAGGCAGCTGACCTGGGGCTCTGTTCATGAGCAGGACGGTACGTTGGTCATCCCAGGGGTTGCTAATCTCACAATGATCGTCTGTCTGTCTGTCTGTCTGTATGACCCTCACGCCGCTTAGGGATGGGCAGATCTGGTTGGTGCGCGGCCAGCATGTTACGTTTCAGATCATAAAGATTACGCCGCATGACGATGCGTTTGATACTCTGATGCAACCCTACTCGTGGAAGCAACCTGGACGGCGTTGGTTGCCAATGGTTTTCCGATACCAAGTCGGCCGCACCGGCGACTATTGGCACGAGTGCTCTTCAGACGAGCTGCCGGACATTGTACGCATAACTGACCTCATCACCCTCTTGTGGGACCCAATCGACCAAGTAGGTTAGCCGGCGAGGTCCCACATGATCTGTATCAGCCTGATTAACCATTCGACCATTACATCAGATGCGGTGGTGGCGGCAATGGTGCCAGATCTTCAAACCCAGATCAGTAGGGACTTTGCACCAATCTGGGATCTTGATGCACATCTGGAGTTCTGCGGTCGAACCGATCCGATCGACCCGGCGTGTTGGCAGCTGCTGATTCTGGACGATGCGGATCAGGCTGGAGCGCTTGGATACCACGACCTTAGTAGCTCAGGCAAGCCGATCGGCAAGGTGTTTGCCCGGGCGGACCAGCAGGCGGGCGACGCGTTGTCAGTTACGGTGAGTCACGAACTTCTTGAGCAAATTTTAGACCCCTACGTTAATCTCTCGGTGTTGGACCCACATACCGCACGCATCATGGCTTACGAGGTAGCTGATGCGGTCGAAGACGACTCGTTAGGGTATAAGATCAACAACACCCTCGTGAGTGACTTCGTGACCCCTCAGTGGTTCGAACCTGGGTTTGTCGGCCCGTGTAGCTTCCGGCAGAACGTTCACCGAGCGTTTGAGTTGGCCAAGGGTGGTTACATTGGGTATTTCGACCTGCATACCATGCGGTGGAACCAAGCGACGAATTTTGAGTTCGCGTCCCTAGAGGGTGTGAGCGATGCTGAGGTCCGCAGATTCCGGATGGCTCATGCGGCCCCCGTGGGGTCACGACGGGAGCGTCGCAGCTTCCGTCTGTCTGGCAGTTTGAGGCACACAACCCCACGCTAAAGGGGCCTGCATGTTAGTACCACTACGACAGGGCCAGGTGTGGCTCTGCCGGAGACAGGATCGTCGTATCCAGGTAACTGGTGAGCCCGTTACGTCGACTGAGGGTTGGCTTGAAGTCACGTTTCGGGATCGTTCGACCGGGTCTGCTGGTTTCGGTGCCACAAAACTTCATTGGCGACCATCCTATAATAATGCCTATTGGGCGTTCCTGCCGAGTAATCCATCACAGGACGATCTCATCACTCTGCTGTGGGAGCCACCGTGCTAGCTCCGCTTAAGGCCGGGCAGATTTGGCTCTCTAGGGATCAGGATTGGCGTCTGAAAGTAGATACAAACCCATGGCCAGATGGTCGGATACAGTGTCGATGGTTTCATACCGATGGTATGCGACTAGCTAATCTAACGTATAGGTGGGTTCCATCGCCTGATGGCTCCTATTATCGTTTCGATGATCTTGGGACCACCGATCCTCAACGGCTTGATCTCATAACCCTTATCTACAACCCAGAAGGCTAAATGCGGCTTCACCTCATTAGTGATCTCCATCTTGAGGGCCGCTACCTTGGGTTGCCGGAGGTGGAGGCCGACATCACCTGCGTATGTGGGGATTTGGGCCACTGGTCTAAACCCAAACTGGTGATCGATTTTCTCAACCAGATTGAACGGCCTGTCTATTTGGTGCTCGGTAACCATGACTTCTACCACACCGACTCTCAGGATCTCCGGCATAAAGATCTCCTGTCACCGTATTTCAAGGCCGCACTTCAGGAATGTCCGCATGTGACGTTGCTTCACAACGAGGCCACCACCCTGATGGTTGGGGGCCAACCCTATGAGATCTACGGAACCCCCTTGTGGAGCGGCCTCACCATATCGCTGGACCCCGATCTGAGACAGCGGATCGAGCGTGACGGCCTCAGACTGGTCAACCCACTGAACCCGTTGGTTCCCATTCAGGTGACGCCACCTGGCGGCCTCACCGAGGTTGGGCTCAACTGCTGGCTCACCTCGGTAGGGGTGAGCGACTTTAGCCCGAACCTCATCATGCGGGATAGGTTTGAATGGACTCCAGCCCGACATATTGAGGCCCACCAGGATGCCGTGATGAGGCTAACGGGTTGGCTCCGACGGGCCGATCGCGCCATGCAGATCCCTACTCCCAAGCGGATCGTGCTGACCCATTGGATTCCCTCAGAGGAGGCGATTGCGCCAAAGTTCCGTGGCCATTGGCTGAACCCCTATTTCTGTGCCCCACTGGATGATCTGATCTACCGAACCCAGCCAGACCTCTGGTGCTTCGGTCACACCCATACTGAGTTTGACTTTCATATCGACCAGACCCGTTTGGTAGCCAACCCGCGTGGCTATCGAGGAGAAACCAATGGGTTCAACCCAGGACTCGTGCTTACCGTGTGACCTACAGGCCGGTCAGATCTGGATGACAGACGATCAAGAGGTGACCTGCCAGATCGTTGAGATTATCAAGCGGTATAAACGAGACGATTCGATTGATTGTGAAACCAAGTATAGTTGTGACCATAGGACAACCACCAATACGTTCTATCGCTACGGAGGAGTTTGGAGCCGCGATAAAGGACACACTGGGCTAGACAACTACCCGCTCATCCATCTCGTCTGGAGTCCAACATGACGGCTCCGAACCCCTACGATTGTTTCAGGCACTTCCAGCTCTGGCAGGCTACAGATGATCCTGAGGATCCGTGGTTGATGGCGGTCATGCGGCACCACAATACCAGGGATCGTTTGGGTGGTTGGTTCTTCAAGCGTAGCGCCGTACGAGGTGGTCTCACGGTAATAACCTACCTACAGCGTGTTTCCAAGCCGTGGAAACTCCAACACGGTCTTAGCCAGCCCAAACTTATCGAGCCCACCGTGCTGGTAGAACCACACGGCACCGCTTGGATTCTCACGTATGAAGACACAGAACAGGCCATCATATGAAGCACCATTTCAAACACTTTCAGATTTGGCGCCAACATGGGACACTATTAGACCGTTGTGGCAGTGAGGAACGCCGTTACGAGCGTATGACCGAATACTTCGCAGTTTTCCGAGCCAAAGGTCCTAGCGGGCGGCTGAGTCTCCATGGCTGCTACTACGGTGGGTATGAGCTGAAACCACACGGCGGCGCAGTGTTCAGATTTTTGGAAAGTGATGATGCGGAGGTTAGACCACTCTCTGACTATCTGCCTGATATCAAAGTCATGACACCTACCCAGTTCTACACCCCGTCTGACCAGGCCAACTACATTCTCCTCTACTGGGACCCTGAGGCAGGGTCGACCGAGACCTAACGTGGAACCACACAAATCATCGATTCGGTTCAGACATGGACAGATCTGGATGCGGATGTATCGGGAATATTTTGAGTTGCGACAGGAATCAGTCAATCGGGTTGCCATCATCCGGCACGGTGACCGCTGGTTCGGATGGAATTACTGGGGGAACTATGAAGGAGCGATTCAGTCCCCAGGATGGGCGTTTCGTGTGTCGAAAGTGTTGTCCGATGTCGCGTTTCAAGACGGAGATAACAACACCTGGCAACTCCTATGGACCCCATCCTAAACCCCAGCAGATTGCTGCCAGGTCAGGTCTGGCTGTGTCGGAGCCAGCAGCATCGATACCGTATCGTTGACACTACCATTGATGCCGAAGGGGTTCATCCGCATACCCGCCGTATGTTGCCGTCTGGCTGTTGGTCTGATCATGTGAGTGAACTCATGCCTTACCGGTGGATCGCCACGGCCAACTACTGGCACTCTCGGTGTGGATCGGATTGGGATCTCACGCAGTGTCTGTACGATCCTGCCTTGCATGTAGAGACCCAACTCCTATAAAGGACCCACTATGGGTGCTCCATCGGTACTGACGCCAGAGTTCTGTCAACAGCTCGCCACGCATGAGGTAGCGATGGAACGGTACTGGCCCTATGGTGATACCGTCACAGCCGGCCGGTGGGCTGACGAGGTCCATTTGCCCGCTCTGGTGGACCCACACGGTGACTACACGTCGGCTGACTATCAGGTCGGCATACTGAGTTATGTCACCAGTCAGATTCGCTACCACCTGATCTATTGGCCCAACCTGATGGCCAATGAGGCGGCCGATGCGATTCGCCTGACTGAGCTGTTCCAGACTGGTCAGTCTAGGCGGTTGACCCACCAGATCGATCTGCTGGATCAGCAGATCTGTGAGATGGTGTCGGCCGACGAGCGAGCCGATTGTGGCCCCATCTTTGACCGTATCGTCGCGTTACGCGCGACTGCCCGACCCCTCCACCTGATGAGCCGTCGCGAGTTAGTGGCGGTCTGGTGGCTCCTCCATCATTTGGATTAAAGGACCATATGTTCAACCTGATTCAGTCGTTTCGGTCAGCCTACCATTCGCAGCGTCAGCAGAACTACCGATACGACCCAGCCACCCGAATGCCTGTAGCGACGGGTCGCCCATCTGTCGTCCATGCGGCCTGGGACGCCTTCCGGATCGCACTCAAGTACTGGCGCAACCATAGGGCCAGCATTCGCTACCAACGAGATCAGGCCCACAAGATCGATCAGGTGGCGAGACAGCACGGGTATGCTGGGTTCGATGAAGCTCACAATGACTTCGTCACTGGTAAGTCGGCCCAGCAGGATCCCGAGCTGGCCGCCATGGGGGTCACCTGGCTGGCTCACGCGCGTGATCCGGCGGCCCATAAGCGGCACGGCGAAGGGCTGGCCAAGGAGATCCAGGCCAGCGTGATGTCGGAACCTACGGCTCATGAGGTGACCCGTCGGCTTGATTGGCCTGAGGGTGCGGCCAAGGCGATTGAGGCCGGTCGCCTCCCCAGTGAGGTACGGGTTCAGTACTTTGATGACGATAGTTCGGTTTCGAGCCAGCGAACCTGTCCGCTGAATTGGCCCAAGCCGGACGATATGGCGAAGCCGGCCCGTCCGACGTCGGATCAGGATCCTGGTCCCAACCCGGCTGATACCAGTTCAGGTTCGTGAACTAGAAAGCACATCATGTCGAAACAATCGAAACGCGCCGGCCAATTGGCTCGCGCGACCAAAGCAGGTCTTGTCGTCCTGAAGAATGCACCTGAGTTCGTCCGGCAGCCCGAGCTGACCCAGTGGAACCTCGTGTTGGCCCAGACGCTGTCCATGCCATGGGGTGATGGGCTTGAGGCCACCACGCTCTGTGGGTACGAGTATCGTGACAAGCGGATGACCGAATGGCTCGATCAGACGTTTAGCCTACGAGCCGAACAGGTCATCGGTTGCACCCGCAGTCTGGGCCTCCTGAGAGCCATCAGCTGGTGCGATAGCTACCTCCGTAACCCGGTCGCCGACGTTGAGTCGGTGCTCTACCAGATTCCCGAAGTTCAACTGCTGACCCACTTCCCGAGCTGCTCGATTGGGTTGGCCTACGTGTGCGAAGGCATCATGAGCCGTCAGGGGCACGCCCAGCTGGCCAGTTGGCCTGAGTTCGCCAAGTACCTGCGTGAACAAACCGGCCAGTCGAACCTGACGATCGACACGGTCGGCATTCTGATCCAGATGATCCAGAACGGTGGCACCATGAGTGGGACCAACCGGGTGACGCCCAAGCAGATCATCGGATACTTCCGTGACCCGAACGAGACCTTGGATTCACTTGGCTTCTGTCGGGCCACCTGATGTGGCGGTTCGTCAGTAACCTGCCGGGCTGGTTGTTCCCGCTCCACTGGGGGGTCTATCCACCCATGCTGCGGGCGGGTCAGATTTGGCAGCTGCGCGATCAGTCACACCGTGTTGAGATTGTGCACGTAACGAGAGTGCGATCCGGTCTGGGTAAGTATGATGTTCGGATCTACTCCCACGGATATCGGTGTGGGCTTCATCCAGATTATCCTGACATTTCGTTAGGCGATCGCGACACCATCTATACCGCATACATGGGTTCGACCGCCTGGTGGTTTCATCAGACACCAAATCATCCCGAAGGTGTGGACCTCATAACCCTCTTGTGGGACCCGAAAGCATACCATGGATGAGACGTTACATTTTGTGCCAGAGTTTGTGGTCTCTCGGTTCGATGATCAGCAGGCCGTATACGCAATGCTACCTCGTGGGATGTGGGTACGTGTCGGCACGTTCCCACATACCGATGTGATTTCAGCCGAGACGCTTGAAGCGATCAAGGTCGCGTTTGGAAACGGTCAATTGGCGAGCAGTATGCTGAACCGAGCGGCTGGCGAGACCTGCGAGTATGCTAGCGAGATCTCACCAGTAAGTTTCGAAACCGCTGGTGACCCAAATGGAAAGATTCCACCATGACAGATTTGGCACCCTTACGGATCGGTCAGGTCTGGATGACTCGAAACCATCTATATCGGTACACGATCCGAGGAATCGACCGTAGTGCTGGCCAGCGGCATGATCGCGGTGGCCACACGCATCGTTGGCAGTATCACCTCACCTACACCTGTGTCAGCTACGCTAGTGATGGCACGGTTGAGAGCGATAGCGCCCGAGTGGCGGCAAGCACTTGGAGCGAATGGAGTAACTTATACTTTTACGGATATAGTGGATATCCTGAAGACCTGCATGACCGCGATCTCATGTATCTGTTGTACGAATCCTAAGGGAACCATATGGTTGTGTTAAAACCAAAAATTAAGAAGAAGCTGGTGCGTGCGTTACGGTCCGGTCGCTACCGAAAGATCCGTAACGTCATGCATCGTGGCGAGCGATTCTGCGTGTTGGGTGTGCTGTGTGAGCTGTACCGGAAAGAGCATCCGAAGGCCCAGTGGATCGAACCCGAAGCAGGTGACTTTGAGTTTCAGGCAAGCCCCAAGGGCGAGTCGAATGAGACGCACCCACCAGAGAAAGTCTGGAAGTGGGCCCTCAAGGGTAAGGCCGCCTTGATTCGGGACGATGAGCCGCACTTTGATTTTGAGTGTGGTCGTACGCAGTATGGCTGCCTGAGCGAGGCGAACGATGACGGTGTTAGTTTCAGCAAACTAGCCGACGTGATTGAGGACCACCTATGAACAAGATTCGTGAGTTTGCCGTGACGGCAATCATCGTGGTGTGGACGATCTGCTGGCTTCCGTTGGCGGTGGCCTGTTGGGTAGGGGCCGCATTGGTTGACTATCTGGCCGTGGCGATCGTTTGGCTAGCTGGCCTGGTCAGTCGGCTTGGCGATGCCATTATGACGCTGGGCAAGTGGGTCCACTTCAGCATCCTGTATCGGCTGGGTGGCAGGTGAGTGTCTTCCTCGCTACGATCGTCATGATCTGTCTGGCGGGTGGACTGTTTGGTCTCTTCTGCTGGCTGACACGAAAGAAATGATATGGATGGGTTAGATACCGCACTCTTAGCGGTTGGAATGTTCGGAGCGATTGTTATTCTCGTGCTCCTCTTGTTGAGGTGGCTCGACATCTTCTAAGGAGAACGAATGCGTCGATTTGGAAACCGCCGGTTCAGTCGTAACAAGTGGAACGACAACATGGCGCTCTACGTGGGCCTCATCCTGGTGATCGCACCCGTGGTCGGCACCCTGCTGGTCTGGCTGTATGAGGCTGGCTCATGAACCCAATCAATCGGGTTGGCATCAGGCTCATCATCACGCTGGCTGCGTTTGGTGGCCTGTGGGTGTTCTACGACCTAGCACTGAAAGATCTGTTCCGATGAGTGGGGTAGAGTGAGCCACGAATTTCCGCAGATACTGGATGCGCAGGTGGCCCAACAGGTGATGGGCTGGGAGCGTACGAACGCGTCAGGGCTTTTCCTGGCATGCTATCAGGTGTGGGATCCGGTTGGGCTCCATGTCGACGAGTGGAACCCCACGACCGATCCGGCAGACGCCTGGCAGGTCGCCCACCGGATGGATCAGCTCGGGTGGAGTCTGACCCTGCGGATGCTGAATCAGAAGGTGTACGTTCAGTTCCATCATACTCAGCTGGACCTCCATGCCGAGGTGACCGAGACGACGCCTGAGCTGGCGATCTCTCGGGCTGCCATGTTGGCAGCTGAGCAAACGTGGATCGATCACGGGCTTAACGAGTGTCATCCAGCCAAGGAGACACCCGATGCCTAAACGGGAGCGACTTCTGACCGATGAGCAACTCGCGAGCATTCGGGCCCAAGCGCTGATTGATGCAAACCAGCAGCTGAGGCGTGATCCGGCCTTCACATGTGATGGGTGCTCTGAGCGCAAGCGCTGTCCGTTTGTCTACGATCTCTACAACACAGATGGCGATTGCCTCGCCGAGAAGTGAGTGGTTATGCGAAAACTTATCATGTTGGCCGCCCTATTGGGACTGATGGGCTGTGGCGGGGTACGTGACCAGGCGACTCCATGGTTTGCCTGTGGGTACGACTACTCGGTTGGCGAACGCGTCTACAACGTTGACCATCCTGACCAGGAGGGTACCGTCACGGCGATTGTGCCGCATACTGGTCCATTGGGTGTTCTGACGAACGTCACCTACTACGTCAGGTGGGACCACAATGAGCCGTAAACCCGTGGAGATCATTCAGATGGATGAAAAGGATTCTAAATGACTATCGCTGAAGACCGCCTCAAGTTTCGAGGCAAGGATATGTTGGTCCGTCCGGATTGGGACCTCCACGCGGTTGTGACCCGTGACCCCGATGGTCAGTGGGTTGAGGCGACGATCGAACTGTCGGACAGCCATCGTCTGACCGCCCATGCGCTGAACTATGGGTCTGCCATGGTTAGGCTGGCGAAACTCCTGCAGTCGTATCTGTCGGAGGAGCGCGAGTGGAAGGCGAAGGCGGCCCAATGAACCCACCACCTGATTATGGACGTATGGCCTACGAAGCATATCTAGCACAGTGTGGCGGTAAGTCGCTCATCAGCGGCGCTCCGTTGCCCACCTATGACGCGCAGAAGCCTGAAATCCAGGCTGCGTGGGAGGTAGCAGGTAAAGCTGTGGCTAATCATGTTGTTCATTCCATGGACGAGTACCGGCGTAGTCGGGAATAAAGGAAACCAAATGACTCATTACAAACATCGTACCCCGCAGACCGCCCCACTCCGTAGTTTGGCCCAGCGGCAGCCACTACGGTTCGATCATCAGCTTCAGACGGTCGCCAAGGAGGCGAAGCGCGCCCGCGGAACGGGTGAGCATGCTCCATTCAGTTGGAGCCAACGTGATCGCATTCTTCGCCGGTCTACGTCCGAGCAGGTGGCTAGCCTGCGTGGCACGGGCAGCCCATGAAGACAACCGTACACCTCGTCTGTGTATGGATCGTATGTGTGTTGTGCGGCATCTTATGCCCGCTCAACATTGTGTGTGCGGTCCATGATGTTGTGGTAGGGGCTTGGGCGCTCCTTGCCCTAAACGTAGTTGGCGCGGTTGTGACAGCCGTTAATGGCTGGGCCAGCTACCGGGCGTATCGACGACTCCGATGATCTGGTTCCTCCTCCTATTGGCCGGTCTCGGCTTATTGGCCACCATCGCCCGTAGCCGCGCCACCAGTCCAGTAGAGTGTCAGCCGGATAGATCGTATGGCCCCTACGGTGGGATGACTGCCCAGCAGTTTGTCGCGATGCTGGACGCGGAGAAGCGGGCTCGACAGGAGCAGGCACAGATAGACGCGCTCCCCACGTTGTGGGCGACCCATCGGTTCTGCCCGTTGACCCGTCAGTGCCGTAACTGTGGCCGTGATATGATGGAGATCGAATCCGATCATAGCCGCACCTACAGGGCTGGATCGCTTGCTGAGTTTGAATCCCGTAGATGCCAGGGCTCAAAAAAGGAAACACCACATGCTGAATCTTGATGGTACCGGACTGGTTGAGGCCGAGCCGACAAAGCGTCTCAAGCCACCGGGTTGGCATTTCGTGATCCGTTTCATGGAAGGCGATGCCGACGGATATCGGTCCGAAGAGTTTGTCATTCCGTTGGGGCGTCGTGCCATCTGCAAGGAATTAGTCGACGTGGTGAGACAGCTTCAGCAGCTAGAGTCAAAGACAGGCGGTTGGCAGTCACGGAACGAGACGGCCCGTATGGCGATTCCAAACTACTATAAGTTCTTTGAGCATTATGATGCGCCAGACGATCATTACGGTGATCTGATTAAGGTATGGCCGGCTGACCCGCATGCCAACTATGAGGTCGATTGTCAATTCGATGGCTGCCGCGTCAGCGTGGTGGATGACGAGGGGCACGAATACTTTCTCAAGATACCGGCATGATCTGGTTTCTTATCTTGCTGGTTCTAGCAGGCCTTGTATCCCTATGGATGAAATCTCTCTGACTGACAAGGAAATCAAATGAGCGACGATTACGATGAGTGGTCCGACACCGAGAATGAGGCCCTAAATACTACCTGCGAGCACTGTGGGCTTCCGTATGAGGTCGTCCGGATCGGTAAGATCCAGCCACGCTGCTGCTGTGAGAGCTATCGGGTCGAGTGCGCCCAACATGAGGAAACTGCCCGACTGTTAGCACAAGCACGCCAGCTGATTGAAGAGCTAGAGGCTGGCAAACCTAGGACGTACTTCTACCATCATCCGTTCTGTAACTTCAGTCGTCTGACCCCCATCGGTGGTGGGATGAGGCCAGACGGTACGCCCGAGTACTGCAACTGTGTCGACTGGATCGACGCCGGTGCCATGATCGGTGCCTGGCCGACTGACGCACAGGTAGAGGCGATCGCACGGGCACTCTGTGAGTCCGATGGAGCCGAAGCGCCCATTCCGTGGGAGGAGCTGTCGGAACCTGCACGTATGTATTGGCGCGCCAAGGCCCGGATTGCGGGCCGAGTCATGAAAGACACCCGTGGCTAGAAAAATGAAACAATTTGTCATCATCTGTGAGCAAGAGCACAGTGGTCGACCCTTCATCATTGGCCAGTACAAGAGCCTGAAGAATGCCAGACGCGCCAAGCGGATGCTGGGTACGTGTGACCTGATCTATGAGCGGAAATACGAATGACGATCGATCAGATGTACGGCGAGTACCGCTGGCTCTCCAACTTCCATCTCTGTGAGGTGGCGTACGAGGGTCTGCTGTATCCGTCGACCGAGCACGCTTACCAGTCGGCCAAGCTACCCGACGTCAGGATGCGGGCCGTGTTTGCCCTGCCGGGTACGACGCTGACCTGTGGGCAGGCCATGCGGTTGGGTCGAACCCAGCCGGAGCGCCATCGTCCCGATTGGCTCGACGTGCGGGTTGGGGTGATGTATTCGGTCAACCTGGACAAATTCACCCGGCATGCGGATCTGGCAGAACGTCTGGTCAACACATACCCACATGAATTGGTCGAGGAGAACGGTTGGGGTGACCAATTCTGGGGTCGGTGTAATGGAGTTGGCGAGAACCACCTTGGTCTCGTCCTGATGGATATTCGTTCACGTCTTAGACTCATACTAGGATTGGGTGTATGATTCAGCTTCAAAAATATTCAGACGATTGGGCCACCAACCGCATGGAGCACTCTGCGACTGGTTTGTTCTATGCCGCGCCCGATGTCGATCCGTTGCTGGCCGAACTGGAACAGCTGCGAGCCGAGAAAGCTGATCGAGAGGCACACTACGTTAGCGCGGTAGATCAGGCCAAGCCCATTGTAGAGAAAGCACCACTCGCTCGACAGGACGACCTGTGACCGATTGGTACAGCAGACTGACGGATGAGGATAAGTCGGAGGTCCATTGGGCCCACCAGAGCCTCACCTGCAGTCTCGTCAGTTTGGCCATCATGGGGTTTTGGACCATCATCAGTGTGATTGACCAGTCAATCTGGTTCAGTCTTTTCTGCGGTGTGGTGGACTGCGCGGGCATCGTGGGGGCCATCTGGTCGTTCGTTCGGCTGCGTAAGCTGCAATCGAAACAACCCGTCGATACGTTTCAGGATCGAAGATAACATGTCGCCACAACAGTTACGTACCCTGGTAGCCCTCTGGTGGGTCGCTTTGGCGATGCTGAACCTCGGGCTCATGTTGATCGGGTTCTCAAAAGATACTTGGTGGTGTTTATGCTTCCAAATCCCGTTGATCATCTTTTGTGTCTATATGGCATTCCGGACATCTGGCCAACCAGATGAATAGTCGGTCCGAGTACGAAAGATTCGTCCGGATGGTCTGGCGTACCAGGATCGGCTATTTGGTCGCCACGACAGTATTGGCAGGACTGACCCTATGTGCGGGTGTGGGGCACGATGGTGTGCTGACCACGTTGGCAGCCGTGGTGACGGTTTTTGTTGGGTCCATAACGGTCGCCTATTGGGTCGAATCGGCAGCCAGCCTGACCGAGCTGCGAGAGATTCACGATAAGATCCGGCTGCTTGATATCCAACGCGAGGAATGTGTAGAGCGGCTCGCCATGTTGGACCAGGATCGCCAAACCATCGCCCGGATCCGTGCGGCGGTTGCGGCCGATAACTGGCAGCTGATTGACCTGTTTGCTGAGAACCAAGAGGCCTTCCAGAGGTCGTCTCATGAGGTCCAGATCCAGATGATGAAGGAATGGGCCGACCGGCTCAACCTATGAGGTGGGGCGGGGTGTTCCAGCGTGCGTGGGAAGATAGCGCCGGGAATCTCCATCTGGAGTTCCGGGTCGAGATCCTAGGTGGGATGCAGTATCCCTGGTGTACGGTCGATTGGATCGCCGGGGAAGAGGTGCCGTTCGAGCGGGCCAAAGCTTGCCTGCGTCGCCAGCCCGTTACATTCATATGGAATGTCTCGGCCACCGAATCAGCCATTACGTGGTTGCAGTCAGACGCAATGGCTACCACTACTCCAGGACCCGGCTCGCACCAACTTGGATATCGCGGTCCAGCTGGGGAAGTCACTGAGGACGGTAGCGGACAAGCGAACCCTCCTGGGATGCCAGCGCCCCAAACGTCCGCTGCAACCGCCCCGGTGGCGACGCCGATCCACCCGACAGTGGCAGGAGCTGATCCCGCACATCCAGCTGATGGTGCGACAGGGGCGGTTGGCCCAGCAGATCGCTGATTCGGTTGGGGTGAATGTGGCGACCCTCCGACGGGCCCTTCGCCGACTCGGTGTGGGGCCGCTGGGTAGCCGAAACATCGCTCGCGGCAGCCCTGCGTTTGATCTCCTGTATGGGGCCAAGACGGCCCGTATTACCCGTTACGTCGGTGCCAGAAAGGTACCAGATGAGAAAACCGATTCCCCTCCTGATGGGGCTTAGCCTGACGAGTCGACGCCAGCTGGCTGTTTGGGATTACTGGTTTCGTTACGTAAGCCCATTCAGTGTACCGATCTGGCGCACCAACCTGATTGAGTTCCCTCGTAACGAGAATATCGAAGGTCTCGTCAGAACGATGGAGGACTTCCAGGCCTGGTACGAGCATTGTCTGGACCCAGAGGATGCCGATCATATTGTGCTTGATTCGTTTGTTCATCGGTGACACTAGGGCGCATGCGCAACATTGAGCTACCAGATGGCCAAGGCTATACCGCCCTTCCCGACATTGAGATTGATCTAGCGGCTGGGTTCACATGGTACGAATACACCTTCAATGAAACTTATGATCGACTAGAGGTCCGTGGCCCATGGTTCGGCATGGAAAACTGCCGGCTTATCCGTTTGGGTCGTACGGAACTCGATTGGATCCAGCAACATATCGAACTGTTTGACCAACGATCGCGTGATCGTGTGTGGCGCGCTTGTGAAGAGGTTCGTAAGTGGCGCGATACCCCCGCTGGATACAAGGATGAGCGACTTGGTCGTGACTACGGTATCGGCATTACCAATGGTGTGCTGAATCCTGGCCAGCTCTATGAGGCCCATGCCCAGCAATGGCCAGGGACCCAGCGGGCTACCGGCGCCACGATAACCACAACCCAAAACACCACGATGGTGGTCTACCCACCGGTGCCACCGCCCGATGATGATGATGTTGAGCTTCAGTTTGGCCAAACTGGTGAAGGCGTGGCTGAGGCCATTACTCCTCAACCTGGTCAGCCACAAACCGCTGGTGGTATGGTGTGGAACACCCTCACAGGTCAACCCTACCTATGGACGGGCAACAGATGGCATGGGTTAGGGTTGCCGGTCGACCCTGACCCGAATCCGACCCCAGCGAACGGTGACATGTGGACCGTTAACGGTGTCCAACACGCTCACGTGAATGACGAAAACGTACGGTTGCTTCCAGAGGTCAACATTCAGATGACGACGGAAGGTGTGATTAACCGAGGGCGCCAACCCAATGGTTGATCTCCTCATCATGTTGGTGATTGGGCTGCTGATCCTGTTGTGGTACCTTAGGAATACGAAAGAGTAACGTGAGACCCGGTCAGAAGGTGGTCCGGGAGTGTATCCGGCGCGCCTTTGACCGTCGGTTCCAGAACACTCTCGGGTTCAAACATTTTAGCTTTATCTTCCAGCACGGAGAGATCCTCTCGTGTGGCATGAATATAGATGAGCCGAACCCCTACTATGAGCGCACCCTCCATGCGGAGTATTGCGCCTACAGTAAAGCGAGGCGTCGGCTCTCGCGAGATGAATTCTGCTGCATTAACGTCCGGATAGGCCGCGATCATCGGATCCGGCTGGCCCGTCCGTGCCAGCAGTGTCAGCGTCTGCTTGGGCACCTTGGGTGTACCAGGTTTATCTACACGATCGACGACCAGAGCGTCGGCGAACTTACTTGTTAGGAGCCAGATGAGTAAACCCAAGAAGCTTCCCAATGGCCGTTTCCAACTGACCGTCAAGACCGCTACGGGTGAACTCAAGGTCTACGGTGACACTCCTGAGGAGGCACAGCGACGTCTCGACAGCGAAACCAAGACAGCCAAACCAGCGAAAGCTAAGCCAGATGCCGAAACCAAAATCTAAAGGGCTGGTTGGGCGTCGGCGCTCCCGAATCCCACTACCACCGGAACCAGAACCCGTGCCGCCTCGGCTGGAGGCCAAACCGGATAATCCGATTACTGAGTCTGCGGTTCAGGAACCGTGGCGCTCCCATATGATTCGTCGATTCCATGAGGATGGGATCGTTCGGATCGAGACAGGTGAGTACGTCTGGTGGCCACGCGTGATCAAAGGTTTCCTAGACGCCGGTAGCCTAACCGTACTGACCAATGAGCTGAACCGTTTGAACGCACCATTAGAGGCTGAGTACGAGGCCTACGTGAAAGCACACGATGAGCGATCTTCCACCTCCGGCTCCTAACTATCTCGGTATCATTCTGGGTGACCAAGGCGCTTACGTCTGGAATCCCGATTGCCGGTTTACGAGTCATCCCCATTGGCGCCCAGACCACTATACCGGGGATATGACAGCTGCTACCTTGCGAGCCATCGCTACTGAGTTGGATCGTCTGAATGCGTCACTGCAGGCTGAACGTACGGCTTGCCTGAAGATCCACGAACTACCAGAGGATATCGACAATGCATGAGTTTCATTGCCCCGTCGTATCCGGTAACCCAAATCGTCATTTCAGTTTCGATCAGATGGTCCCCGTGGGTGAAATGCTGGGCGGTAGGGTCATGACCACTACCAGACAGATCGAGATCGGTGCTCTGATGGCCGGTCAGGTCATTCGTGCGGTTAGCCATCGGGCTCACCAAATTGGGCTCAAGTTCACCTACTCGAAAGGGTCAGGGCTCCTGAGCGCTGAGTATTGTTTCCGAGTGGCGGGTGATGGGTTCAAGTGTGTCGAATGGTGTTGGTTTTTCGATGATCTCATTAGGAGCAACAGATGAGCTATTGCCGTTGGAGTGATTCCGAATGGTACATCTTTTGGCACTGTGATAGTGGGCCGACCAAGGAGGAACAGAACCTATCGGTTTGGTACTCGATGGATTCACTCAACCAGTACACATACCAGCAGATTAAGACCATGCTGGCTGACGGAACGTTCGCAACGATTCCCGGTTACGAGGACTGCAGCAAGTATGGTAAGCGCGATCTGCTGGATGCGTTGGAGGAATTCTGCCTCGACGTTGAATCCGCCACCGACATTCCGTGGCGAACCGGTGCACCGTATGAGCCACCGGCGGCTAGCGGCTCGGTCAGTACGGCTGAATTGTCAGATTGATTCATTTCTATCTTTTTCGGAAACCACAATATGAAGATTTTCATCCTAACGGAGCGTGACGGCAGCCAAGTCGTCCCAACCGCCTATCGTACCAAGACTGCGGCGAAGCGTCGCCTTGCCAGCATTCTGACCCATCTGGGCGCCGATACCGATATGGTGCGTGAAGCTCGCAAGGCTGGCGAGTTCGCCACCCGCAGCTACAACCTCAAGATCTCTGAAACGTGGTTAGAGCGATGAGCTGGCGCAACTGGGTAACTGCTATCGATGCTTCGAGCGCGCGTACCCTACGGAGTAAGGCGCTTGAGAAGTTCTTCGGTGAACGTGAGGCCGCAGCCGAACGGGCCTATCATGCTTGTCTGTGGGGCACCGCGGACGGCATTATCCGGCCGGTTGACGCGCGTCGTAGGCGACACTATCGGTTCAGTCGGTCGTCGTGAAGTCAGCCAAACCGGTGAAGCGCCCAACCACCGGGTTCTTCACCAAGGACGATGACGCCCACTGGTACTTCATTCCCGTCGGAATGGGTGATCGGTTTGCCGCGTGGGTTGAGGCGACTGGCGATAACGAAGACTGTCCCGATTGCTTTGATAGCTGTCGGATTGACCATCCGGGTAACTTTGTTGTCACGATCAAAGAGGAAAACCATGAGTCTTGCTGAGCGTAAGCGACTACCGCAGGTGCGGTACGAGATGCAGGCCTGGCGCCCATTCAGCATGCTGCCTGAGGTGATGGACGAGATGCAGCCCAGTGGGGTCGACATCTGGATCTACAACCCTCACGGAGCGGGTGGGCCAGTCATCTCCCTGCATAGCAACTGGAACAACTGGTCGACCATCGACGACATCGCTGAGTATCGTCGCCTCGGCTGTATGTGGTGCCACTGTGCGGCGCCTGAGTTCCCCCATGACTAGCGGGGTGACGGTACTGCGGCAGGTCCTGAATGCGGTCCTGTTGGGCTGGTACACGATGAGTATTTTGGCACTCGGGGTATGGTTGGGGCTGTCCACCAGCGAGACCGAGAGTGCACGCGAGGTGATCGTCATGCGGATACCGGTGGAACCCAAGCACGCTCTTACCGAGCACTGGTTCCCGATTTTTGGGCCAAACGGTACCGTTGTGGCCTGGTGTAAGGAAACCAAATGAGTGATAAGCCAACAACTAGCGAACTTTTCGGTTTCTTCGGAATTATCATTGGTATCGTTTTATTTGGCGTCGTGATTGGCATTCCGATTGGTGAGGCGATGGGGACCGCTGTGGTACGGTCCCAGGCGATCAACCATGGGGTGGCCAAATGGATTATCGATCCCAAGGCAGACGAGGCTGACCCGGTCCTTCAGTTCCAGTGGATTGATCCACAGGCACCCAAATGACCTGGCTCACCTCTCCCTGCGTGCCCAAGACGGGTGGCAACTACCTGGTGAGCCGCTGCAACAGCCAGGGTAAGCGAGCGGTCCAGCAGGCGTTTTGGCTCAGTGGGGTCGGCTGGGCGGTTCCGGACGTGGTGGCGTGGCAGCCGCTTCCGGAGCCATATGAGCCTCCGCAGGCCGCCACATAGCCATTATGGCAACCATGTATCCGCCGGCGGGTAGGATGAACCCGTGCGGGTCGAGTATGAGGGTCGGGACTACATACGGGACGACGAGGGCGAAGTAGGGGCTCCGATGACCTGGTATAGGGGTAGTTTGACAGGCGACCCGGTGTGGGGAGAATTGGCGAAACAGCTGGAACGTCATGCGGCGAACCAGTATTGGGCCACCCACTAGCGGGTCTAAGAAAATCCTATCTGGTACGCCTGATAGGCCCCCTTATACTAAGCGCAACACAAGCTTGGATTATCATGCATACCCTAACGAAGCGTCTACTCACTGATCTTGGCTGGACGGTTTATCAGGACCGTGCGCCGACCGTGTCCGATGACAGCACCCTCGGCATCTTTGAGGGCACCCTTTGGGTCGATACGTCGGTCAGCCCTCGGAATCAGTACGTCTGCCTGAGCAACGCGGCTGGTGCGGCAAGCTGGCGCTGCGTGACCAACCCCTACGCTAGCCTGACCCCGGCGACGATTTCCAATGTCGTCAACATCCCGGTCGTGATTCCGATTACGGTTGGGTATGCTGAGCTGGTTGCCCTGGGCGCCGTGACGACTGGTTCGTTTACCCTCCTGACGCTTCCTGCCAGCTACAAGATCGTTGGCGTGGATCTGATCCAGGCTGCCGCTACCCCGCACTTTGCTGGCCCTTCGGTCACCAACGTGACGGTTGAGGTTGGTATCACCGGTACGCTCGCCAAGTACATGGCCGCCCACACGGTTCTGACGGCTGGTGACAATATTGAGCTTGGTGGGGTCGCTGGTATCGAGTCTGCCACTAGCTCGACCGCCATCCTACTGACCGCCACCTCGACTGGTGCGGACCTGAATGTTCTGACGGCTGGCTCGTGCACGATCGCCGTCACTGTGGTGAACCCCCTCGCCTAATTAGGCCGATAGAGTGGTTCGCGTGGAGGGCAGGGGTTCAACCCCTGCCCTCTTGTTTTTTACTATCCAATCCCATGATCCCGAAAGGGGACCACGATGCTTAAATCGCTTCGCTACTATGCTGGGTTCGTCCTGATCACGCTGCCGCTGGTTGGATTTCTCAAGCTGCTACCCTTTTGCGGTAAGCTGGCGATCCGTGTGACACGTTTTGTCGTGTCTGGCCTGCTGGGCAGGCGGGTTGGCAATCTCGCTGGCGCTCGAATGGCCAACGCGTGTGCGGGTCTCATGATCCGTGGCTACTGGACGTCTATCTGGGCCCCCTATGGCCGTCAGGTAGCGACCCATGAGACCCAGATGATGCTGCTGGAGATGTACCTGGAGGACGCTCTGGCTGATGGTACCGTGCGGGTGGTTCGAGTTCCGGCAGAAGCGCCGGCCCCGCAAACCGATCAGCCTGCTGATCCCACCTGATTGGCTTTACCAGTAGAGGTTGACCCGATTCGACCGAAACTCATACTTGGCCGCGGAGGCCACCATGGGGGTTAAGGTGATGGAACCATTCCACTGGGACACCTGCTCCGATGAGGTGCTGCGACAGGCATCCGACACGCGATTGCAAATGGTGGCCCTAGTGGTGGATCAGGAAGGGCATGAGCATAAGATCTTCCAACCCGTCCAGAGGGGTAGCAGCATCGATCAGGTGATTGATCAGGCTCGCATGATTACCGCTCGTTGTGCTGAGGGGCAGGAGATCTCGTTTGGGCGCTCACGCATCCCGTACCGACTTACCGGCTACAACATCCTGTTGGACGGTGAGATTGCCTACCAGCTGAGGCTGGAGCGGAACCCGAACTTCAAGCCAGAAGCGGATGATAGAGGCTACTAGTGTCGGATCCGGCGTTATTTAGGGGGCGGGTCATTCAGACCACTGTTGAGGACTCGACCGACATGTCGAGTCCCGCAGGGGAGCGCCAGGCCTTGGCAACCTGCGTGATCAATGACTCTGATACGCCGGCGGGTCCGCCTGGAACGAATCTGACCGTCAGGGTGATGCTACCGAACGCCATACCGTGTACGGCGTATGCGGCGAACCTATTTTGGTTCGGCACCGTGGTGGCACCAACCCTCCCCATCTCGTACATACGTGCGAATCAACCGTTCGTTCTGATTCGTAAGGATGCGTCGGTTGATGCGGGAACGACGACCTGCTACAGCACGGTGATTGAACCGACATTCACTGCCGTGGCGGTTACCAATTACCTCAACTTTGGTACCACAACCTATCAGACCGCCTATGCGGGCCAGTATATGGAGCTGGAGTTTGTGGACCAAACGGGGCATTCGACACGGTCCAAGATGGGATACCTGTCGACGAATCTCGATGGTGTGTTTGCCCTGAATCCTGCCATGGATGCCGCCATGCCAGGGGCGCTCCAGCTGATTAACGCCCGGTTGCCAGCCAGCCAGATTACCGGTGCCCTCCCGATGGGTTACAGCTACGCATGGTCGGTGAGTCCACTGGGCAGCAACACCTGTCTTTGTGAAATCACCGGTGGTGGTCCAGGTGCCTCCTATACGGCGAATTTCTACGCGTTGGGCCCAACCCAACCGTACACCGATACTGGCGTACCGGTCACACAGCTTCAGATCTCAGGGAGTTCCACCTTAGCGACCGGCACGTGGGCGATCGCCACCCGTATCGCTGGCGCTTGGTACGTACAGTCCCCTGTCTGGAACTAACCGGTGGCCCAGTACAGCACCTACACGGGCGAGCCAGTCGACATCCCGAGTGGTTCGCATCCAGTCGATACAACGGGGGCGCCAACCCTGCAGGCCAACCGGCTCACCTATATCGGTGACATGGTGGTTGGCAATGTGGCGTTTCTACCGCCGTTCGCCATGTACGTTGGGGACCCACTGGTCCTCTATAATGAGTTCCCGTGCGCCTACAGCAGCTACATCACCGAGGGATCGGGTTCGACCAGTCTCGCTACCTGCAACGGTAGTGAGACCATTCCGATTACGTCTGGGCCCGTGATTGGCGATGCGGTCCCGAACATGCATTACTTTAATCTCGGGTTCCTATTTGATGAGAGCTTCGCTGTTCCGACCTTTCCCGGTGGGTCTGGCCCCTACCCGATTGGTTATGACCTGGGGATCCGCCAGTACGCGGCCATCACAACCGTCGTATCTCCTGGTACGCTCGTTGGTGGTAACCAGTGGTACATCACGATACCCCAGCAGGCGTTCACGATCGACCCGACGGTTAGCGTCACGCCAAGCACGCAAACCTGGGGTCTCGTACCATACAAGTTTGCCATCTATGCGAACCTCTATCTGGCTGACTTCTCGGCTGGCCTAACGGTGCCGCCCACCCTGTCGATCCTGCAGACCCTAACGCCATCAACCCTCACGGGAGTGCCGTCGCCCTATACGGGTGTCATCACGTTGTCCGGTCAGACCACCACGATCGATAACACGACTGCGCCGCACGATCAGGGTATCATCACGACCCAGGCGACCTTCAATATCGTCTACCCAACCACCAGCTACAGTTTCAATCGGTCCAATCTGCCGTCACAGTTTGCGGTCTGGTTTGGTATCAACGCATCGATCGGCACCGCTCACATCACGACTGGCGGTGGGTACCCGAACGCCGGCACCTACGTTCCGATCCAGATCAACTACGGTGCCCTCAATATTCCTCTCAGCCCCATCACCACCATGACGACCCTCTATCCCACGAATGGGACGAATCCTGGGTTCGACTTCTTTTTCTACCAAGCCCCCTGATGCATTGGTTCGACTGGGTCGGTATGGCGCTAGGCGCGCTCGGGGCTTGGCCGGCTGGTTCCAAGCTAGCTAAGTGGCGCCGTATCGGGTTTATCGTTTGGATCGTTAGTGACTTATTCTGGGTTTTGTTTGGCCTAGCGATTCACTCGTTACCCCTCGTTGTCCTTAATCTGCTGTTTATCCTCACGAGTGCCCGTGGAGCCCTCAACGCCAACAAAGCGTTGTAAGCCGAAACCCTCCTGATACGTTTTGAGCCTAAGGTAACCATGCTAGCGAGATCCAAGTTTTACCCACGTAGCGTTCGGTTACCGGCGATCCCAGAAGGCTATACCGCCATCTGTATCATCACGGCTAACGACGACACCAGGGATACGCGTACCAAACACAGGGCTTCCGTCTATGGGAACGGCATCATGGAAAAGCCGACCATTCTCGATACGCCTGTGTTTTGTCTTGGGATTCAGAAGTCTGATCACCAAATCCCCATTGGGACCCAGCGGATGGCCACCTTCAAGAGTGGTCGTTGGTGCCTGCAACCATTAGTTAGTAGATAGGATATTGTATGACGAAACTTCTCGCTCTTCTCCACGGTTGGCTAACCGTCCTAGTGACGGATGCCAAGCATGTCATCGCAATCCTCAAGGCCGCCGCATCTGGTAAGGTGGTTGAGTATTGGCAGGAGGCCGAAGCTGTCCTGAAGGATGAACCTGCTCTATCGAAGCGGCTCACGAGTCTGGTGTCCGGTCTGATGTCAGTGACGATCCATCGGCTGGTCCGAATCTGCTATGCCCCGCTCTCGCGATTGGTCCTGCTGGTAAAGCAGTGTATACATCCGGCGGTCCGTTGGGTGCTGGCTCATATTTTTGCTCTTTGGGGACAGGTGACGTCAGAGTTCTCTAACACGAGCCCGAGCCACGCAGCCGCCGTGAGTGCATCGAAGATTCATAAGATTTCTGGTCTCATATCGGTCATCATGTCGGTGTGTGCGCTTGGTGGTGGTGCCTATGGGGCCCATCACTACTACCGCAACCATCATGGTGCCCCGCATTCGCTGCAGCATGATGTTGTGGCGTTTACGGTGATTTTCCAAGACGCTGATGGCCGTCCGCTCAAGACTGAACACGTAGCGGTGGGCGATCTGGTGGTTTCGTCTGGTGGCCTCACGATCACGCATCCGGTGACCGGTCTGACCGAGCACTGGGCTGGTAACTTCGTTCTTCTTCCTCTCCACTAACCCGGCTAGGACAACCTATGCGATTCCCGTTCATGACGCTTATGGCGTCACTCCTGATGGCTTCGTCTCTCGTGGCGGCCGACGCGCCGGTCATCCCCCATTCGACCGTTCAGGTCGACGCCCCCAAGGTTGGTCAGGTGGGTGAGATCCACTTCATCTACCTGGATAGCGAACATCTTGTCGCCCCAGCTCTTCCGGCTGGCCTGAAGGTGGTTGATGATGAGGACACTGGTACCGACGTGCTGTCGGATGGTGTGACCGTACAGACGCATCGTGTGGTCATCGAGTGCGATATCGCCGGTTCCTATGATGTCCATTTCGACATTGCTGACGCAACTGGAAAGATTGTGTATCAGCAGCTTCGAAAGATCAACGTGACGGCGCCAGATCCGTCGGACCCCCTGCCCTCACTGCCTCAGCCAGCGGCTCCTGTGACGCCGTGAAGGCGTATTGGCTCGTCTGGCTGATTGGCTGTCTCGCCTGGGGCGCTAGCACCCCAGGCGTTGCTGTCGATACGCCAGTGGATCCCGCGCACGTTCATACCGTGGTCTGCACGGCTGGTGACTATGCAGATTTGTTTGCCACCTGTTCGGATCCCAATAAGGCGATCGAGCCTGAGGCCCAGCCAGGCATTCGGGTCGCAATGATTGAGCCGGGTGCTTTTTATCAACTAGATGATGGTACCCACGCGACCCAATACATCATCGTGATCGAAACTGCCCATTCGGGTACCTACGACATAGCCGTGCCGATTATCGATCAGACGGGTCATCGGATAACGAAAAAGTACTACCGGCTGATTGTGCAGAAAGCCTATGATAGTGAGGGCGAGCCTGAGGCCGAAAACACCACACCGTTTCAGCTCTTGGTCCATCCGCCACCCCAGCTGCCTCCTAACCACTAATGCTGTCGCCCGAGGAGATATTGGAGCTTCGGCCCGGCCAGGAGGTGGCGCACCCACTGTTCGGCCACGGCATCGTCATTGAGGTGAAGGATTACGCTGGCTATGGTAGCATCGTGATTCGCTTTAACGACCATGGTGTCAAGGAGTTCGATACAGGCTTCGCTAAGCTGGAACTAGTCTGGCCGTGACCTTCTAGCTCTCCTGGTTGTTCCGCTTACCCATACCTGAACATGACGGTATGGGTAAGCCATCCGGTCCACCCGATCTCAATGCGAGGCTTCGCAAGCTACGGGACAAATATGCGCCCTGGCAAAAAGTACTGCCGGTGTGCGTGTGGATGTATCCGAAGCGAGCCAGTAAGCGAAACATCGTCTTCGGTATCTACGCGTCCGATGAACAGGTCATCTATATCAGCCTCGTGTTAGCGGCCGATTGGGTCCCCAAAGAGGTGTTGGACGCCATCCTGTGGCATGAACTATGTCACACGTTCCAGGACCAATTTCCGGTAAAGAATGAGCCGGACCATTCGAAGCGGTTCTTTCAGTGGGAAGCCTTGTATCCGAAAACTCAACATGCGAATCTGTGGGAAGCCGTCTATATCGAGCAACTGCTGGCCGAGCAGAACCGATTGGTGGGCCTGAAGGGTGTCGCCCAGCCGCTTCCGCATCCAGCCCGGATGCCGGCGTCGTTGCGACCGCCTAAGGATTGATTTAGAAGTAAGAACCGTACAGTACTCGTGTCATGAGTACAAAGTGTTGCTCTAGATGCCGGCAAGAAAAACCGTTTGAGGCGTTTAATAAAGACAAGGCTACTAAAGATGGCCTAAGTTATTACTGTCGAGTCTGCAAATCGAGGTATCCGCATAAGCCAGCTATAAAGTACAAACCTGATTATGACGGTGTAAAGATCTGTTCGAGATGCGGATTAGAGAAGCCGAAGACAGAATTTTATGCGCATAGTAATTACAAGGACGGATTACACAGATTCTGTAAACCTTGTGTTATCGTCTATAACGGCTTGAGTCGACTCAGGTGTACCGATCCAGCTGTTATAAGTCGCAGACGTGCTGCTGGACAAGTTCGACAAAAGGAACGGCATAAAAGACTACGTGATCTTGTTGATGCATTTCGTGCCAATGGCTGTGCGATCTGTGATGAAAAAACTCTATGTTGCTTGGTAGCCCATCACCTGAATCCGACTGAGAAAGAGAGTTCGGTTTCTCGTATGGTTTGGAACCATAGGCCGGTAGAAGAAGTGATTGCCGAGTTGGCAAAATGTATCTGTATCTGTGAGAACTGTCATCGAAAGCTGCATGCTAGATTGGTTGCATTACCTTCGTCTTGACATATTGATTTGATCCGATTAGGGTGCACGGGCACAGGTTCTACGGTCTTTAACCCACAGCTGCCTAGACCGTCAGCTTAACAAATAAAGGAGCCTATCGTGCATCGTGACAGCTTTGTATCTATTATGGTGGTGGCTAAGGGTGGCTCAGTCCTCCGAGAGTTCGACCACGACAAGATCACCAATACGGCTCGTATAGCGATCGACCATGACACTGAGTACATGCTCCGTGTCCGTAATCTCAAGTGTGAGCGTCGGCGAGTCGATGTGACGATCGATGGGACCAAGGTCATGTGTGGCCTGGTTGTCCCCTCGTACGGCTCAGTCGATCTGGAGCGATTCCAGGACAGCGACAAACGGTTCAAAGCCGTGCTGGCTAGCTCTGATGGTACCGGCGACCCCACCAGCCCAACCAACGGACTGATCCGTGTGGACGTGTGGGAAGAGATCCAACTCTATAGCCCGCCAATCCTTCGCACGTTTACCGCACAAATGGGTCAGGGTTATTGGTATCCTGGTGACACCATTGGGTGTATGTACTCGGCCGGTGCGGAGCCGCAGCAGCTCAATTTCTGTGGCAACCTTCAGGCTGCCATGCCGGTTGAGCCGATGAAAACCGTCGAAGGCTCGTCGTCAAATCAACAGTTCACGAACGTGTACTGGAATGGCGATGTCTCGTCGGTTCCTGTCACGTTTAACTTCCGACTCACCAGCAAAACCGGTACAACGGCTCCGGCTCTCTATTGCCACGCCTGCGGTGCCAAGAGGATTGATGGGGCCAAGTACTGCGTCTCATGTGGAGCCCGTCTCCTCACCTAAGGACCCTTATGGATGTCGCACCTGTGGTGGTACTGAATCAGGTTCATGAACCGATTTTCCCACAACCATCGGTGGAGACATCCCCGTCTAGGCACCACCTAGATCCAATGCTGGCAATCGATGTGATGGCGTTTGTCGTCCTACCCTTGCTGTGGATCCTGCTGATGAGTTGGGTCGACCACAAACGGAAAAAAGAGTTGCGCCAGTCCGAAGAGTCCTAAGATCTCTAATCGTTGATAGGGACAGATTAGTGTTGGTGGATGGGAATCTGCTCAGGCTGCTCTCATGGGGCAGCCTGAGCCTTTTTGGCACTTGAGGTTGTTGCGCTACCTGGCTGCCTAATATTAGGGTATGCTGCGATGGGGCTTCAACACTCTTAAATCAACGGTTTTCTATCATCCGTCTGCACCGACGGTCTCGGATGATTTGTCGGTAGGCTACCTACCGGGTACGCTTTGGGTCAATACAAGTACCACGCCTGGCACGATTTACATGTGTGCCGATAATAGCGTCGGGGCCGCATCGTGGGGTCAGGTTGGTGGCGGGGGTGGAGGCGGAAGTATCGGTGGGTCGATTTCGGCGAACCAGGTGGCGTTTGGTGTCTCTACAGACACCATCACCGGAACCAGCAACCTAACGTATACGGACGGGGGAGCCCTCCAGTTGGCTGGCAGCATGACCGCGCTCAGCCTTCATGACCGTGATGGTCGTAGTCCGGGTTGGAGCCTCTACGGTAACGGCGGCACCCTCAACTTTGTCGCCGGATCAACCACACAGGTCACCATCGCGGGTAGTGGCAATACGGTGGTGCAGGGGTCGCTGCAGACGATTGGTCAGGTGCTGACTCCAGCGTCGACGTCTCTCACCGCGAGCCTCAACATCCCGTTCGGCACTGCTCCGTCGATTCCTAACAACGGTGACGTCTGGATGACCACCGCAGGGTTGTTCTACAACTACGGTAGCGGTGTAGTGGGTCCCCTGATGGGCGGACTCGGTGGGAGCGCCGCAACCAATCAGGTCGCCTACGGGAGTGGGCCCGACATTCTGACGGGCTCTAGCGCACTGACGTTCGATGGTACCGCCCTGACCCTCAATGGGACGGGTAGGTATCTCCAGTTCACCGGTGGGGCTTACATCCTGGTCAGCACGGTTGGGCCTAACAATCTCTTCTTCGGTAATGGGGTTGGCTCCGGTAACAGCAATCTTGAGCTGCAAATTAACCCCGGGGTCAGCGTCACCTTCCAGGCTCAGCAGGAAGGCACCTCTTACCTGCCGATCTCGTTCAATGGGGCTGGCGGTGATGTGCACTTTGTCAGCACCGGATACCGAGCCCTTTTCCCAGCCGCCTCTGCAGCCGCTGCGGCGCTCAATATCGCTGAAGGTACCGCGCCCAGCACGCCAAGCGATGGCGACATCTGGATGACGACGTCTGGGCTTTACTACCAGCACGCCAGCACGGTTGTGGGCCCACTGGGTGCCGGCCCAATTGTGTTCCCGAATGCGACCGTTACTGCCAGCACTCCGTTGATTAGTGTCAGCCAGACCTGGAACAACGGGTCGGTCAATTTCGAAACCGTCATAATTGACGTAACGAATACTGCGTCTGCGGCTGGCTCTAAGATTCTCGATGTGCAGGTTGGGGGGTCATCCACATTCTCGGTACAGCCCGGTGGGACCGTCTTCAACGGTGGAAGCGTCCAGATCAACAGTGGGTACCTTCAGTTCATTGCTGCCAACCACGCCTTCCTCTACAGCGATGTCGGCAACCCGCTCTATATCGGAAACGGGGTCACCACTGGTGGGACATGCATCTTCCTCGACGTCACCGCAGGGGTTTCGGCAGCATTCCAGGCCCAGCAGGTTGGGGTCTCGTATCTTCCGTTCTATTTCAATCCGTATGGTGCGGATGTTGATTTCTGCAACGGTGTCCTCCATGTGGGGGCCAGCGGAGCCTCGACGATGGCTGGTGGGACCGTTACGGCCAGCACGCCTCCTCTGACGATCACCCAGATCTGGAACAGCGCATCGGTGGCCTTCCAGGGCTTGGTGATCAATATCACCGATACCGCATCCGCCACCACCGGTACGGCGTGGCTCTCCCTACAGAGCGCGGGTAGTGCGATTCTAAATTTCAGTGACAAGGTTGCGCCCAACAACGGCACCACCGGATCCATTTATGTGGCCGGTAACGCCCTCTATATCGAGGCACCTGGTGGCTCGTCACTGTTCCTGAATACGAACTATAATTCCGATATCTGGACCGGTGGCGGAATCCTACACGTTGACGGCACACTGGCGGTTGCGACCGCGTCTGCTGTCATCGGTAATACCGTACTGGCTAACGCGGCGACTGATGGTTTCCTCTATATCCCATCGGTCGCTGGCGCCCCAACCGGGACCCCAACCACGCACGGTGCCACCGTAGCGCTTTGCTACGACACCACGGACAACAAGCTCTACGCCTACAACGGTGCATGGAAGTCAGTCGTACTCTCATGATGTCCATCCTGACCGATTAATTTAACCGACGCTGGCCTAGCATCGTGAGAACCATCGCCCGCACTACGTCACCAGCGATGGTGGTCTACAAGACCCATGCGCCAGGAATCGATGACAGCGCAACGGTAGGTTTTATTAACGGTATGTTGTGGGTAAATAGAGCCACAACTCCGTTTACTCTCTACGCGTGTAGCGATAACACCCCAGGTGCGGCTCAATGGATCCAGGTTGGGACAACCAGTGCGACCGGAACACCTGTCGCGTGGGTGAATGTTAAGAATTATGGTCTGAACGTCGGGACCGGTGGGGATGACACCGCTGCGATCAACGCAGCTGCGGCGGTAGCCATATCTGGCAACCTAGCGCTCTACTTCCCAGCTTCGACCTACCACTACACCACCGGATCCGGTCTCTCTGGCGCGAATCTTGTCATCATTGGCGATGGGCGCGCCGTCACCAGCATCGTCCTATCTGGCAATTATTTTGTCAGTTCGTCACTCAAGTGGACCAGCTTTCACCTAGAAGGTATCTCGTTTAGTGGTGGGCTTGGGGCGGTTCAGCACCTATTCACTGGCGTGAATGTCACGAACCAACATGTGATTCGTGATGTGGATTTCCTTCAATACACGCGGTGTGCTGTCTATACGCAGGCCTCAGATATGCCGTATTGGCATGTCCAGAACTGTACCTTCAATGCCGCTAATGACGAGACGACCATTGGGTTTGCCCACTCGGGTAAGCCTGACTCGTCGGCATGGATCTCATGTGCCTTCAACAATAATCGTGTGGGTCTGAAGCTCATGCAGGGCGGGGACGCCGCATACATCCATGCTTGCGAGTTCATTCGGCTCAATCCGTACACCACGTATGGCCGTTATGGTCTGTGGGTGGTACCATCGCCGGTTTATGAACCCGCCGGTCAGGGCTTCTCATGTGTTGCAAAGTTTGGTGGCGAGAACCTCAGCACGGCAGAGATTCCGGTCTGCTATGCGGATGAGGATCTTTCGACCGGTTCAGATACTGGTGGCAGACTGCCGCTGTTGGGGCGTAGCGTAACCGATGGGGTGATGAATAATTCCACCACCCTCACCAGCGCGACCGCTGTGTTCACGTCTGCTGATGTTGGGCGCAACGTTGTGGTTAAGCAGGGGCTCCAATATGGACTGAGCCTCCACACCACCATCGCTAGTGTCACCAACCCCACTACCGCCGTCTTGGCCGCCCCAGGCACCGCAGGTAGCGTGTCTGGGTTGACGGTAGCGATCGGGGTGAGCAACGGATACATTGCCGGTCACATCTTCAATGGGTGCGAGGTTGGGGGATGGAGTCCATCTCCACCATTCGTCTACAGTACGTGTCCTAATCTGCGTGGATGCATGTTTGGCCCGTTGTGTTTGCTGCCGTACCCGCCCGCCTACATCCTTCAGATGCTCTACCAGCCTGATCCGGATGCCTATAATTCGGACAATCAGTTTGGTCCCTTTTATGGTGATGGGGTTGGGACGGCGTCATTCTATTCGGTCAATATATCGAACGTCGCCGGTATGGGGTTTGTCATAGACCCACGGGGTCGGATCCAGTCTGGGCACGATACCTCGCAGCTAACGTCCAACGATATGGTGGGGTTCGCCCTCCTGACGATTGGATACAACGCTTACAACCTTATCAATGGGTTCTCCCTTCAGAGCGGTGCAACCTGTACCCCGACACTTAACCCGTATGGACGGTTATCCGCTGGTGCGATTTCGCTACCCACCCCCACGTCTGCCATTCAGGCACTCTTGGCGCCTGGGTCAGCTGTCGTGGCTGGCAAACCAATCTTTATGAAGCTGAATGTGAAGGCAGCTTCGTCAAATCCGTTGTCATTCCTACAGGTGTCGATTTGGGAAGCAGTCCCTGGTGGTACCAACCACTATTCGCAGCAACTTCAGATGACGCCAGAGTGGCGTCCGATTACGCTTAAGTTTGTCCCGCGAATTACCGGAGATGCAAATCTGCTTTTCCAGCTCACTCAGCCCCTCTATGGTGGGACAGGTGCGAATGCGTTGGTAGAGGTCGAGGCCATCTATACGAATGAGTCGCCCATCAACGTGATGGGGGAGTTTCCCAACCTTATCGTTCAGGGGCTTCCCTCGCCTGGTCATAACCCTATCCTTTGGATGGAATCCAACCTCACCGGCAACACCATTGATTCGCAGGATTCTGGCGTCAGCAGCATCCCTCTAATCCTTAACCCGAGTGGCGGTAGGGTCGAAACCGATGGCCCATTCCGCATTCTGGTACCTGACGGCTCGACTCCCTATCAGGCTGACTTTGGAGTCGGCCCCACCGGATTGACCGTCCAGGTCCAGCAGAACGGCGTTGGGGCACTTCCGTTAGGGCTCAACACGGTATCGGGTGGTGACGTCGGGATGGGTAACCCAAGCGGGTTTAACGTCGCGGATCAGGTTGGCTTCTTTTTCATGCCTTCCACCCCAGGGGCACCGACAGGCTTCCCGGTTTTACAGTCGTCGTTTCCCAATGGGATCGCGTGCCGCATTGATCCGGTAGATGGTAAGCTATGGGCCTACTATGGTGGATCCTGGCATTATTGCGCGTTTACTTAGGGTTATTGAGTGTTTTGCCATGCAACACAAGATTATGGGCTAGGACGGTAACGTTACCGTCATAATCTTTCAATCGTGCGCACAATTGCTCGCAATACGTCCCCGTCAATGGTGTCGTATCAAGTAGCGGCGCCAACTACTACAGATGATGCGAATTCCGGGTTCATCAATGGCATGCTATGGGTGAACCGTGGTGTAAGCCCATTCACCCTATACGCGTGCAGCGACAACACCCCAGGTGCGGCTCAGTGGATACAGGTTGGTTCCAGTGGTAACGTCGATTTCAACTTCCGAGGCGACTGGGTGTCCTCGGACAGTTATTTCGTTAACGACATTGTCGCCTACCAAGGCGGTAGCTATCTAGCGCTGGAACCTAGTCTTGGGGTGCCGCCGTCATCGCTTGCCCCATATTGGGGGCAACTGGCTGCCCCCGGACTGAGCGAAGCAGAAGCCGACACCCTCTATAGGACCAAAGGCTCCTTCCTCTACACCCAAGGGGTTGCGGCTGCAATTTGGACCATCAATCATAATCTAGGTACCTACCCAGCCGTAACGGTGATGGATTCTACCAATACTATCGTAGAAACAGCCATCGCTTATATAGATAGCAACAGCCTCACCAGTTCGTCTATCTACGCGTTTTCCGGCACTGCCATTCTGACTTAGTGAGCCACCATGTCTGCACCCAAGAAGTTCACGACCCCGATCGACCTGACACAGCTGCAGCTGCTCAACGTACAGTTGCAGCAGCTCGGCTCTGATCCTGGTTCACCGGTTGTTGGTCAGCTGTGGTTTCGCTCGGATGTGGATCGTCCTCGCTGGTACGACGGAACCACTTCGTGGTACATCTATCCGTCGACGACTGCCGATACTCCCAACACTGAGGTACTGCGCGACGGGTCGGGTAACTTCTCTGCCGGCACCATCACCGCCAATCTAACGGGTACGGCCAGCCAGGCGACGACTCTCGATTCGACCGGTTCGGGTGGCCCCTACTACAACGGTTCCTACTATCTGAACCGTGCCAACCAGACTGGCACCCAAACCGCCAGCACGATCAGCGACTTCACCACCGCGGTTGAGGCGATTCCCGTCAATAGCCTGACGACCCCTACGGGTAGCTGGTCAAACGGTGGCTACAACATCACCAACTTGGCCAATCCGGTTAACCCGCAGGATGCGGCCACCAAGGCATATGTTGACGCGTCAACCGCCGGTCTGACTCCGAAGGCTGCCTGTGAGTGGGCCACCACGGCCGCCCTCCCTGCCTACACGTTCAGCTCGACCGCCGGTGGTACCCTCACCGCTAACGCCAACGGTGCCCTTTCGATCGACGGCGGAAGCCCGCTCACCAATGATCGTGTGTTGGTTAAGAACGAGTCCGGTGGCAACGCCCCCTATAACGGTATCTACGTTGTTACCCAGACCGGCAGTGGTTCCACTCCCTACATTCTGACCCGTTCGACTGACGCGAACTCGTCGGCTCTTGTCACGACTGGCATCTACACCTTCATCATCGAGGGTACCTCGAACGCCAATACCGGCTGGATCCTCGATACGCTCGCGCCCATCACGCTGAATACGACCAGCCTGTCGTTTGTTCAGTTCACTGGCGCGGCCGACATCATCGCTGGAAACGGTATCAGCAAAAGCGTCAACACCATCTCGGTGAACGCGACTTCGAATTTCCAATTCACTGGCGGCCAGCTCGAACTCTCCGATACCGGCGTTTCCGCTGGTACCTACACAAGCGTGACGGTCGATGTTTTCGGTCGTGTTGATTCTGCCAGTCAGATCGTGACATCGACGGGTTTCGTTGCCTGCACGGGTGCGGGAACGTTTAGCCCTCGAACCCTCACGGGTACGGCTGGTCAGATCGATATCAGCAACGGCGCTGGCATCGCGGGTAACCCGGTGGTTTCGATCGACTCTGGCTACGTTGGTCAGACCTCCATCACCACACTCGGCACTATCACCACCGGTACCTGGAACGGTACTGCGGTTTCGGCCCAATACGGCGGCACCGGTCTGAACACCAGTTCGGCAGCCAACGGCACCCTCCTGATTGGCAATGGGTCCGGGTTCAGCCTCGCCACCCTAACGGCTGGCACCAACATCTCGATCGTCAATGGTGCTGGCACCATCACGATCAATGCGACCTCATCGATCACCGGTTCTGGTACCGCCGGCCAGGTTACCGTGTGGAACGGTACCAACTCCATCACCGGGTATGCTGGCTACACGTTCAGCTCCGGTGTCGGTCTCACCGTCCAGGGTACGTCACCACTCGTTCTGACCCAGTCGGCCGCCACCTCGGGTGCTCCGATTGGCTTTACCTTTACCGGTGGTGCCCATACCAACCTCTCCTCAGGTACTGAGGTCAACAGTTTCTATATCAATCTGTCGGCGACCGAGACCTGGATCACCTCCACTCCGTCGACCCAGCGCGCGATCCGGATCACCAATCCGACCTACGCCTGCAGTGCGTCTAGCCAAGTCATCGCTACCGCCGCAACCGTTTCGATCGATGGCGCACCAATCGCTGGTACTAATGTCAGCATCACCAACTCGTATGCCCTACAGGTTGCGGCTGGTGCATCGTTCTTTGGCGGCACCACCTATGTGACCTCCACGGGTGCGGTGCTGGCGCTAACCCAGTCGACCACTTCGGGTGGTACCCCTCAGGGCTTCAACTACACAGGTGGAACCCTCAACCTGATGACCTCAGGTACTGAGGTCACGAGTGTCCTCTGGGGTGTCAACCACACCGTACAGTGGGCGTCCAGCACCCCAGTGACGCAGCGCGAGTTCCGGATTCTCGCGCCCACCTATACCTGCAATACTGCGCTTCAGACGATCACCAACGGCGCTACCGTTGCGATCTCCGGCGCTCCGATCGCCGGTACCAACGTCAGCATCACCAACAACAACGCCCTTATTGTTGAGTCGGGTCAGTCGACCTTCAACGGTAACGTGATGATCGGAGATGGGTACAACTTCATCTTCGGATCCACGACCGGCACGATGATCGGTACGGTATCGACGCAGAAGTTTGCCTTCTTCGGCGCCACCCCAGTGATCCAGCAGACGGGTGATGTTGCGACCGCGCTGAGCACATATGGACTCGTCACCAGCCCTGTCTATAACGCCAGCGGCATCAGTGGGATCGTTTCGAACACCCATGGTGGCACCGGTCTGAACACCAATTCGGCTGCCAACGGTACCCTCCTGATCGGTAACGGTGGTGGGTTCACTCTGTCGACCCTGACGGCCGGCACCAACATCAGCATCGTCAATGGTGTGGGTGGGATCACTATCTCGACCACCGGTACCGGCACGGTTAACAAGTACGCCACTACCTTGTCGACCAGCTCGACCACCTACACGGTTACCCATAACCTGGGTACCCAGGATGTGGTGATCGCGGTCTATGACACGAGTCTCTTGACCTACATTGAGACCGATGTCGAGACTACGACCACCAACACTGCGACGATTAACTTCGCCGTCGCCCCGACGGCTGGCCAATATAGAGTTGTGGTGATGGGTTAATCCCCATAATAGGCGTCTAACATATGGCGACGCCAATCTACGTGGCCGCGGGGATCAACCCCACCTCCATCGTTATGGTAAACGGTGGAGGTATCAGTTTCGGTACCTCAACCGGCACAATCATCGGTACCACGACATCTCAGAAATTTGCCTTCTGGGGCGCAACCGCGATTGCGCAGCCGACTGGTGACGTCACCACCGCGTTGACCAATCTGGGTTTGGTCGCCTCACCAACCATCAACGCCAATACCCTGCTGACCTTTACGTGGGCCGCACCGGGTACGATTGGGTCGACCACACCCAATACTGGTAAGTTCACGACGCTTGCGGCTAGCGGTCAGATCACGTCTACCGTTAGTACCGGCACGGCACCATTTGTCGTCTCCAGCACTACCAATGTGGCAAACCTCAATGCGTCGAGCCTTAACGGCGCCACGTTTGCCGCCCCTGGCCCGATTGGTTCGACCACCGCCTCTAGTGGGGCATTCACCACCGTTTCGGCCAGCGGTCAGATCACCTCGACCGTTAGTACCGGTACGGCGCCATTTGTGGTCGCCAGTACCACCAACGTGGTCAATCTGAACGCCAGCTATCTCCTTGGCAACACCTGGGCGGTTCCAGCGGCGATCGGCACCACCACTCCGAACAGTGGTTCGTTTACCACACTGACGGCCAGTGGGCTGGTACAGACCGCTGCGAGCGCGGCCGGTACGGCTGGCCTCAATCTGCCCCCAGGAGCAGCCCCTACGTCACCCAACAATGGTGACGCATGGGTGACATCAACTGGCTTCTTTGTCAGGATCGCAGGCGTTACCGATAACCTGGTTCCGATGACTACGCTTGGCGACACCATCTATGGTGGCGCTTCAGGCACCCCGACCCGATTGGCCGGCAACACTACGGCGACCCGTCAGTTTCACGCCCAGACCGGCACCGGTAGTGTGAGTGCTGCGCCGGTTTGGACAGCTCTCGCAGCATCTGACATTCCGGTCATGGTGGGGGCGACAGGTGTCAGCGCCGGTACCGCAGGAGCGGTTCCGGCTCCGACGGCTGGCCAACAAACTTACGTACTGACCGGCGCCGCACTGTGGGCACCAGCCGCTACCGTGACGTCTGTCGCAATGACGGTTCCGAGCTTCCTGAGTGTTAGCGGGTCACCCATCACGACATCTGGTACGCTTGCGGTCTCATTAGTAACCCAAGCAGCCAATCTTGTGCTTGCCGGCCCCAGCAGTGGATCCGCAGCTGTTCCGACGTTCCGTAACCTCACCTACCTCGATGTACCAACCGTTTATCGCGCTCCGGCGGTCGTGTTGGTTGCCAGCAACATCAGTTTGTCTGCTCCGCCCGCTACGGTTGACGGGGTAGCGTTATCGACTGGAAATCGCATCCTGTTGGGTGCCCAGACGGTTGGTTCCCAGAATGGTCTTTGGACCTACAACGGTCCCAGTTCCGCATTGACCCGTACGGCCGACTTTCCCAGTGGGTCCACTACGGCTGCCTATTATGGTGTGTCGATTCCAGTGCTGGCTGGCGCGACCTATGGCGGCACCGCGTGGTTTATCGCCACCACTGGTGCGATCACCATCGATACGACATCGATTTCGTTTGATTCGATTGGCTACAACGTCGCTTATTCGGCCGTCGGGATTCTTCCGATTGGTGCTGGCGGTACGGGTCAAAATACCGCCGCGGCTGGATTCAATGCATTGAGCCCAATGACCACTCTGGGTGACACCATCTACGGCGGTGCGTCTGGTGCAGCGACGCGTCTTGCTGGCAATACTACAGCGACTCGTATGTTCCATGCCCAGACCGGAACAGGCTCGGTCTCGGCCGCACCGGTTTGGACCGCATTGTCTTCAACCGACATTCCTGCGTTGGCTTACGTCACTTCGGTGGCGATGACGGTTCCCAGTTTCCTAGCCGTAGGTGGATCACCGATCACCAGTTCGGGTACACTAGCGGTTTCGCTAGCCACCCAGGCCGCCAATACATTTTTCGCCGGCCCTACCAGCGGTGCGGCTGCGGCCCCGACGTTCCGTCTTCCGATCAATACAGAACTTCCAGTTGTTTACAAAGTCTCAGTTGTGGCTCTGTCGGCTGCTAACGTCAGCATCACTTCGGCTCCCGCCACAATGGATGGGGTGACGCTAGTCAGTGGAAACCGTATCCTCCTAGGCGCCCAGACGACCGGTTCCCAGAATGGTATTTGGGTATTTAACGGAACTGGAAGCGCGCTCACCAGACCAACCGATTACCCGAGTGGTTCAACCACGATGGCGTTCTACGGAATGGCTGTAGCGGTTCAGGCCGGTACCACGTATGGTGGAACGGTCTGGTTCGTTGCCACTACTGGTGCGATCACCATCGATACCACATCGGTCTCATGGGATTCGCTCAGTTACAACGTAGGTACCGCTGCGGTAGGGATTCTCCCAATCGCGGCTGGTGGTACTGGAGCCAACACCGCTAGTGTGGCTTTTAACAACCTGAGCCCCCTAACCACACTAGGCGACATCCTTTATGCAGGCGCCGGCGGCACTGATACACGGCTTGCCGGCAACACCACAACGACCCGTCAGTTCCTGTCACAAACGGGTACTGGTTCGGTATCAGCTGCTCCCGCATGGATCGCCTTAGCCGCGTCTGACATCCCAAGCCTTGCAGGTTCGATCATTACGTCGGGAACCGTCGGTGTTGGGGTTGGTGGAACCGGATTGAGCGGATCGTCGGCTGCCGATGGTACCCTCCTGATTGGTAACGGCACCGGATACACACTGGCCACCCTAACCGCCGGTACCGGTATCGCGGTCACCAATGGGTCTGGCAGTATTAGTGTGGCGGTCGCGCCCACGGGTGCGGGAACCAACGTTTCGGCGGTGTTTGGCCAGGATGCGACAAAGACCGTAGCCAGCACAGCTGCGAAGACATCCATCGTCGGTACCGGTATCGGTAGCATGACGATTCCGGCAAACACGTTCATCGCCGGTCGTACCTGTCGGGTCACACAGTTCGGGTATGTGAGTAACGTCGCGACCGATACGCTGACGTGGACCATTGCGGTCGGGGCCAACACAATCGCGTCTGCCGCAACCGCGATCGCCACCGCCTATACGAGTGTGCCATGGTCGGCGGAATTCTACGTCACCTGCTATACCACCGGGACTGGTGGTACCTGCTGGGTACGCGGCAGATTGACGATTTTTGGTACCAGCACCACGGTCGTTGATATCGTGATCGCGGGCACCGCTACGGTTGCGCTCAACACGACGATTACCAACCTTATCGATTCACAGGTAACGTGGTCGGCGTCGTCGGCTACCAACACCATCACATCCGTTACCACGACTGCGGAACTCGTTAACTAAAGCACCCATATGGCCATCGTCTCCCCACCCGTTACGGTCCCGTCAACCCTGTATCCGCAGGAAATCACTGCGTCGATGCAACTGATTATTCCTGTCAGTGGGATTCCGCAGTTCACGGTTATCAGCCAGATAGTGAATTGTGCCACCGCTACCCCGTGGCCCAACACCACCATTGTGAATGTTCAGGACGTTGAATATAACGCCCCGTATACGTTCAACCTACAGCAGTTCCTTATCCTCTGCCCAGAGTATCAGTCCCTCCAGGGTTCACTCATTGCGGCGATGGATTTGCTGAAGACCAGAATGCCAACCAGGTCGTTTGTGTGGCCCAACCCTACGTTGATTACTCGTTCCCCTAGCGTGGGGCCGGCGGCAGGCGGAACGGTGGTCTCGTTGAGTGGAACCGGCTTTGGGACCGGCATGATGGTATCGTTCGGCGAAGGCACCCCGGTTGCCGCAACCGTAACGACCGCTGAGGCCGCCACTGTGGTGGCTCCGGCTGGCATCCAAGGTGACTGTATCGACCTCACCGTTATTATGGGGCCTAACAGATATACGTTAGCCCAGTCGTTCATATACGAGTAACGATATGCCGGTCACCCCATTTGTACCGCCACCGCCTAATCGTCCGACCCCCCAGGCGAAGCCCGAGAGTAAGAAGGCGCCTCTAGCCCCTCCGATTGAGCTGGCACCGGTTGCTAAGCCGGTAGCTCCTTCCTCATCGACCCTGATCGGATCGTGGACTACCAAAGCTCAGCTGATTGTCCCATCTAGGATTTTACGGGTTCTTAATCTAAATCCCTCGATGATCGAGACATTCACGCTCGTCTTGCCAGCAAGCCCTGTTTCGGAGCAAGAGATCGCCATCCTAACGATTGGTGCGGTTCAAGAGCTGACTCTCGTGGCTGGGACTGGTCATCTGATCAACCTGCTACCTAGGAAGTTCGCCCAGCACGCATACCTTCAGTACATCTTTATCGGTAACACCTGGTACTGCTGTCACTCGCGCGGTACTGCGATCTAGTTAATGTGTTCTTCATCTCCCAATCAGTTTTCAATCGGTAAGCTACCATCATGACCACACCCCCTGCTTCGCCCGTTCCGCCGAGACCACCTGTTGTGCCGGCTGCCCCACATCCGGCTACATCAGCACCTGTACCGGTAGCGCCCCATGCGACACCAGCCACAAGTCCCACCTCGGGTCATTCACCGACTGGATCGCCGCATGCGCTGTCACCCAGAACCTTAGTTGGTGCTTGGGTGTCGGGTAGCAATCTCGTGGTTGGAGCCGGTGTCGCCACCGTCATTAACACCAACACGCTAGCGATTCCGGCATTCGCTCTCACCCTACCGGCTAACCCGGCTCAAGAGCAAACCGTTACCATCATCACGGGCGCGCCCGTGACGTCCTTTACCCTGATGGCCGGTTCGGGGCATACGATCAACGTGACGGTAACCCAGCTGGCTCAGCATCAGTGCGTTAGGTACATGTTTATCGGGACGGTCTGGTATCGGATCCATTCGGGCTAAGTAGAGTCTTGCGCTGGCAGGAAGTGCCTTATCATCCCAGGCATGAAACTCACCATGCTCAATGTGCTGGATCTTGCGGGTTACCAACCCTTCAACCTGATGGGTGCGCTTGATCAGCTCCACGGAACCACGAAGTCCCTTATGAAGGAAGACGGCTCAGCTGTCACCAATAAGGAAGGACAGATCGTTACCGACACGGTACCTCATACGTTTGGTGCTGGCCTGCGTCTTCAACTTGCACTGCTTCGCAAGAAGTTGAGTTCGCTCGTTGAGGCCTTCCAGACCGAGCATATGGCGCTGATCAAGGCGCTCCCAAAGGACGCCAACGGTATGCCGGCGCCGGCCGACCATGAGAAGTTCCAGGCTGATCTCAAGCAGATGCTGGCTTGTGAGCTTGATATCTCGATGAAGCCGATTGATGTGAAGCTCCTGAATATTGACGAGAACAAGCTCTCTCCGGAACTTGTCATCCGTCTGATGCCGATTCTCGATTCCACCACCCTAGGTGCCGAATGACCCCTCCTGATGAACCAAAGCAACCTTGTACGGATTGCAAGTGCCGCATGGTGAAGACCGGTGACATCCGCGAGGATGAGACCGAGCGGGCGTGTGAGAAGACTGGTCAGGATCAAGCTGACGAAGCGATGAAGACATCGATAAAGCCTGACCCGCGTAAGCCATGACGCCCGTGATTCGTAAGTGGCCAGACCCATGTCTGACCACGCCAGCTGAACCAGTGAAGGAGTTTGGTCCTTCGCTGGTTCAGCTTTTAGAGACTATGTGTGGGATCATGCGAACCAATCATGCGATTGGGTTGGCCGCACCACAGATCGGTGTTTCGTTACGTGCGATCGTGGTGTATGAGGCTGAGGCCGCAGTACCGTTTTCGGACATCGTGCCGGTCCTCTGTATGGTGAACCCTGAGATCATCGATAGCTCAGGTCAGTTCAGCATGCGGGAAGGCTGTCTGAGTGTTGAAGCACATTATGTAACGGTGGCACGCCCAGCCCGTATCAGGGTTCGATGGCAAGACACCAATGGATACCCACAGGTACGTTGGTTTGAATCAATCAGGTACCCCGATCTCATCACGGCCCAGATCGTTGGGCACGAGATCGATCACCTGGACGGCAAGACTATCATTCATTACGAGTGAGGTTCAGATGGTTTCAACTTTAATTGTTTGTGGCTTGTGGACCCTCATCATCTTGGCCGCTATCAAGCTGCGCGGGTATGTGAACCACGCGATCGAAAAAGCCGCTGAAGACGGATTCGATCGTGGGTACCAACGAGGCGCACACAACGCGATCATTTGGTCACGAGAGCAGGAGATGCGCCTTCCGATGGAATCTCGGCTAGAGGTTCAGAAGACGACTGCCCACCACTATGCCAAGATACTCAATGAGGCACTTCAGAAGGACCCGGAAGGGATCCGTTCCCTGTTTGGTACTGGAGTAAAAACGACTCAGGCGCTCCTGGAGCACTCAACCTTTCCCGTGCAGGTCTATCAGGAAGAAGGTAAACCCGCCTACTGCATCATTACTCCTATAGGGATAGTGAATTCGCTCATTCCGGTTGAACGTGGCAGATTCCGTGTCGCGGCTCAATATGACGAGAAGACCAACACTCTGATGAGGTTTACGGCATGGGATATCGAGCGTTCCGAAGCATGTGTGGTGTTGGATGAACCCATTAGAATCGATCTGGCGGAAGGCCAAGCAAGGCCAGCTAGACCCCATTGATCTTGGTGGGTGGACCTTTAGCCTCTACACCAAGTTAGGTACTGGCCCTTGTCTCTGTATCTGTCCAACCAATATTTATCTGCACCCATATATCATTGGGTTGGATGAGATTGAGTCACCCACCCACCTGAACCTGCTGATGACAATGATAAAGGACGATCACGATGCCCCATGACCCACTTGGATTTGATCCTGTGGCGATTGTCCATCAGATCAAGAATCCTGAGCTTCAACGTGCGCTAGACATGTACCGCCACAATATTCTGGTGCGCGGTACCACGGTGACCAATTCGATCGATCCAGGTGAGCCGATTGCCGAAGACGGGCAGCCGATGACGCTCGAACGGCGTCGTGAACTGGCGGCCCAACGACCACCGCTCGACTTTCGTAAGGTTGCGACTGGTGAACTCGATTACCGTAAGGACACCCCTCCGATCGCCACCGAGAAACTCGGTACGTCGTCGCAGGCACGGGTTGACGCCCAGCCAGAGATGACTCTGGTTCGTGACCGCGAAATGGTGATTCGAAAGCTCACCACGGCTGAAGAGGCTGAGATTGAGAAGGCATGGGAGGCAGCGCTAGCGGCTCAAAAGGCTCGCGAGGCAGCCGAACAAAATGCTCTCGACAATCCGTAACTGTCTGAGACGATACCAACCCTGGAGGCGTTATGGTGGATTCTGCTACTAAGAGACCAGGCCAGATCTGGGATTGGGCCACCCTAGCCCCGCAGGTGATCTGCGTGACGGTTGACCAGCATGGTAAGGTGAAGGCACACACGAATGAGCCCACCTATTTTGCTAGCGCAGGTATGTGGCACTCCAAGGGCGAGGTGCCGATCGGCTTGTTCCGCACGCTACCGGATGATAATGCGACTAACTTCATCTATTGGCGCCCCGGTATCCCGCCTCGTAAGGGTAAATCGGTTATGGGGGTAGGTGGTAAGTCGGCATTCTCAAACCTGGAGACCGTGCCGGGTGCGAAGACGACAATGGATAAGACTGGCCCGGTTTCGGCCTTCGATCGTAGCTTTGCGACCCAGGCGTCTGGATCCGAAATCAAGGCTCCCAACATGGAGAAGAAGCTCAAACAGATGTCTGAACCAGCAGTGCTGGCAAATCGTGGCGCGATTCAGGCGGCTTCGCCAGCAGAAGATAAGATGCTGCAGGAGTCGTCGCCAGCCGAGCTGATGCGTCCACCGACTCCAGATCCGGCCGTTATGGTTGACGACTCGACTGAAGCTGAGGCTGAACCAGCTCCGGAGATACCGCCGGCGGTAGTGTCAGATCTGAAGGCTTTTAGTGCCAAGCCGGTTGATCTGATACAGGCACCAAAGGTACATCCTGGCCCGCAGGTCACACAGGCCCTCAAGACGGTTGAGGCTATTTTGCTCGCGCTGGCTTCAGGCCAGAAGGGCGGCTACGCCGGTCTACCGAAATCGGTGACCAAGGCGTTTGATGAACTTAACGATATCATCACCCAACTAGGGTAAACGTATGGCTGATATGTCTGCGCTGTCGCAATATGCCCCATGGCTTATTGCAGGTGGCGCCACGACTGGTGTGTTGGCGATTTTTTCTCATGCGTCTGGTTATCTGAAGGCAATCTGGTCGCGTATCGTTGGTCTCCTGATCATTACGATCGAGTCGGACCATGACCTCGCGAAAGCCTTGTCCTACTACGTTTGGACAAAAGGTAAGCGGCTTCCCATGAGTGGGTATGGGACGTTTGGTGCCGGCAACTATTTTGTCCAACCAGTGGCGCGCCATCTTGCGGTTGCGTTCGAATCGATTGAGTCCAAGTCTCTGGTTTTCATGTTCGGCTATCGTCCCATCCGGGCTAGCCTGGCTCGGGTCCAGAACGGCCCCGACCGATTCAGCGTATCGTTTCTGCGTTGGACGTTTGGTGCCGAAGACTTCATCAATCGAGCTGTTGACTTCTACAATGATCGACAGAAGACCGGGCAGACCCGGTTTGCCGTGCACTACAAGGCTGGTTCCGGCCTTGGGCGTAGTGGTGCTGGTCAGGGCCATCCGAATGGTAGTCAGTCAACCCCTTCGTCTGACAACACGCCGGCACCAGAGGTTCGGTTTCTCCGATGGAAGATTTCCGAGCTGGGCGTGCCGACCGAGCACGGTGCGGCACTTGAGCGGATGAGTATGACGCCAGAGATGGAGTCGGCCATTACGGAGGCCCGTCAGTGGCTGGGCTCGAAAGAATGGTATCGTGAGCGCGCCATTCCGTGGCGTCGTGGTTGGCTCCTGGCAGGTCCGCCCGGCACGGGTAAGACCAGTTTCGTTCGAGCGATGGGTCAGGACCTCGATGTCCCGATCTATCATTTCGATCTTGGCAGCATGACGAATAACGAGTTCATGAGCGCGTGGAACGAGGCACTCGTCAACACCCCGTGCTTTGTGCTGATCGAGGATATCGACGGTGTCTTCCATGGTCGTAAGAACATCGTGGCGGGCGAGAACAATGGCGAAAAGAGCGCCTTATTGGACTTCTCAACCCTTCTGAATGCCATTTCGGGTGTCACGCCAGCCGATGGGGTCATGACGATCATTACGACCAACCATGTCGAGCATGTAGACGAAGCTTTGGGCGTGGCGGGTGCGACCGACACGATCTCAACCCGACCGGGGCGTTTGGACCGCGTAATTACCATGCAGCCGCTCACCGAGCAGGGTCGCCAGAAGCTGGCCGCACGTATTTTGGCCGGTGAGGCACAAGAGGTGAAGGACCGGTTGGTTTCCGAAGGTGCGGGCGATACGGGTGCCCAGTTCCAGGAGCGGTGTCGGGTCGTCGCGTTACGGCTTCACTGGGACCGCCAAACGGCTAAACCGGTTAGTGACGCCCATGCACGACCAGTATCAGCTAGCGGTTGAGTTGCTTGGTTACGAAGCCGTGGTATGGAATTCGGTCTCGTTTAGCGAATGGTCACAGCTAGGGCCCATGTCGAGTGACCATGCGCATGGTTGGGCACGTCGACGTCGTTTCTTAGGTCAGCGGATCCCGATCAAATACCACCTGTCGCGATTAGTGTTTGATGGCTACCTGGTTGCCGACAACAGACGTCGTGATCAGCCTACCAACTATACCGCTACCGCAAAGGTATGTGCGTATGGTGAGCGTATTTTTGGTGGCCTCAAGAGTGACACCAAGAGCCAGGGCCTTTTCTTTCGAGGCTATGAAGATGGTGGGCTTAGCCCTGACGACTATTATTAAGGCAAGATGATCAGGTTGGGCCGCACAAGCAGCTGGGTAGCCGTGATGGCGATCCCAGCTCTCGATATGACGCCCGACGAAGGAACCGTAAGACCAAGCTGGCCTGGCGAGTCTTGAAGAAAGTATTGGGCCCCCACGGTAAGAGCAGACGTACCGGTGACGGCGGTCCAGTCGCTCAGTGTGAGACGGTCGCCATCCGTTAGACAACTGACGGGTGAACCCATCGAGACGGTCACGCCCGCTAGGCCGACGATCTGAAACTGACGATGCGAGTCAATCGTTGTGGACGCGTAGACCGCGTTACCGGAGCTGTTGATCTGGAGGGCAAACCCAGCCACCAGAGCGGCGCCGGCGTTCGGGTTGAACCCCGACCCTGTGTTGGTGGTGACGACCCGAATCGACGCACCGTCATAGAACGCCAGGTCGACCGACGAGTCTGAAACGTTGGTGTAGATCCAGATGTCGCCCGCAACCGGGGAGGTTGGGGCGGAAGAGAGGACATTCGTCCACAGCTGGCCTGCCCCCTTGATGGCCGCTACGATGGTGCCGTTGTTTTCCCAGCTATGCAGGGCTACCTCTTGGGTCAACGTAACGGTCGTGGCTTCACTGAATCCTGACCCACTGGTCGAAGTCTGTCCGGATACGACTCGTAGCCCAGTAGAGGGAACGTTGACCGTCGGAATGATCTGGGGCATCCCATCACATTAACCGGCTGGCCTGCCCGGGGAATGGCTTGAAAAGCTCTAATGTCTCGAAACAATCCTGTCCAAGGAAACCTATGGAACCACTGATCATTGGGGTAACCGGAAGGGCACGGAATGGCAAAACGACCATTCGTGACCTGCTGACCCACTACCTCACCGAGCACTATCAGGTTCAGGTTCACCACCTGAGCTTCGCCGATCCGATCAAAGACTTTCTCTCTGACCTAGCTGGGTCCACAATGCCGTTCCGGGGTACGGATGAGCAGCGTAACGCGCCCATCACGAATCTCTGGTGGGCCAACATGTCGGTACCGGTCCAACGGTACGTACACACCACATACGGTGAAGGATGGATCGCCACGCATCCGCATCCAACGGGTCGCGAGCTGATGCAGATCTTCGGGAGCGAAGTGATCCGTGATGGTTTCATGCAAGACACGTGGGTCAGGATGACGGTCAATCGGGCCAAGCGGTTCGAAGGTATCTGCGTGATCGATGATGTCCGCTTTCCTGATGAGGCACGTCCAATCAGCCGCGGCGGATTTCTGAATCGACTCATCAAGGTCAATCGACCCGGCATACCGCAACTGACTCACGCGTCGGAAGTCGCGGTCGACCAGATCCCGATCGACTGGTGTGATCTCGTGGTGAGTAATCATTCAACCATCGCAGGTATGAGTCCTGTGATTGAAAACTGGGTCCACAGCCTGCTGGGGGTCCCAACTTTTGCAAAGGATCCAAATGCTTAAACACGCCCGTTACTGCTGTGAAGACTGCGCCGGCACCGTCCTACCGGTGGATGGTTCGAGCTGGCTTGGTATCTGCGACTGCTGCCTCGATACCCGGATGGTCAATACGCCCGAGCGGATCCATATCAAGGCACCTGAGGTGACGGCCAGTTTGGCCCTTGCCCGGCTCAATGACGACGGCAAGATACACGCATGATGCTCTGTGGTGGAAACCTAAATCAACCATATCCCAACGAGGATTCCTCGGCGGACTAAGGGTTGTCGTACCACCACCCACTAGACCCCGAGGCCGCCAGCCTCGGGGTTTTTTCGTTTAGAAAGGATCTCATCCTCAGGAGTACTTCAATCGGTAGAAGGACCGGCTCTGACCCGGTTAGCTAGCTGTTCGAATCGGCTCTCCTGAATTATCCATCCTTCTGTCAGTGGTAGGCGGTGCCCTTCCAAGGCGCTAACGCGTGTTCGATTCACGCAGGATGGTTTGTTCAACTTGGTAACAGTCTAACCTTGACAGCTTATGTTAACTGCACACACTACCACCATGTCTATATATTCTGAACGCGTTAAAGAGTGGCGTCGACGTACGAAGGCGCGTCTAGTAACTGCTTTTGGCGGTAGCTGCTGCGTTTGCGGGTATTCTGTACACAGCGGGTGTTTACAGTTCCATCACTTAGACGCACATGACAAGATTGAAGGTGCTGGCGAACTGAGAGCGAATATTAGAAGCTGGGATCACATAGTAGCAGAAATGCGAAAATGTGTCATGGTTTGTAACAGATGTCATGTAGAAATACACGCTGGAGTTGCTGTAGTCCCTATCGACGCCAACCGATTTAATGAGGAGTACGCAGATTATAGAAAGGTGGCTCGTGACGCTAAACAGACACCATGTAGGGTGTGCGGTAAACTAAAACCAGACCACATGATTACGTGCTCTGTGGAGTGTGCAGGTAGAAAGGCTTGGAAGCTCAACTGGGATACTGTAGATCTTGAAATGATGCTGAAGACAAAGTCATTTTGGGCAATCGGTGAAGAGCTAGGTGTCTCAGATGCTGCGGTCCATAAGAGGGCTAAACGACTTGGTCTGAAATAACATTTGTCGGTACCCGAGAGGTAGCAGGGAACGGACTGTTAATCCGTAGTCGAGAGACCATCGTTGGTTCGAATCCAACCCGACAAGCCATATGACGGACAAGCCAAACCGTGCGGGGCATGGGGGTGATTGCAATCCACCTGGCAAGCTGTTCGACTCAGCTGGACGTCTCCACTTCAGTGCGTAGCTCAGCCTGGTAGAGCACTTCCTGCTGGGCGTGTGGTTCAACTCCACTGCTTCCCACCATCCTCTAGTGCTCCGGGGCCAAACCCCGGGGTGCCTTATTTTTTGCTATCGGGTGATGGGACAGTTTTAGCCCATTAGGTTGTGGTGGCGGGATTGTGGCGGCGGTGGAAGATCTAGGGATGGCGGCGGATTTTGGTTGCGATCTCAAACGGATCCGACATAGTCGCCCCACCCAACCCCTCCACGAAAGAGACTATGTCTGATCACGATCAGGTTTGTCAGGACGCTCTCGATCTCATCACCATTCACGGTACCCCTACGGCCGCCGCGGCTGCTTCTGGAATTCCTCGTAAGACCCTCGCTGACCGGTATGCCCGTGCCCTCCAAAAGGGTATGGTGGCAATGTCGAAGCCGGCGGCGGTTCACGATCGTGAACCGGTCGCCGCCACACCGAAGCCAGAGCCTAAGGTAGTGCTGGCTGCTGAGCGTAAGGCTGCTAAGGCTGTAGCGGATAAGAACGATGTGTCAGAGAAACTCAAGGTCTCTGAAGAGGAGAACCAGAAACTCCAGGCACAGCTTGAACTGCTTCGAGGTATCGAGGCTGGTCAAGGGTCTCGTACCATTCGTATCGATGAGCCAATCACCACCGGAGGCCAGGGAATTTTCTGTGGTGTATTGTCTGACTTACATGTTGAGGAGTCTGTTACTAGAGATTCAATTCCTGGGTTTGACAACGAATTTAATTTGGAAATCGCTGAAGCCCGAATGAAGAAGGTTTTCCAGTCCTACGTGTTTATGTTGAATAACTGGAGGCATATCGGAACTTGCGATACTGCTGTGCTCGCTATTCTGGGGGACGTTTTAACCAATGGAATTTGGGAGGATGCGGCAGAGACTAACCATCTTGGGCCTACAAAAGCTGTGTTGTTTGCCCAAGAACTTATCAGCGCTGGTATTGAATATATTCTAAGTCACGGCGATTTGGACCACTTGGTGCTCCCAATGTGTTCAGGTAACCACGATAGAATGGTCAAAAAGCCACGTCAGAACACAATGATGGAACACTCGCTGTCTTATCTCATGTATAAGACACTACAGCGTGAGTGGCGTGCTGAACGGCGGCTGGACTTTAGGATCGCTGAGGGTGCACATCTTTACACTGACTTATACAACACGAGGGTGCGTTGGCTTCATGGAGACCAGATCGCCTACGGTTCTGGTGTTGGCGGTATCACCATACCAATACGTAAGCGGTTAGCTGCATGGAACGCTAGCAACCCTAATCCGGCCGATCTAAGCGTAATGGGACATTTTCATCAGCTGATCGATGGTGGTGACTTTATTGTTAATGGCTCATTGATTGGCTTTAATGCTTTTGCACTTAGCATTGGGGCATCTGCTGAGCCGCCACAGCAGGCATGCTTCTGGATCGATTCCGAAAGAGGCAAAACGATGTGTGGTCGACTCTATGTCGACTGAGCATGTAGATGTGAGCTGCGAGCGGCGGCTGGTGTTGCGACGAAAGCGGAATAACGGAACAGCAACGCCAGAAGAGATTGAAGAGCATAAGGCACTGGAAGTTGCTCGCCGAACTGCTCTACGCCACAATGATCCAGCTGTTAAGGCACGCGACGCTGAAGCCTCACGTAAGCACTACGAAGCAAACCGCGATAGGCTTATGGCAGCTATGCGTGAGTATCATAAAAACCTCAGCCCTGAGGCACGTGAAAAGCACAACGCGGCTAACAGAACGTGGGCGCAACAAACCGGCTACGATAGGACACCAGCTCGTATAGACAAGAAAGCAGCACGCGCTAAAGAGCGGTATGCTACTGAACCAGATTTACGAGTGAAACTTAATATAAGAAATCGTATCTATAGAGTACTGAAGACCGGTTACAGCGGTACAGTCTTGAAAACTCATTTAGGTTGCACACCTGAAGAATTGATGGCTTATATTGAGTCGCTGTGGACAGAAGGTATGTCATGGGACAACTATACCTATTATGGTTGGCACATTGACCACAAGCGGCCGTTGGCGTCGTTTGACTTAACTGATCAAGCTCAGTTAGCTGTAGCGGTACACTACACAAACCTACAACCGATGTGGCAGAAAGACAATGCGTCTAAGAACGATAAGTGGGATGGTGAATGGCAGAAGCCGCGGCGGGAGCATAAAATTGTCGAAGTAGCCGGTATAACTAGCCGTACGGCGCTTGGACGACCCAATGGCCTCGGGTTTGACCGTGTCTTTCAGGCGAGGAATAAGAAGTCGTTTTACTGGGCTTTCGTTACCAGTGGTAAGAAGTTCACCTGTAGTGGATTCGCTACTGCTGAAGAAGCCTATGCTGCGGTCTGTGCTAAGCGTCAAGAGTTAAGTCTACCGATCTAGTCACCCGCCCTAGTGGCGGGAGTTCTTTCTTTTTGCTATCACGTAGGGGGATCCGATGCTGCTCGCATTGATCTGTTGGCTCGGAACCCTCTTCCCCCACACTCCTGCTCCGCCGATGACACCGGATGAGCAGGAGTGGTTGCTTCCCACGACCAACACCGGTACCCCACTGACAGCCATTCACGATGGTCGTATCAACAACCCACGCCTATGGACCAGAGGTGCGGCGTGGGAACTTGGGGTTGGGGACGCGATGGATCTGTGTGAGCATATCGCGCTCGCGCCAGCACTTTGGCAGGAGATCCGAACGTTCGATGGACCACGACTCGATCGACGGGTCCGGGCGGTTCAGCTGCTGATACGGGCGATCGAGCTGTTTGATCGGCTACCCAGTCAGCCCGCCACCATGTCGGATATTGTGGTCCTGAAGTCATTCATTGAGCGGCGACACCACCAGTTCGTGCTAGCCCAGGCGCCGATCGCAGGGTTTGCCCATGTCACCTACAAGGGGACGGTTGTGATACCGCGGGTGCCGTACTCGAAAACCGGGCTACCCACCAGGGCGATTATTCTGCACGAGATGACGCATTTCTTCCAGATCACCAACTACCGCCACGCGTACCAGTACTGGAACAGCCAGGTAGGGCCCGAGGCGATGGAGTTGGCCGCCATGATTGTGGAGACCAGAGAGGCGATTCGAGAAGGCCTCACGGTGGGTGATCTGGAGTGGCTCGACACGGCCTACCCACCTCTCGTGTACGCGGGCAGCCGATACCTACTGCCACAGCTGTCGGTCCCGCGGATCGATGGCAGCCTCCTCTACCGGTATGTCATACGGTATGGACCGAACCTAAACGGGGATATGGAGCACGATCTTCTGGAAATCGAGCAGTGGACCCATCGGTTTGAGACGATCGGCCCACTCCTGCCGATCAACCTGATGTACCGGCAAAAGGATATTATGAGGCGTTGGGCCTACGAGTGTCGGAGCGGTATCGTGAGTGGGCTGGCGGCAGCGACTCAGGAGTACCTTGGGGTCAACGATTGTGGAAGCGCCATTCCGACCCCGCATTTCAATTGGACCGATTATGATGATGATGACGACACCCGCACCACACCTGTGGAGGCCTACCAGCTTGCGTTGGACAGCCTACCAGACCACAAACCAGATCGGCATCTCCTACGAGCCTATGAGTTTCTCACCCAGATAGCACGCTAGCCGGTAGGCTGGCTCGGATTCGACCGTAGGGTAACGTATCAGCATGACCGGTCCCGGTACCCCGATTGGATGGAATGGCTCCGATATGGCCCAAATTGGGGCCGGGGCCTTCGATATCTCCACATTGCCTTCCACAGTGGTCCTCACCAGTGGGGCTAACCCATTTGTGGCCGCTCAGGCTGGCGTCGATGGGTCCAACCCTGCTGACCTAACTACTCAGGCATTCGTAGCCAGCTACGCAGGTGGGCTCACCTGGCAGCTTCCGGTGTTGTCGGCCACAACGGCAGCCGAGCCTGGCTCACACGTCGCTGGTGCCCGCTATATCCTTCCAGCGAGCCCCACAGGGCCCGATTGGGGTTCACAGCCTGCTGGGACACTGGCGCTCGATAACGGCACGTCCTGGAGCTTCGTAACGCCAACAATCGGCTACGTTAGCTTCGTCCGTGATACCCAAATCATCCTCCTCTACAACGGTACCGTTTGGGTCGATGTCTCGACCATCATCACGCACAACCTGCTGGGTTCGCTCCAGGGCGGAACGACCGCCCAGTACTACCATCTCAATGCTACCCAGTACGGGTACATCAATGGATCTCAGACCCAGCACTACGGGTTTCTGGCCCCACTGGGTTCGTCCGGCGTACCTAGCTTCCGAGCCATCGATGGTTCCGACATTCTGACCGGTACGGTTTCGGCTGCGGTTGGTGGGTTGGGTATCAATGCATCGGCTGGGGCCGGCTATCTCTACTGGACCGCTGGGGTTCCGGCATTTTCCGCTACGGTACCTTGGTCACACCTATCGAGCGTGCCGACTAGCTTTCCTCCATCCGCGCATGCTTCGACCCATGGGATCTCGGGGAGTGATCCGGTTTCGCTGGATGCCAGCCAGATCGCCACCGGGACCATCTCGCTGGCCCAGGGTGGGACGGGAACCAACGCATCGAGCGTTGGGGCTGGGTTTGCCTTCATCGGTCCCACGATCGGCTCCGGCAGTGGGGCCCCAACCTTCCGGGCGATCCAGCCGAACGACATCAGCGGCGCCACGGCAGCCAACCAGGTGTTGGCCCGCAACCCTGGCAATACCTCCAACGGGTGGTTCGATCTCTCAGGGACGTTTGTTCCGCTGACCCGCAGTATCTTCACGCTCTCCAGCCCTCAGTCCTATCTAACGGGTGGGGGCAACCTAATGGCAGATCTCTATCTCAGTTGGATTGGTGTTGAGGTTGAGGTAGCGGGTACACCGGTGGCCACACGTCCGATCCTGAACTTCATCGGTGGTGGAGCAACGGCGGTTGATAACCCGGGCAACAATAGTGTCGACATCACCATCACGGCGTCTGGTTCGAGCACTATTGATCCAATAGTAGCCGCCCTAGTATTTGGCTCGTAACAAATGCCAACACCACGTTCAATGGTCATTCACCGGCATAAGCTGAAACAAGAACTAGACGATAGTCGGCGTCTATGTGATGGACGACAGTTTATATGCTCAGTATGTACTAGGGGATTTTTGGCAAGTGAGATGATCGTGACTTGTAGTTACGTTTGTCATCGTTGTGCGGCTGATCGTGCTATAAAAGCGTACAGATCTAACCCTTATCGAAGTAAGATAAAAAATATAGAAGGGCGTGCTAAAAAGGGACAAATTTTATTTGATCTCGACGAAGATTGGTTTAAACAACGATGGGATACGCAGCAAGGGCTGTGCCACTATTCGGGTGTCCCCATGGTGTTTCTAACTCATCGTGGAGATCCGTTTGCAACCTCAGTCGATCGAATGTATCCCGAGCGTGGCTACCTTAAAACTAATTGTGTACTATGTTGCGCGGTTGTGAACTCATTCAAATCTAATTTAGAAATTGATCAGTTCAGACTTTTTATCGAAGCACTACACAATAAACAATTCCCTGTGCCTGCCACTGAAGTTCATGCTATTAAGGCTGCTATATGAGTAGTACACTATTTCGTATCCCAGGTCAGGTCCTGACGGCATCAACCGCAACCCTTATGTATACGGCTCCGTCGAGTGGCACAACTCCATCATCAACTGCGTTTCAGTTTCTCATGCTGAATACCAGTGGATCGACCGTCAACTGGTGGCTCTGGCGGGTGCCCAATGGCGGTACGGTTCCGATCCTTTCAAGTGATGTACCACAGCATCTGATTGTGGCCAACCAACCACTATTGGCAGGTGAGCGTCAGTCTCTTGATGACAAAACAACCTTCCAGGGCGGAGATATGTTATACGTGCTCGCCAATGGGTCAGGTGTTACGGCCACCGGCTCTGTTGCCGGCCTGTTCTAAGACTGGCCAGATATGGGTATTACCAGCGGTATCAGCTCGAATCTCTACCAGGCCCTTTTGGGCAAAATCAAAGGTCCCGCCTATTCGGTCGTGACGACCGATGTGAATGGCTTGGGCACTGGGGTTGGGTTTGGCACATCTGGATACCTGCTGGCATCGACGGGTTCGACGTCTCAGCCAACCTGGGTAGCCCCACCGGTCGCCCCAGGGACTGAGGTGGCGAGGTATGTGGCGACGCTAGGGCAGTCGATCCCCTACAATGCCAATACGGTCATCAATTACGACACCATGGTGTATGATCCACACGGTACGGTCACCACGGGTGCCAGTTGGACCTTCACCGCGCCGGCTACTGGTTACTACCAGGTCAACGCCAGCTTTCTATTTGCGGGCGCCACGTGGTCAGTCTCAACCTACTGGTCCCTCTACATCTATGTGAACGGATCGGTCTATTCGAGCCCCAACGGCGGGAATGTTCAGGCGGCTGCTTTCATCGGGGTTGAGGGCGGGGGTGGTGACATCATCCAGATGACGATGGGTGATACGCTCAACGTTCAGATCATTCAGACCGGCACCGGTGGGGCCATCGCCCTCAATACGTACCAGTATGCCAACTACATCAGTATCGCGCTGATTGGTGGGAGCGGTGGTGGTGGGACGATTGGTGGGACGATCGCGACCAATCAGGTGGCGGTCGGCTCTGGTACCAACACGATCGCCGGAAGTTCCGGCCTCACCTACAACGGAAGCCTCCTCAGCCTTACCGGTGGTGAGACCCTCACGGGGCTCCTGCAGACGGCCGCCTCGACTACCGGTGGGGCAGGACTGAACCTCCCTCAGGGTACGGCCCCCACGTCGCCCAATAATGGCGATGAATGGATGACCAGCAGTGGATTGTTCTACCATGCTGGCGGAACTACCGTTGGGCCACTTGGGGCCGGTACCGTAACGGGCGGATCGAGTGAAGGTTCGGGTTCGGCGGTTTTCGACGCCACCAACTCGACCGCTTCGACACTCTTCTTCAAGTCACTGATTGCTGGCTCCAACATCACGTTGACCCCGTCCGGCACCGCCATCACGATCGCGTCGACCGCGAGCGGTTCCGGTACCGTAACGGGTGGTTCGAACGAGGGTGGTGGCACATACGCGGTGTTTGACTCAGTCAATTCGACTTCGTCAACTTTGGTCTTTAAGACCATCAATTCCGGTTCCGGTATCACGATCACCGACTCTGGTACCCTCCTGACGATCGCCGCAACCGGCGGGGGTGGTGGGATTGGTGGGTCGATCACTTCGGGTCAGGTCGCCTACGGTGACGTTACCGCCAATACGATCGCGGGGTCATCGAGCTTTACCTACAACTCAGGTAGCAGCACAGTTACGATCCCGAGTCTGGTTACAACAGGTGGGTCCAACCTGTTCGCCAACAATAGTACGGCTGTCAACATCGGCAGCACTTCGGGGACAAACTTCTTCCTGAATATTGTGACCAACACCGGTGCTGGTGCGATGTCGATTCAGGCGATCCAGGCGAGTGTTGGTGACACACTCCTGCAGTTGAATCCAGGTGGGGGTACCGTTACGGCGGGTGCACTATTCCAGGCCCCCGACATCACGGCCACTTCAGCGCTGATCTCACAGGGTACGTTGGAGGTCGATGGCGGGAGTCATCTGTTTGCCAACGACGGCAGTGTTGCGGTCAACATCGGTAACACTGGTACGTTTGGGCTCTTCACCAATTTTGTCACCGACACCAGCCTAACCGCCAATGCGATCCAATCGATCCAAGCCAACAACGGGCCTGTATCGCTGCTTCTGAACCCAAGCGGTGGGTCGGTTGCGATTGGCAGCGCCGCCTTATCAACCTCTACCACAGCTGGGTTCCTCTATATCCCATCATGCGCCGGCGTCCCAACCGGTACGCCTGTGACGATGGGATCGTGTATTCCGGTCGTCTACAACAGCTCCAGTGGTGGGATCTACTTCTACAACGGCAGCTGGAGTACGGTTGGTGGGATTGGTGGATCCATTACTGCCAACCAGGTCGCATACGGGTCCGGCACCGCAACCATCACAGGGTCCGGTAACTTTACCTACAACGGTTCGACCGTTGCACTCACAACGAGCAATTCTCGTGATCTGATGACGTTCGGCTCTACCGTTGGGGCCGGTATTGTTGGCTATGCTGGCTTTACATTCCAATCGGTGTCGACAGACCGCTTCGGCCTAGTCATCAATGCCACTGCGGCGGTTGGCATGTCTGGCGGAAATGTCTTTTTCTCAATCTATGATTCCGGCGCATCCGCTGACATTATTCGCTTCTATGGTAGTGGTGGTATCGGCAGCGGCGCTACCGCCGGTGGCAGCGCAATCGATATTGTACAACCGACACAAGTCTTTGCCGCGCTTTCAGGAGCGTCACAATTCAATGCCGTTCATATCGGCGCCCCTACGGTCAGCTGTGGCACTGGTTCGAATCTAGACTTTTCGATCGTACTGGCACTCGACGCGCCTGCCGCGGCTGGTACCAACGTGACGATCACCACTGGTACCGCCAGCCTCACCGCAGCTGGTTCAGTCGTGGTGAGTTCCGGTACCGCACTATCGACCTCCGCGACCAATGGGTTCCTCTACATCCCGACCTGCGCCGGTACCCCGACGGGTACACCTGAGGCATGGCCGGCTGCGGTTCCGTTGGTCTATGATACCACCAGCATGGCACTCTACGTGTATACCGGCGGTAGCTGGATTACCGTCTAGTCGGGTAAGAGGCTTGTTGGGCCTCCGCTGGTTGGGAGAATCGGTAGTGAGCGCTGAAGGAACTATTAGGTATGCCGTTTAAAAGTAAAGCTCAACGTGGCTGGATGTTCGCAAACGAACCAGCTATGGCGAAGCGTTGGGCCGCCCACACGCCTAAGGGCAAAAAGCTTCCAGAGCACGTCAAGAAGGCTGAAGAGTTAGGCCCAAAGGTCCAGGCCGCGCTCGCCAAGCTGGCCGTGCAGGTACAGCAGCAGCAGATGATCCCTGGGGCACCGCCGGTACCAAAGCTGGTAGCGACCCCTGCGGCACCTGCCAAAGCTGCACCTCAACCGGCGGCTCCTCAGAAGCCAGCCCCTCAGGCACCGGCACCCGTCAATGCGGCTGCACCGCCCAAGGGTACCACCATGGCACTGACGGCTCAGAAAGCTCAACAGCTTGCGCAGGAAACGCCTGGGGCTATAAACCTCGCGGAACAGCAGATCGCGCATCGGATGAACAAAATGAGCGCCAATGCGATGTTGGATGTCCGACTCGCCAAGCTGTGGGGACGGCTCCACGGACTGGTCTAACCGATGAGTGAATCGCTCACTCATCACATCACACCCATCACGAGTGCGCTTCAGCGCATTGGTGATGTGTTGCCGTCATCGACCCCTTCGCCGGTAACCACACCTGCCCAACCGACACCCGAGCAGGTCTCATCGGTTGCTGATGCGTTAGAGACGGTCAAGCAGGTTGAGGATCGTCGACAGCACCCACTTTGGGAGCGTGTGCTTCAGCGAGCCCTCCCGAGTGCCGCGGTGGGTGGGTTTGGTATCGGTGCAAAGGCTGGGCTACTTGGGCATGCGGCTGGGAATGATCCTCGGGCAGCCGAAGGGTCTGCTCTCAAAGGGCTAGCGATCGGTGGTGGTATCGGGCTGGGTACAGGTGCATCACTAGAGCTGGCCGACACGGTGCTGGACCCCAAACGATTGATGCGTGCGAAACGTATCCTGCGCGCCGCACCCGCAGGGATCCAACGGCGTCTTGCAGATCCAGAGACTCAGCAGGCAGCCCAACAGTACGAGCAGGTGAAAGACACGCCGGTCCGCTGGGGTGAGCTGGGAGCCCTTCTGGGTGGGACGACAGGTTCGCTCACTGGCGTGATGAACGCCCCGCACGTCACAGGTGAAGCTCCCCTGCCAACCAACCAGCTGGGTATCCAGATGAGTCCATCCCAGCTGCGTTCAGGCGGCAAGATGGGGCTCATTGGCCTAGGGGTTGGGGGTGCGATCGGTGTCCTGAGTGCCCTCCTGTATCGGAACCAGTATCGTAACCGACTGAAGCAGCAGTTGGCTAAACGGGCGTGGGTGCAGAAGACGGCAAGTATCACGACGACCCCCTGGGTCACACTACCCGACGGTACTGACGTCCGGTTGGTCGATGGGGTACAGGTCCGTAACGATGGCCATACCGATTACATCGGTGGCGGTCACCACCTGGTCTACGACTGGATCCCCGAGAATGAGATCTGGATCGACACAGAGGTGCCGGAGCTGGATCGAGCCTTCATTCTCTCGCACGAGCTAACTGAACGCGGACTCATGAGAAGTGGGGTTAGTTACGACGACGCCCATGATGCCGCTAACGCGTTCGAAGGTAAGCTGAGACAGCACGCTAACCACCAGATGAAGACATCCGCTAACAAAACTGAGGAGCCGGTTGGGTGGCCAGAAACCAACGCACCACGAAACCCTCAACCAACCGGTGGCAACCCCCGCAAGGCCTCCAACCGGATTCTCACCAGAGGGCTGGCCGGAGTGCCGACCCGCTACTCGGGCGGCAGGCACGGGGTCGTAAAGGCCGCCGAGCAGGACACCGACGAGACCCCAGATTCCGACCAGTCCAACAGCGACCACCCGCACCTCCGCAGTCGTTCCGAAGTAGTGATATACAGTAAGGACGGGATCATCGGGTTTCGGAAGCCCGGCTACCTATTGATGCCCGGCGGTGGGATCGATGATGGCGAAGAGCCTGAGTTTGCCGCATACCGTGAATCTATCGAAGAGGCCGATCGTAAGCTCCTCCATATCAAACCGATGGGTGTGGTGGAAGCGATATGGCCAGAAGATAAGAAGCTGGTCGATGGGTTTGATGGTGAGCGTACCTACTTCTTCCTGGCTCTAGATGGCGGTTCTCTCGGTACCGAGCATGCGGATAACGAGCCGTTCGCGACCATTCCGTTCAAGGAAGCCAAGAGCTTTCTACGTGGCTGTATGAGCGACCAAGACAACAAGTGGGCCGAGAAGCCTAACCAGACACGTCTTCAGGCGATTGAGGAAGCAGAGAAAGCAGCCAACAATGGATTCACCACAGCGGTCAAACTGGCCCTCGCGGGCGAAAAGCTTGCCGCGACCCATTGGGCCGGTGTCATCTCGTCCCTCAAAGGACCCGCAACTGGACCAATCCAGGACGGTGAAAACCCCAAAGCCGGCGACAATTCCGGTGCCGGTGATGAGGTCCAGCCCGGCGATATCGCCAAGACGGTCAAACCAGAAAAACGTCAAACCGCTGTAACGCCGGTCGATCACGAGGCGGCCCTCCACGGGTATGAACATGCACCACAGGTGCCGTCACCAAACGCTCATGGTGGCAACAATCCGCAGTTAGCCAAGACGGCCGTCGACGATGGTGACCCGGCCGGTTCTCCAGCTGAAGAAGCTTGCCCTATGCTGGCTATGAAGCCGGCCGAAGAGCCAGACGATCAGGGTGACTTTCCGGCTATCCTGTTGGATATGGATTCAACGGTACGGCAGTGGCGCAACGGCCGGTACGACACGCTCGGCGATCAGTTCATCATGCCGAATAGGATCGAAACGCTCGATCCGCTCAAGCAGATGGGCTGTCGGATCATCGGGGTGACCAACCACACCTGCCGTGGTGATCGAGACGATCATTCGAGTCTGACGCCAGACCTGTTGGGTGACCTGCAACGTGAGACGATTGGTCTGATGGGCGGAACACTCGACGACATCTGCTATACTCCGGCACCACATCCGGATGTTCTGAAGCCTGCCCCAACCATGATTGTCCATGTGATGAAGCGGTTTGGACTCGATCCGGCCAAATGCGTCATGGTGGGTGACAACCTGGATCATGATGGTGGGGCGGCCGATGCTGCCGGTATCCCGTTCTGTGAGGCCCAGCACTTCTTCAGCGACCCAGCCCATACGGTTGAAACGGTCCAACAGATGCTTGGCCTGCCCGGTCAGACCAAACAAGCTGATCGTGTCACCACGGCGCCGCGGTCTGAGTACGTGATGTTTGACCCTGAGAATAGGGTCTACGTGGCACCCGATCAGAATCGTCGGTATCGGTTTCCCACCAGTGGGGTCGGAGCCAAGGCTCCGTATGAACCGACCCTTCGGTATCTTCCACCCAATGGGGCGGACGAACCAGGCGTCCACGGGTATGACGTCACACTCAATGTGGGTGACGTGGATCCAGCGGCAGCTCCGCTATTTGAGGGCGGGGTTTGGGCACCTCCTGAGGAAGTGCTCAAGAACATGTATGGATCGATGGGGCTGAAACAGAACGCTGGCTATCGAGATCTCGATCGCGCCCGGGCCCGTGTGATCCTCAACTATCTCAAGCGCAAGCGTAAGGCGCAACCGGTCGTATCAGTGGCGGCGCAACCAGTTCAACCTACGACCGAGCCGTTGGGTATGCCGAAAATCAGTTCGCTTGTCAAGGTCGCGGCCCAAATGGGTGCGCCTGCGAAAAAGAAAAATACGTGGGATAAAGGTGAGCGTCGAGCCCTTATGGGGGCTGGAGCACTCGGGCTGACCGGACTTGGGGCCGTCGGTGCAGGTGAAGTATTTCTAACACCGAAAGATAATGCGGTGCTGAATGAGTTTTCCGAGCAAGCCAGAAAGTGGAATACTGGCGAGGTGGGCTTGGATGAACCGGCCAAGGGTTATGCTATTGAGGGCAGCAAGGCCATGCGGATTCACCCGTTGGGTGTTCCGATGGAGAAGGCCATGCACTGGATTCGAGAGATTCCAGGTGTTCCGCCACAGGCTCGTTGGAATGCGGGTTCGGCTCAGCATTACCATGAATTCGCTAATGGACCGCTCGCTGGCTACCTCCAGCGCATGAAAGAGTACGCCTATCCGAGTGGTGACCCAAATGTCGACTATCCACGAACCCAGATCTTCACAGCCATAAAGACCAAACCCGGAGCATCGGCTCAGTTTGGTGCAGATGATGTGATCCATCCTGATATGGTGGCGTTTAACGCTCAGCCCGGCTACACTGGTAGTGACTCGAATCCTGACCTGTTGGGTAAGAACGTAAAAACGTTCGCAAAAATGCTGGCAAATCTACAGGCCGCTGGAGTGAAACCTGAGAATGTCAGTCACTTCAATCCTGACCGATTTATCACGCAATTGCGTGGCGCGGCAGAAGCTGTAGGTGCATCTGAGGGGCTGAGGGGCGACTACCACACATGGTCACCAGACCAGCAGACCAATGTGCTGAAACATTTGGATCCGTGGCTTTCCAAGCATAACCCCACCACGTATGGGCAGTCACAGCTGATGAATTCAGTCGTGGGGCTTAACGCGCAGAACACCAGTGCGGGTCTCTACAATACGGCTATCCAGACCGGCCAGCACATACGTAACAATCTGATCGGTGGTGGGGCCGTATTGGGGGCTGGCGCAGTAGGGTTACTTGGATACCTTCTGTACAAGCACTACCACAAGAAACCAACCAAGTGAAGCTATTGGAATCCCGACCAGGGATGTTTGGCTCAGTCTGGGTGTTTGATAAACCGGAAGCCAGATGTCTCGCTATCGACCATCAGGTTCAGGGTGGGTCGTTTCTCGACCAGACCGGTAAGCCAGGCCCGGTAGCGGAATCCCTCTACATGAATGGCTGGCTGATGGCTGGGGCCGATAAGCCTAACGGTTCTGGTGTCATGCTCGGATTGGGGTCAGGTGCAGGCCCGATCGCCCTGCTGAGCTGTTTTCCCGGATTTGATCTTACGGTGGTGGAGATCGACCCGGTGGTGATCGATATGTGCCGAAAGCACTTTCACCTCGTGGGGAAGTTTGAAGACGAAGGTCGTCTACGTATTGTCTGTAAATCGAGTAGCGACTATCTGACCGAATCTGAGACCGCCGAATCCCATTGGGATGTCGGGTTCGGAGACGCCTACCAGGGGCGTGAAGCCTGGTCGGTGGAGCGGGAGGAGTTGAGCCAATTGGTCCGACTGTGTGATGTGGTTTGGCTCAACTATATTGGGCGGCGTAAATCGTATGAGTTTCTTAACGTCAAATCGACCGTTCGGCGCGCTGGTGCGGACCTGACCCGAGTCTGGGATTGCCAAGACCATCTACCGCAAACGTCGCCTCGTAACCTCATACTAACCAACTCATCCGTACCAGATGACGTGTTGGATGCGTTTGAACCCTACGAAGCGATTGAGTCCGAACCCGCTGGTAAGGCACGCGCGAGCTACCGACGTATCCTTCAGCACGAAACCGTATTAGGTTCCACGGGCGATTGATCTATCGGAATGGCCCGCTACAGTAGCAGCCGGAGTTACTATGTCTGACGATGGCGCCCAAGCACCCGTTCATCGCATGGCCGACATGTCGATCGCAGTCGCGTCGTCCCGACCAGACCATCTGAAGGCTAAGATGGATCCTCAGCAGGATCAGGTCGTGACCGCTCTGGGCGGGCGGGGTAGTGTGATTCCCCATCTGAGTCGCGGTCAGAAAAGCGCTCCGGTTCTGGTCCAACGGAATTGTGGCGATCCTAATAGTCCACCTTCCGCTCCTGAGATCGCACTCGTCGATGGAACGTCAGCCAGCATGATCAAGCTGGGGCGCAACACGACCGTCACCCGTCCCATGCAGGCTCAGGAGCCCACTTCGCAAGGCCCAGTCCACGTGGGTGGTCCGGCACCCACGGCTCAGCAGCTGGTGTCGGAAGAAGCCGTTCGGGCAGCCCAGCAGATGCTTCAGCAGGCCATGTTGGGTCAGGTCCTACCAGCCTTACAGTTACCACCGGCGACACCGCCATCGCCCTATCAGGCGGCACCGCAGGCACCGGCTCCCTACCAGCCAGCTGTCCAGCCGATGCCGGTACAGACGGTCGGACCATATGTCCCACCACCAGCTCCAGCACCGGTCCAGGTCTACCAGCCTGAGGAACCCAAGATGACTGCGAAACCAAAACTACGACCAGTCACCATCAAGGGCAAACACCTTGGGCAGCTGCGAGTGTTCTGCTTTGACGTCGTGGATGAAGATAACGTTCTGGCACTGATTTTTCCTAACGATGGTACGGTGGCTGTAGTTACACCACCACACGATGTCGAGCAGATACTGGATGTGACGGTTGCGGGCGATACTCCAAAGTCATATCAGGTCGTGTCGTTTGGGCTCGCATACGATTACGCTGGGTACCGGCATGTCGTGCTGGTAAAGGCGGGTTAGGCCTGTTCTGAGCTAATCAGATAACCAGAATAAGGTCTTATGGGACTAGACAGCTTTAGGTCGACCATGCCGGCTATGCGGGAGGCACAACTCCCCTGGCTGGACTACGCCACGATGGCGATGCCGACCTCCCACACCCTCATCCTGTGGTGGGCCCAATATCTCTGGTTAACAGACGGTAACTTTAGGACAGCTTTCCAGCGGGTTGGCAGCCACTTCATCACCTCGATTCAGTTTCCAGATCTTGAGCCAGACGAAGAGTCCCAGTTCAAGGATCTGTTCAACAAGCATCTGAATTACCGGCGAGAACTACAGTCGTGTGCTGATGAGTTCCTCTGCTATGGCAACCTGATTGTTTCGCTCTACATCCCGTTTCAGCGCTTTTTGATTTGTCGTCAATGTGGGTACGAGCAGCCGATTCGACGGGTCCGTTATGGTATTGGGTTCGATACCGAAGGCGTGCACTGGAAGCGCACCGGTGGCGGTTGCCCGATGTGCAAGGATGCACGCGACTATATCTGCAAGGATCGTCGTGACCCGGATATCTCGAAGGTTCGGTTAGAGCGTTACAGCCCGTTTGAAATCGATATCGGGTTCAACCGTCACTCGAAGCGTAAAGAGATCTACTGGCGTATCCCGAACTATGTGCGCGAAGATATTCGTCGTGGTGCACCCATTCATATCGAGGACACGCCGATGTCGGTCCTCGAAGCGGTCGCTTACGATGGGGACGTGAAACTCGATGACGAGTGCGTCCTTCACATGGACGAGCCTATCATCACCGGCATGGATACCCGCGGTTGGGGTGTCCCACGCAGTATCAGCAATTTCCGCATGGCATGGCTGATGCAGACGATCAATCGGGCCGACCAAGCGATCTGTTTGGATTACACGCTCGGTATGCGAATCCTGTCACCGACTCCGGCGCCTGGTCAGGTCCAGGACCCCGTGCAGACCCAGGGTATGGATCGGTTTGTTCGTGCGGTTCGTCGTATCGTCGCCCAGCACCGGGCCGACCCCGCGACCTATCACACCGCCCCCTATCCATTGACCTACCAGTTTGCAGGCGGTGAGGGTGCGACCCTGATTCCGCCAGACAAGCTCAAGTTCCGTCATCAGGAATACCTGAACAGCCTCGGTATCCCGCTCGAATACCATAGCATGACACTATCGGTGCAGGCCGCCCCTATGGCGCTTCAGCTGTTTGAGTCGTGCTGGCAGTCCGTCCCAGCCCTCTACAACCAAATCCTCGCCTGGATGATTAAGGTCTGCGCCCGTAACTTCGATATCGACGAGACCACTGCGATCATGCAGAAGACAACCGTCTCGTACGATGAGGGGCGCAAGCAGATCCTCATGCAGCTCATGAGTGCCAATCAGATCTCGCCCCAGACGGCTCTCGCGGCCATCGGCATCAACGCCGAGGAAGAGGTCAAGAAGGTGTTCCAGCACCAGAAGACGGTTGCGAAGGAGCAGGAGAAGGCCAACGAGCAGCAGCAGGAAGAGCAGGAAATGGGTGCGGCCCAACAGCTTAACCAGGCTCCTGGTAGTCAGGCTCTCCTGTCCCAGCAACAGCAGGCTGGGCAGCCAAACGCCGCAGCGGCGGCCGGCGGGATGGGCGGCATCCCAGGTATGGGGTCGGGTGGTCAGCAGCCGACGACCATCCAGGCGATGGCCGATCAGGCTGACCAGATTGCCCAACAGCTTGTCTCGATGCCGGACTATGACCGTAAGCAACAGCTTCGCCAGATCCGTGAGTCTAACCAGGACCTCCACAGCATGGTGACTGCGAAGATGGACAAGCTGCGCCAACAGGCGGCCTCCCAGGGTCAGCAGCAGGTTTTGGGTCAAGGCCAGCAGGGTGGTCAACCCCAGTAGTCGAGGTAAGGTAAGCGGATAGAGGGCATCATGTCCATTAGTAAGACCTCCGCAGATCCTACCGCACCAGCCGAGGCCCCGGTTCAACCGGCCGTACCCGCACCAGCCCCATCGCTGATGGACAAGGCCAAGGGTGCCTGGAACACGTATGAGCCGAAGGCGGTCAATGCGGTCAAGGGTGCTTGGAATACGTATGAGCCCAAGGCTGTGAATGCCGTAAAGGGTGCCTGGAATACGTATGA